TAAGCTGTAATTTTATGGAATCCACAAAATCAGTAATATTCATAGCATTTTTACAGGTTTCGTTTAAAAAGAAATTAAGATTGAATGCTTTGTTATGTGAATTGGTGTTGATTAGTTAGTATTATTATGTGAATTGTTACTATTCCAGTTTTTACTAAATTCCATTTTTGTATCATTCTGATCTAATATCATTTCCTTCATTTCCTTATGTTATCTTTCATTAACGTCCATTCAATCAAGTTCCGTCGTTTTTATCATTGCTTGTCGTAGTATTTACAATTTTCCGTCATACTTACAGTCCTTTTTGTGTCTCCATAATCCAGTTGCTATTGGTGATAACTCTTTCCACATTTACATTCACATATGGCATTTTTCTTAATTGCCGCACTTTTGGCCATTTCATTTCCGTTGACACGATGTTCCAGACTCTCGTTTTTTGTGTTTATATCGTATTGTCATAATTGCTTTTTTTATAGTCATGTAAATGTCGACGTATTATAGTCAACAATAGTATTCACCAGTGGTGTTTTTGAGCGACTTTTGGCGACATTTCTGTTCCCCATTTGTTTCACTTTGGCTATATATCAGATTTTTATGTTCATTGCTGTTCATATGTGTGATTGTATTGGTTGTGGTGTTCTGACATTGTATATTACAAGCATCACAATAATATTGTTTTTATATCAACGTAAGGCGGACTTAACTATTTAAAGATGCTTTTAACTCATTATAATGCTCTTGCTCTTTGATTCTAGCTTCTGTAGCATCTGTACAATTATATTTTGCTATTTCAACCATATGCCCAATTCTCCCATCCTCCGTTACTCCTTATTACATTTCATAAATTTTTAATTTATTGTTTACCATTGTTACAAGCATATTTTATGTTGAATATTTTCTTGTTGAATAAAATTTGTCGTATGTCCTACATATACATCTCTTCAATGCATGTCATCCTTACAGCAATATTTTATATATTATGGTATTGCGAATAATCTACAATCAGTCTTTTGGCATCTGTATTTTATACTATATTATAAGATTTTCCTAAATATTTATCGCAAAATATCCTATATTAATTAAATCAATATTATTAATTTTGTAAAAAAAAATATGCATAACAAAAATAAAATTTTTCAGTGTCGTTTAATTTGACACCATAAATTTTCATTATCAAGTCAAAATTTTTCGTCAGTAAGGAGTATTTGGGCAAGTCAATTTTGGACATTTTTTTTGTCCATTTTCAGAAAGTTAAAACACTTTTCATTTTTTGAAATCAGTGGATTTCTCTTCATATGTAGGGAAGAAAAAATCGCACTTTTTCAAAAAATCCAAGATTTTCCCTTCATCATGTAGTATTTGGTCTTTAAGTAGTTAAATTAATATATATATATACCAACTTAAAGAACTCAACCATTAATTGTAGTAACCTTAGAAATATTCTTAATAATTTTTTCATTCTTATCTTGGTCTACAGTCATCACTTCTACAACCATCTTATCATATTTATCTGATACTTTTGAAGAAGCATTCTTATATTCTGGATATTTCTCTCGAAACTGTGGAAGTAATCTTATATTTTTATCTGCTACTTTTGTAATTGCTTTCCTCAAGTGGGTTTTATTATCATCTTCTTTATTCCATTCACCTTGATCTTTTACATACATTGTTTCTCTTTTCTTGTCTGTGCAATGTACTGGTCTTTCTGTTTCATCTAAGTTATTTAAGTTTTTCACTATTATTTTTGAAATGCCCTCTACATATCCAAGTTCACCTACTTCCATCAAATCATTAAGCTGTAATTTTATGGAATCTACAAAATCAGTTATATTCATCGCATTTTTACAGGTCTCGTTTAAAAAGAAATTAAGATTGAATGCTTTGTTATGTGAATTGGTGTGAGTATTATTAGTATTATGTGAATTGTTATTATTAGTAATACCATTTTTGACAATTTCTAAAATCATTTCCTTAATTTCCTTATTTTCTTTCATAAGGAAGTCTATTAATTTATCATTTTTATCACTGCTTGTTGAGTTACTTACAGTTTTTTCGTCATTTGTTATACAAACCTTTTTGTGTCTCCATAATCCAGTTCTATCCTTGTATTCTTTTCCACAATTTTCACAGCAAAAAACTCTATTTGCCATTTTTTGCCACTTTTATGTTGCTAAATTGTTGTCATTTGTTGCTTTAATATGTTTAGATGTAGTTAAATGTTTATTCCAGTTATATTTTTTAAAGCAAATATAATGACATTTTTCACAATAGTAATTTGGGTTGCCACTTTTGCCACTTTTTGCCACTAAATTGTTGCTTAATGTTGCCATTTTTTCTATTGAGAAAATATTTTTAAGTTTTTTATAAAAAATATCATAACAAAAATAAAAACTTATGGTTAAAAATGACACCATAAAATTTCATTATCAAGTCAAAATTTTTCGTCAGTAAGGACTTTTTGGACAAGTCAATTTTGGACATTTTTTTTGTCCATTTTCAGAAAGTTAAAACACTTTTCATTTTTTGAAATCAGTGGATTTCTCTTCATATGTAGGGAAGAAAAAATGGCATATTTTCAATAATTTCTTAAAATCCCCTTCATCATGTAGTATTCCGTCTTTAAGTTCATTTAAGAATATATATTATTTTGCCTTCTTTGGCCGACCTCTTGGCTTCTTTTCTTTTACTTCTTCTGTTACCTTATTTGATGCCGGTTTTTAGTTTATCACCTAAAAATTTAACGTCTTCATAATTTATTTTTTCTCTTTTATTTTTATACATTGTAGAAATTCTACCTAAGAATTGTGGAAATTTTACCATTGCTTTCTTATTACATTTTGAAGTGGAATTTATTGTACTTAATGCTACATGAGGCGCAAACTCCCAGTTTGTCATATTTACTTGTGTTTCAAATAAATCCGCATCCGATAAAGCGTGTGATGAATAAGCCAAATTATCTAACCTTTTTACTTCATTATTTATACTTAATATATTATTTATATAATTCTCTTGAACCATTAATGTATGCAAATCATTCGACAACCAATATGTATCATATTTGCTATCTATTGTTTCATCCATCGACAACAATTTTCCGGTTGTTTCAAATATGTTTGAACTTTGAATATTTTTCTTACTTTTACGCATTCCAAATTGTAATGTATTTATTATAAATCTTATGTCACAATTTGATTGTTCATATAATTCTTTTAATTCTTGTTCTTTAATTTTTATTTTTTCAGTTACTACAATCTTGTAGAGTAACCTATACACATCTTGATAACTTGGTTTCGTCATTTTTATATCGAAACAATAATTCAAAATGGGTTTTATTGACTGATCAAACCTGTCATTACATATACAAATAATCGGAATCTTTGTTTCTTTTATACATTCCGTTAAAGATGATATAAACCCATAATCACCACCAGCATCTATTTCACTAACTACTAATACATTTTCTTGTCCATCAAATGTTTTTTTAGTTTTCAAAATAGGTTTAATGACGTTATTCATATAATCTTTATCTCTTTCATCTTCTAACGATAAATTTATAATATTATAATCATGTTTATTTAAAATTAATTCGACCAAAAGTGATTTACCAATACCAGTGAATCCAGATACTAACGCACATTTATTTTTCTTATTTGTTGACTCCCATTCCAATAACCATTTAATAAATGGTTGAATAATATTTTTATTTCCAACAAAATCATCAATCTTTTTTGGTCTATAAATAGTGGTAAACATTGTTATATTATTTGATTATAAAATGTATATATTCTTATAATCAATTTTATTCAAAATTAAATAAACAAAAAAATCATATTTAAATAAACAAATATATAAATATTTATAATCATGATAACATGTAATTTGATGGGGGGATTAGGTAATCAAATATTTCAAATTTTTGCTACAATATCTTATGCTATTAAGAGTAGAAATAAGTTTAAATTTCTAAATGTATCTACATTAGGTACTGGTTCAACTACCATAAGAAATACATTCTGGAATTCATTCTTTAATAGACTAAAACCATTTTTATACGATAATATCCCACAACCTATTCATGTAATTAGAGAGAAAGACTTTACATTTAATGAGTTGCCTATTTATGAAATAAATGATAACGATTGTTTAATTTATGGTTACTTCCAAAGCTATAAATATTTTTATGAAAATTATGAAATGATATGTAGAATTATTGGACTACAAAAAATGAAAGATGAACTTATACAAAAATTGAGTTTAAATGGTGAATACTTAAAAAAATGTGTTAGTATACACTTTAGATTGGGCGATTACAAAAAACTACAACATTTTCATCCATTAGCAACATATGATTATTATATAAATTCGCTTCGTTTTATTCAAAACAAAACCAACGAAACATTTACTGTATTATATTTTTGTGAAGATAATGATATTGATGATGTATTAGAAACTATTAATAAATTAAAAGAAGAAATTTCAGATTATAAATTCATAAGAGGAGGGAATACACTGGAAGACTGGGAACAAATGTTGTTTATGAGTTGTTGTCATCATAATATTATAGCAAATAGTTCATTCAGTTGGTGGGGTGCTTATTTTAATAGTTCGTCAGATAAAATAGTCTGTTATCCATCAGTATGGTTTGGAGAAACAGCTAAAATTAATACAAAAGATCTATGCCCTCCAGAATGGAATAAGATTCTTGTGTAATTAACATCTCTTTAATCTATGAATTTTTAATAAATTTGGAATTTGTATATTATGTACTTTATGTTTAACTGTTATCTGAGGACAATTATAAAATCGTTTATTTTGTGTTCTAATTCTAACCCATAAATCATAATCTTCTGCTCCATTAATTTTAGAATCCCACCAGCATAATTCTTTTCTTACAACGACACTCGAGTTAATAATAGGATTAACTTTTTCGAAATCAAAATTGCTAATATCATTTTTTGGAATAGATGGAACTACACCTGTTCTACCTCCAAACAAAATACAATTCGTTCCAATAACATCATAATTATTTAACCAAACGGATTGAACTTCCAATTTTTGTGGATACCATATATCATCAACATCCAATAAAGCTATGTAATCATAATTACAATATTTAATCAATTCATTTAAAGTATTTGCTTTTCCTTTAATATTATAAAAATCAAATACTCTAATTTTGTCAGAGCGTTCTTCGAGAGCCTTTACAAAATTATAAACTTCAGAGTTTTCATAATGCCCGTTAACACCAATTAAAAGTTCCCATTTATCATATGTTTGTTCTAAAATAGATTGTACAGTTTCATTAATAAATTCAGTTCTATTGTATATAGGCATTAATATGCTAATCATTTATATAGCATATTAATTTAAAATTATTTGGAATATAAACAAATTGTTGATATTATTAATAATTCACCCTAAATCATTTAAATATTAATTAGTAAAATAAATATATGATTGAACAGGAGTATATAATGCTAATTATGAATTGTAAGAAATATTTAAAGAAAGCTCAATTTCAAAAGATGACTTGGTTACAAAAAATACCTTCATATTTAAGATTCTATCATGTTATCGGCGAACCTGAGTTAGATACCAAATATAAATTTGATAATGAAAATAGAATTTTATGGGTTAAAGTGGAAGATGATTATAATTCTTTGCCAAAAAAAGTTATTAGAGCTTATGATGCAGTTTATGAGACATTTGATTTCAAATATTTATATAAAACAGATGATGACCAAATATTAGTTAATGAAAAATTTTTAGACGTAGTAAAGGGAATAACAAGTAGTAGTAAAAAAACTCATTATGGTGGATTTATTGTAGATGTAAAACAAAATTACTTGTCACAATATCATAAAATCCATCCAGAATTACCAGAACATTTACCTATATTTAAAACACAATATTGTAATGGTCGTTTTTATTTTCTCTCAAAACAAGCAATAGACTTTTTAATTAGCAGAAAAGAATTTATTGAAAAGGAATATTTTGAAGACTACGCAATAGGTTTTAATCTAGCACCATATTTTAAACAAAACATAGTTAACATCATAACAAATAAGTTTTTTACTGATATAGAAAATAACGATAACTATCTAAAATGGGTTGAAGAAAGTAAAATTTAATTGTTTATATATATTAATGAATATAAATAAACCTAAAATAGATAGACAAGCAAAAAAAGTAGGATTATTTTGTAATGCGAGAGATGAAAATAACATAAAAGAATGGGCAGCACATCATTTATTAATCGGGTTTGATATAGTGTATATATTTGACCACAAATCTAAAATACCATTAAAAGAAGTTTTTTCAAATTTTGATAAAAGAGTAATAATTTCAAGATTAGATCAAGATAATGGTGGAAATATAAAAGTATTTTTGATGAATAAAGCGATAAATATCGCAAAATCCCTAGAACTAGATTGGTTTATTTATTTAGACGCAGATGAGTTTTTGATTTTAGACAAATCATTTAAAGGTGTAAAACATTTATTAAATAAATATTCATATGGAGATTTAGTTGGAATTAATTGGCTTATATTTGGTTCAAATTTTTTAGTCAAAGAGCCAGATGGTTTAATATTAGAAAATTATAAACGTTCTTCTAAATATTTAGATCAACATATTAAATCATTTGTGAGACCAAGTGAGATTACATTTGCTAATAATCCACATTTTTATTATGTAAGAAATCCATTAAAAATGATAGATATAAATTTTAATATATTAAATAAACCATATTATCACAATAAAATTAATCCAGCATTTTACAATGTTCCTGCGTATGTAGCTCATTACATGTATCAATCAGAAGAAACATATAAAAAAAGAAAGATTGATTTTAAAATCGCAGATGATGGAACTATCCGTCAAAATATAGGAAATGAAATTCATAATACAGGAAATGAAGGAATTAATACACAACCACAAAAATATGTAAATCAAATAAAGGATTTTTTGAAGTTATACAATAAAGACTAAAATTTTGGCATAATATTTAACTTATTTGTAATCAATTTAGTCTGATCTAAATTTAACATAAGATTCCTATAATTAGTTTGCCGTTTTTCAATATCACTCATGTCAGGACGTTGAACTACAGATAAAGGTGTTAATAAATACCATTTATGGGCAATTTGTAAATAACCCCAATATTGGTCTATCGTAAATTGTAATAATCTACTAGGATTTTGTCTTAATAAACTGATTCCCTTTTGATAATTATCTATAAGCGTATCATAATAATGGCTTTTCACCAAATAAGCGGTTGTAGTTTGACAATGAGATACTTTAACACAAAAATCGTCAATTCTTTGATAATCGCCCATATTATTTCCAGCTAATAATAACACATCAAAATCTTTATGATTTTTCAAAAAATTATTTAGACTATTTAAAAATAAAGCCGGGTTTAAAAATGTAACATCGTCTTCTAATATCAATATATGGTCTAAATTATTTTGTTTAGCATAATTAACAAGCATTAGATGACTAAGACTACAACCAAGAGCACCGAATTTATGTGATATAGCTGGGAATCTTTGGGCTTGCCAATTTAATAGTTTCATCTGCTCTTCAATATGTTGTTTTCTGTCGATACGTCTATCTAAATTAATATAAAAAATATTTTTAATGTCACTAGAATTGTTTAAACATTCCATTTTATTAAATAATATATATTTTTAATTTTATTATTTAATACGAATTATATTAAATTTTCAACCAATTCTACTCTAACTTTATCCCGAAAATTACAGCATTATGTGGGTCCATTATGTATGAATTGATTATCACACGTTATGTAGTATAAATAAAATAGTATAATTTCGTAAAAATAACATAAATAAGTTTTTATAAATATATATAATGAAAATAGGATTATTGATACCTTCTACATCAAATGGTCGTAATTGGGAAACATATAAAGATACTTATTTATTTATGTATACCCTTAAAACATTTTTACTAACATATGATAAAGAGTATAACTATATCTTTTATATTGGGATTGATAAAAATGACAAAATATATGATAATATAGAAGAACAAAAACAATTTATACGATTTTGTTCGATTATGAAAAATGTAGACATTCAATTTATTTATATGGACAATATTCCAAAAGGGCATTTAACAATTATGTGGAATAGATTGTTCGATATTGCTTACAAAGAAAATTGTGATTATTTTTTCCAATGTGGTGATGATATTGAATTCAAGACAAAAGGATGGGTAAATGCGTGTATTGATATATTAGTTCAATCAGATAATTTTGGAATGACTGGACCAATTAATAATAATAATCTAATTTTAACGCAAAGTTTTGTTTCTAGAAAACATATGGAATTGTTTGGATATTATTTTCCCGAAGAAATTATCAATTGGTGTTGTGATGATTGGATTAATTTGGTTTATCGTAATTTAAATAAATATTATCCATTAAATCAACATTATTGTGGTAATTTAGGCGGAGAACCAAGATATATCATAAATAATGATGACCAATTTATTGAACAAACAAATTTTAGAAATAATTTGAAAAATTTGCGGGAAGAGTGTGATGTAATTGTTAAAAGGGATATAGAGAGAATCAAAGTGAAACAAAGCAAATAATTACAATATAATATTGTAAAATATAATATACAAAATATTATACCTTATAATAAGCCCTTTTTATAGTGTGTGTTTAAGTAAGTATTATGAATCAGTAATTTACTTATTATATCCCATGAATCTACTAGCAAATATATTTTTATTTTCTTAAATCACTTGGACTTTGAACGTTAAATTGTCGTGTCCATTTACATATTTTATATAGATTTATTATAGATTATTAAAGTATTTATTACGAAAATCATCTAAATCAATAATTTTTTGTTTGGTTTCTTCAATATTTAATATCATATTCAAATATTTTTCACGACTACATAAAAATATATTATCCAAATTATACTTTAAATTTAATATCTTTTTTACATAATTTTTAATAGGTTTATAATGACCCCATTCAAAAATATCTTCCTTTAATTTAAAAGTTTCTTGATTATATGTTATATCAAATTGATTGCTTATTTTTTTTATTATTTGTGTGGCTACATATTCCAGCATATTCATTGTAGGATGATAATTATCCCTGAAAAATGGATATTTACAATGATTTTCTATAAAGAAATCATAAAACTGTATATCAGATTCTTTTTCAATTTGTTGTAATTTTAAAAGACTATTGTTAAAATGATTTAATACTTCGTTATGATTACCATCATTTGTTAAATAACTACAAACATCATTCTTTTTAATGTTTGGGAAAAATGAGACAGTATTGTCTGAAATATAATTTAATTGTTTATAATTTTCAGGTAACCAATAACCTTCAAATCTTACAAATGGTATAACTATTATTAGACATGTATGTTTTAATACTTTTTTTAAATTATTTAAGGTATATTCGTTATATTTCTTAATATTATTAATAATTAATACATCTGCTTTCATAAAATCATTTTTAAAATTAGAAAAATTATCTAACTGTTGGTATGATACTATATAATTAATATTAAATATATTATGAATATTTGTATCTCTTTTAAAAATATTTATATATCTTTCGCCATGACAGTTACTAAATACTACCATATTTTTTGATTTATTATTTTTATAATTATTTTTATAATATTCATATAATTCCACGCAATTTTTACGCATCTCGTTTTCTTTTTCATCACTTATATTTGATAATATGTTTGGTAATTCTTCTAGTTTATTTTCAGGAATTCGAATGATTGATTTATCCCATAATTCGTGTACTGGTAATTCTAATGTATCTGCTAATAATACTGGTATGCTACCTACTGCTAATGACTCCCAAAAACGGATAGAATTTGGTCCAGAACCTGAAGGACATAATGAATATCTAGAATTTAGTAACAATTGATTATATTTCATTGTTCTATCTCTATCTGTATCTGTTTCATTTAATGTGTATTCATTATTTTGTGATTTATTATAGACGACATTATCAAAATGCCAATTACCAATATGATTTACATAACAATTGTCAGGATGTTTCATTTCAAATATTCGTTTTCGTATATTAGTTAAATACCAATTATGATTATATGCGCCTTGAAAACTATATAAAAATAAACGATTCATTGTTAATGGATTATTTTTTGAAAATATATCATTTCTAGAAGGATCTTCTATATTAACTGCATATAAAGGACATGGTTTTAATTGAACATCACTTAATTTATCTTCCAATAATATTTTATGGGGAGTATAAAGCGTATGTATATTTAATGCTTTAAATAATGGAATTAATTGTCGAAATGATATGTGTTGACAACATGTATAATATTGAATACCTTGTTTTATATATGGTTTAATTATATTAAATATAACATTTAAGTTGTATCGTTTATCTATAATAGTTGCCCATGGAAAACCTAAAAATTTTTCTTCATTTTTATTTTGTTCATAAAATGTTTTTTCAGTTATAACTGGATATTGCCAAAAAAGTTTATACTTTTCTATAAGTTCAGTTGTATTAAATATAACAGTCATATATAATTAATTATATATATTTTTTTTAATATGTAAAAATATATAAATATAAAAACAATTAATTATATATTAAATATGAATTTTGAAAATCTATTGGAACCTTTTACTCAAGAACAAAAAATATCATCTTTTTTATACTTCCAAAATTATATATTGGAAAAAATAGACAAAAATGAACCTTTTTTTATAGGACGATTATCAGGAAATGAACCAAATTTATGCGGACGTATTTTAAGTAATAATAACCTACCCAACAATTTAATACATGAAATGTTAAATGCTGCAGGTATTAAATTTTTAAATAATAATGATATAAAACAATACGTAAAAACATATAATAATGCTTGTATTAATTCATCTATTTTATGTATATGGTCTGGAAGTATGTATTCACAAACAAAATCTTATTATGATTTTTTAGATAAAATAAAACCCGACCAACCACGTATTTGCGCTCAATCATTAGAACCATTTTATTTTATGAATAACAATGATTATAATTTTGATAAAGTTTTTATGAATAAAAAAGTACTTATTATTACATCACATAAACAAACTACTGAAAAACAATTAAAAGAAAATAAAAATATATTTAATAAACCTATTTTTCATAATACTACTGAATTTTATGTCTATAAACCAGTTCAACAAAATGGTGGTAATCATGATGAACATTCTTGGATATATCATTTCGAAAATATGAAAAAAGATTTAACAGAAATCAATAAAACGTTTAATTTTGATATCGCCTTAGTTAGTTGTGGGGGATTTGGAATGTTAGTAAGTGATTTTATATTTACAACTTTAAGTAAAAGTGCTATATATGTTGGAGGTGGACTACAATTATATTTTGGAATAATTGGTAATCGTTGGAAATCACATCCAGTTATTTCAAAACTCATAAATGATAAATGGGTAAATGTTTTGGAAGAAGATAAACCAGCTAAATTAAAATTAAATCCTAGATTGTGTGAAAATAGTTGTTATTGGTAAAATATGATGTACTCCATGTGGATAGTATAAAGAATATAATGGAGCACCAATGTCACACTGAAATTTATTTACTGAAATTTGATATAGAATGTGCTGAAATAGAGACACTAAATAAAATATTATATTATAAAACATATCCAACAACCTATGTATTGTTAGAAAAATAATTTACATAAATAAAAACTTAAATATTAAATATAAATTTATATAATATGCAAGTTAATTTGAGACCAGTTTATTGGACGCGGCAATTTAACGGTCAAAGTGCCATCGTGAAGTAGAATTAATTGCGTTTGGAACGGTTCCAATTGTTACACCAGAAGTTACTATTTCGTCTTATATGGAACCATTAATTGAAAATACACATTATATTTTAGTAAAGAGTCCTGAAGAATTAAATAAAAAAATTACAAATATTGATGAAGAACAATGGAACAAAATGTCATTAGCGTGTTATGAATGGTATCAAAGAAACGTCCATAGTAAAAACTGCTGGAAAAATATGATAGAGCATATTTTGTATGCGTAATAAATATAAAAATGTTATATATATATATATATTTATTATAATGGAGAAATTAGGAACCAATTATGGAGGATGGTATGTACCAACAAATATGAATTTAGATGAAAATAGTATAGTATATTCAGGTGGTGTTGGAGAAGACATTTCTTTTGATATATTGCTTCAAAGTAAATATAATTGTAATATTTTACTAATTGACCCAACAAATAAAGCTATAAAGCATTTTGATGAGGTAAAAAAATACTATAATAGCAAACAATTATTTACTGGTGGAATCCAACAAGATTATTATTCAAAAATTGCTAATTTAAAACCAGATTTTAATAAATTTAACTATATGAGTATAGGATTGTGGAACAAAAAGGAGGAGTTAAAATTTTATAAACAGACTAATGATAATTATGTATCACAGTCATTAGTAGCAAATATGTTTGGTTCAAATTATGATATTGTTGAAGTAAATTCAATTAAAAATATTATGGAAGAAAATAATCATACTCATATAGATTTATTAAAATTAGATATAGAAGGTGCCGAAATAGAGACACTAAATCAAATGTTAGATGACAAAATATATCCTACTATGTATTGGTTGAATTTGATTTATTATTGAAAAATAAAGATCCAAACCAAGATACAAATAAATTAATTAATAGAATGGTTAACGATGAAAATTATAAAATATTAAAAAATGATAATCTAAATATAACATTTATTCGTTAAATTAATTTAAATATATTCTAATTATATTTTAAAATATGGATTATACAACAATTACATTTTTTAAAAATCTTACTCCAACATTTTTTACATTCCGTAAATTTTATACTGACTTATGGGATGTAACACAGTTTATATATATATAATAGGTTATACTGATAATAATAATTATAACAATATTTTAGAGAATTATATAAATAAAGTGGGTAATACTAATCAATTATATAAATGTGATTTATTCAATTATTCATATTTTAAAAATATGAGTATTATTATAAATAATGATAATAGAAATGTAAATAATATTTTTATTTTATACGAAACAAATAATTCTACAATAACGAATTTTAATCATATAAAAAATATAACATTTAATTGTATAGTTAATAATTTTATTAGTGATAATAAAAGATATATTTGTGTTGACGATGATGAGTTTTTATTTCATAATAATATAAATAAATTTAAAAAACAAATTGAAACTAAGAAGTACCATAGATTTCATTTTATATAAATTATATGTGATGAAATAACAGATAAATTAGACACTTTAAATTGGTGTTTTCAATCTTGGTTTACACATAGAATGAATGATAAAAATATTGGTTATAATTGTAGTGCTTGTAAAACATTTTTTTTTATGCCAGATCAATTAAAACAAAACAAACCTTGGATTCATTCTAATAATTTTTGTTACAATAATTCTTCTTGTGAAATATTTATGAATACTCCAAATAAAACATTAGATTTATTAAATGTAATGAAAAATACAGGAATTTGTTACCATTTTACAGCATATTCGTTTAATAATTTATGTAAAATAAAATTAAAAAATAGATTTAATTCTGATAAAGAAGGAAACTATAAGGATATTTTAACTAAATATAAAAAAGTAAATGAATATTTTGATAATATAAATGACAATACATTATTAAATTATTTTTGTGATGAAATAATATATTGATATTTTAAATTTTAATATAAAGGCTTTAAATTATAATATAATATAATTATGGATGAAATTCCTGTTATTATTTTTCACTTAGGAAACCAACCATATGTGAAATTATGTTTACAACAAGCTTTAAAATATAATAAAAATGTAATTAATATTAATGAAAGAGATGATATGTTTCCTGAATTAAATGTAAAATGTGTATCCTATAGTAAATATAATAAGAATGCCAAAAAATTTCAACCACTATATAAACATTATTCATCTAATTCACCACAATTGGAGTTAATATGTATTCTTAGATGGATGTATGTATATGAATATATGTATAAACATAAAATAAGTAAAGCATTTATATGTGACAGTGATGTATTGATATATGATAATATATCAAACATTCATAACGAATATTTATCTAATTATGATTATATGCTATGCACTAGTGGTTCAAAAAATATAACAGGTGGACAAAGTATATGGACTATAGATAAATTACAAAAATTTATTCTATTTATAGTTAAATTTTATAAAACTCAAATTAATAATATGGAACAATTTTATAAAACATATAATGAAGCAGGAGGAATTTGTGATATGACATTATTGTATTATTTTTCGCATAATGCTAGTGAATTTGTTGGGTTGCGATTGCCTGATTATCCTTATTTTAAAAATGACTTAACCCAAATCTTTAATAATGAATTTACATTTGATTTACATATGAGAACAAGTGGAAATCATATTTATCCAGAAGATTATGAAATGGATGGAACTAATAAAAATATTAAATTTATAGATAATAAACCATATTGTTATTGTAAACGATTAGACAAGAATATTCGTTTTGTATTATTACATTTTCAAGGTAGTAATAAACGCATAATGCCAAATTTTGTCCGTTTATAATAAAAAATATTTTCCGTTTAATTATATATATATATATTATATTATTAAATATGTATGAAAATATAATTGCTATTCCATTTCGCAATAGAGATAAACATTTAGACTATTTTATCAAAAATACTGTCCCTCTTCTTCAAGAACACTTATCCAATAGTAAGGTAGTTGTTGTAGAACAAAATGAAGGAAAATTATTTAATCGCGGGGCATTATTAAATGTGGCATTCAAAGAATATGAAAATAAAACCAAATACTTTTTTACACACGATGTTGACATAAATCCTACAAAAAAATGTATTGAAGAACATTATATAAAAGAAGTAAATGATAGTGATGTATTGGGTATTTATACATCTTGTTCTAATACATTAGGTGGAATAATAAAAATAAAAGATGGTACTATTCACAAGATAAATGGATTTCCAAATGATGTTTGGGGATGGGGAACTGAAGACAAGGCTCTACAAAATAGAGCCGAATATTACAATATAAAAAAAATAACAAATCTTACCAATAAAGTTCAACATCCACTCTATTTGCTTCGTTTTAATGATGTAAATGATAGAGAAACAAAAAATCACTCACAAAATCATAATAAACATTATACAAAATTTAACACTTTGAATAATGAACAGAAGTTACAAGAAATTATGAGTTCTGGATTAAATAACTTGAAATATACCATACTTGAACGAAAAATGATACATGAATTAGTAGAAATTATTAAGGTAGAAATTTAAAGTTATAAATAAATACTTAAATAAATACTTAAATATATAAAAATAATTAGTTTTATAATGTTACTTTATATTTTTGTCTCTTGTAAATCGGGTATAGAACAATGTTATCCTAGAATAACAAATATGATGAATGAATTAAAAAATAATAATTACATAATTGTTACAGGTGGACACGACGAATATAAGTATTCTAATGATAAACATCTATTAGAAATTAATTGTAATGATTATTATGAAGGGTTACCCGAAAAAGTAATAAAAACATACAAATTTATTTATGAAAGTGGATTATTCAATAATTTTACGCATTTTTGTAAATTAGATGATGATATAGTAATCAGACAAACAATAAATACTTCATTATTAACTGAATACTGTGGAAAAGTAAATAGTAATATGAATGGAAATCGGAAGTGGCATATTAACAGATGTAGTAAAGATAGTTTATTTAATACTAGAGAATATAGCGGACCATATGTTCCATGGTGTTTAGGTGGTTGTGGATACATTATTTCTAGAAATATTTTAAAAATATTGGCAGATGATACAAATTATTATAACGAAATTTATGAAGATTTATATGTTGCTAAAATATTATATGATAAACAAATATATCCTACTAATATATCAAATTTATCAATATATATATATAGTAAGGACCACTCGTAATAATCTATAAAATAAATTACATATATATAATAATATATAAATCTTTATAATATTTATTATATCAATAATTATAACATTAAAAATAGATTGAAATTATTATTTAAATAAAATATAAATTAATATACTATATGCTAATTACAGATATTCCAACATTCTATATAAATTTAGAACATCGAACAGACAGAAATGCGTCTGTATTAAAAGAATTTGCTAAGGTAAATATAGATAAATTAGAAAGATTTAATGCTATTAAAAAAGAAAATGGAGCAATTGGTTGTAGTCTAAGTCACATAAAATGTTTAGAAATGGCAATTAAAAATAATTATGAATATGTATTAATATGTGAAGATGATATAGAAATATTAAATCCAAAACTTTTTGTAGAAAATATAAATAAATTTCTAAATAGCAGTTTACAATGGGATATGGTTTTAATAGCTGGAAATAATATGCTTCCTTATAAATTAGTTAATAATTGTTGTATTCAAATTTTCAATTGTTTAACTACTACTGGTTATATTGTAAAAAAACATTATTACAATACATTATTATCTAACTACAAAGAAGGTGTTTTGCAGCTAATGAAAAATCCAAATGAAAAAGCAAAATATACTATAGATAAATATTGGTTAAAGTTACAACGACAAGACAACTGGTATCTAATTATTCCGCCAACAATAATCCAAAAACCAGATTATAGCGATATAGAAAAAAAAGTGACAAATTTTAAAAATTATATGTTAGATTATAATAAAGTTATCAAAAAATAAATTTTCTCTCAACAAATAATAATGTTAAAAGAAAATTATACAAAAGAAGAAAAGATAGCTATAGCAAAACATATAAAAGATATTAAAATAGAAGACGTAGAAGAAGAAATGAACAAATTGATAAAGATAGGAGAAAAAGCAGAAACAATATCAGAGAGATCAAAAGTAGGAAATGATATAGTAGATTATTTTACATTCTTACAGCGTCTAGAGACAAAAGGCAAATATGATATAAATTATTTTGAGTTTTTAGTTAATTTAGATACATTTAGAGAGAAAAAATTCATTCAAACAATGTTAAAATATTATGAGGATGTTAAAAATAAAAATAAGACGAAACATGAGTATAAAGTTTTAAAAGAAGTCTATAATATATGTATAAGCGCAATAAATATAATGAGGCCGCTAAATTGTATGGAGATTTATACACGTTTTAATGCCAAACGAGTGTTAAATTTTTGCGCAGGTTGGGGTGGTTCAGCGGTAGCAGCAGCAGCATTAAATTTGGAGGCATATTATGGTATAGAAGTAAACAATGATTTAAAAGAACCATACGATGATATGGTAACATATTTGCGCACAAAATCGAACACCGAATTCAGCATCCATATATGCGATGGTGTTGATTTCGATTATTCATCTATTGACTATGACACCATATTTGCGTCACCGCCATATTATTTTATAGAAAAATACGCAAACAATATTGGCTATAAATCGAAAAAAGAAATGGATGATAAATTCTACAACCCTATTTTTTCTAAAAGCTATAACGGGTTAAAAAAAGGAGGACATTTTATTATTAATGTTTGTAAAGAAGTTTATGATAACGTCCTTAAAAACTTATTAGGTGAAGCGCATATAATATTTCCACTAAAAAAATCCAAACGACAAAATAATTACACAGAAATGGTTTATGTTTGGCATAAAATTTAAAATGTGCCACCTAAACGAACTCTTGCGCTTGCTTGTGCTCTTGGCTTAGCACCAATATGACCGGCATATTGTGGAGAAAATTTATTTGGTGGAGGTTTTTGCATATGTACTGGTATTTTTGATATATGTCCATTTTGAATTAAAGGTTGATAAATTGGTGGCTGAGGAGGCATTATATGAGACTGTTGTACTTTGTTATACGATACTTTGTTATATGAAGACTTAGAATTATCTTCATCAGTTTGTCTATTAAAATTATTAAAAGAATCCTCTTCTATTTCTTTTCTTTTATCTTCATCTAATTGTTTTAATAATTCTGGTGGAATCGCGCGACCCATTTTCATCAAATATTTTGCGACATTTTCCCTTTTCTCTCTTGTAGTCGGATAATGTGGAATATTTGTCCAATCTGTTGTATTTACAACATTTTTCTTTGTTTCTTTTATTTTATCTGGATTTATTATTTTTCTTTTAGGTTCTCTTAAATCATAATTATAATATTCTTCTGAACCAAATGGAATATGTGTTAAAAATGTTTTTATGTTAACAAATTTAATTTTAGGACTTTGTACCACAAATATATTATCATTAGGATTCTCTGATTTATCATCAATTGTATAGTTTAATTTTGTTATACTTATTAATCCATCTTGTCCATTATCATATTCACCCCTCCATGGATCTTTTTTGGATATTATTCTTGATATTCCATCAAAAAGTTGTAAAATTTCTGGACTACCAATATTATAAAATATACTTCTATCAATTTTTAATCCAACTTTATCACAACGCTTTTGCAAAACATTATCTTCCATACCCCATCCCCAAAAGCCAGGAAATCCATTTGTTTTTTCAAAGTCAGAACCTTTCATTACGACAATACCACCTAAAGCATATTTAAAACCATAATAATGCTTTACAATTCCATGTGTTGTTTCGTAATCAAATATTTTATTAAATGGAATTGTATCTACATCATTAAAAATAAACGTTATATCTTTATAATGTTCAGGATATTTATTTCTTGCTGCAATAAAACCAATATTTTTTACAGCGCCTCTATTAAAAGTTCTGGCATCACATTGATGAGAAAAAAATATCTCATAATCATCCTTATCTTCTAATAAAAAGCTCATATATTTACAGAAAAAAAATTTATGTTGAACACGATTTCTGTAAGGAACTATAAAAATACGTTTTGGAATCTTAACTTCTTCAGACATTATTATAGTAAACATCAAGTTTTTATTTTTATATTTAAAACTTAATAAATATAAAACTTAACAAATATACAAATTCTAAATTTCTAAATTTCTAAATTACATAACCATTTCTAAATTATATTTTTTTGATATTGCTACCGGTAACATATTTTCATCTTTAATAATTTTTTCAAGTTTTTTGTAACACTTATTAATAGTAACCTCACTCGTTCCGCTCACATTTTTAACATCCTTTTTACTAATATTTAATTTACATAATTGAGCTATAAAATAAACTACTCCTGCTGCTATTGATGGTGGAGTATTTTCAGGCATTATACCTTTTTTTTCAATTTTCATGGAAATAAACAGACACAATTTGGTTAATTCATTATTTACATTCAATTTGCTACAATATCTCTCAATAAACGACTCTGGTTTTGTTTTTCCAAAATTCGTTTTTTCCTTATTATCCATATCTTTTTCTAAATCATTTATTATCAATAAGGCGTTTTTACAACCTTCAGTCGCACTACTAGCATCTAAATTAAATATTTGCGCAATTTCTTTAGCTGATCTGGGATAATTATTAATTCTACATGAAATATAAATAGATGCTGCAATAATTCCGTCGCGATTTACACCTCTAAATCTGTATTCAGATTCTGAAATTTTTTTATGATAAATGATTGCGTCATCAATAATCATTTTGGGAATTCCAGAATTATTAGCCATCGTTGTAATAATTTGAAATTCGTCGTATTGTGTTTTTTCTTTGTGTGGCATAGATTGCCATTCTGAGTATCGTCTTATTTTACGCATTTCATAACTCATTGCTCCAAAGCATAATACTTTACATCCGTAAGATGATTCTTCTAAAAGTGGATTAATCGGCATACCACATCTAGTTGGGTCTGAATTCTGGTTATCATCTGCTCCATAATATCTCCATTCAGCACTTTGATCTATTAAATCTTTATAAATAATACCACATTTATTATTTGTACATGTCAAAAACCCTTCCTCAGAGAATGCTAAATTGGATTCACAACGTTCACAATGTTCTCTATTTCCAGCTCCATAAATACATTCTAAAGGAACCTTTGCTTTTTCAGGATTTTCAATTTCTGAATCAAATATATTCCATAATTCGGACTTATTTATATTTATATTTTTACGTTTTTGGCTTTTATCTTTACTCATCATTCTTATATTATTATTAACCAGATAAATTTTTTAATTCAATTTTATTTATATTTTTATATAGATATTTTTTAAGACTCTATAATATATGGGAAATAGTATTGGAACAACAACTAAAAAAGATGATTCGGATTTCAAAAACTTTTATGAAATTGTTGATTATGTGGCAACTCATTATATTTTAACAATGGATTTTAAGAGTTTAAGAAAACTTTCTGAAAAAGCATATTGTGATAAACTGGTTGTTTTAACTTCTGATATAATTGATAGATACTTTAATGATATGGAAGTTACCTTTTTAGCTCAGAGAATTAAAGATGGTGTTGAGGTTAATAATTTAAAAACTGAAAAAATAAAATTTATTAATCAAGATAATCTTCAAAGTTTAGATGTTTCAAATGATACACAAAAAAGTATTAGGAAAAAGCGTGTGTGTATTGGAATTGCTAAATATTATGTTAAAGTCGCACATGTATTTGCTGCTATTGTTACGACAATTAATCCTGTTTACATGTATAAGGATTCAACAGGACAAAATGTTAAAGCAACACTTCTTGAAAAAGATAAAATTCCTAAAAATGTCAAAAGAAAATTATATAAATTGAATATTTGTGATAATAGAATTAGAGCACTTAAAAGAGGTGAACAAATAGATAACAAATTAGATAGTGTAACAATAAACCCACGTGTTTGTGATATGAATATTAATAAAGAAAATACTCAAAAAACATTAGCCGATGAACCTGGTATTCAAGAGCTAATGCGATTATATTTAGATGATAAGTATGATTATTCAAATGGAACCTTTACTGGTATGTCAGAAGTAACAGAAAAACAATTTCGTAAAGATTTAAAAACATTTTATACAGCATTTACAGGTGAGAAAGAAATGCCTGATACCATAAAAAAATTTAGTGATATTAAATTACGTGACTATAGCAAAAAACCTGGATGTCAACTTCCTAATCCTATTATTAAAAAAAAATATACGCTTGATAAGAATGATAAATTATATATTAGTTACGCTGAAAATATAAAAAAAATGATTCAAAATGCTGCTGATAATCAATACAAATTATTAGAAGTAATCAATGATTTATTTACTCATGTAAATGATCCTTATTCTGGAAAACGTGTCATTAGAATTAATCCTAAATTAACTGATGAGCTTTTACAAAAAAATGTTGTAAAAACAAGAAAATTAATTATTGATTTATATGTTAAATGTGAAACTGATTATTTTAATGGAGTTCAACTTTTTGAAGCAATAGTTGAAAGCAAAATTGTCGAGACAACACAAAAACAAATTGAAAATCTTAAAAAGGAGGCTTCTAAAATAATTTCTCAAACAACAAAATCATCAGAACCTGTAAAACAACCTGCTGTAGTTATTGTCGGAGATGGTATTTCAGCTACTTCATCGTCATCAGCTACAACTACTGATACATCTACAACTACTGATACAACTACACCTACTGATACATCTACAACTAGTGATACAACTACACCTACTGATACAGCTACAACCACAGTTACACCTTCAACCACAACTACAGTTACACCTTCAACAGTTGATGTATCACCACCTAATAGTTATAATGATGTAAAATTAGTCACTTCACAGAATACATAATCCAATATATAACATATAAATAATAATAACACCTTTTAACATTTCAAACATCAATTTTTATATAATGAAAATTATATAAAAATAATTATTTTTGGTATAATTTGGTCTCTTCATAAGAGTAATTTAAAAACTTACAGAACCAAAGAGTTTTCTGGCATTAGTTAAAGCTTGTTTTCTTAAAGACTTTCTGGCTGCTTGAATATCTCCAGTTTTTTTTAAAGTTTTTTGAGCAGCATCAATAGCAGTCGTCCATTTTTTTCCGCTTTTTTTTCCTTTGGAAACTTTTCTAGACATTTTTTTATTCTTTTTAAAACTTCTATTTCGTCTTGTTTTCATTATATATTAATTAAATATTTAATTGTAATTAGTTAAATATTAAATATTAAATATTGTGCTAATTATTTAAGCACGGGCGCGGTGAGCAGAGGCAGCACGGGAAGCGGCAGCGGCGGCAGCACGACTAGCAGCGGCAGCACGGGAAGCAGCAGCGGAAGCAGCACGGCCAGCAGCAGCACTACGGGCAGCAGAGGCACTACGGGAAGCGGAAGCAGCACGGGACGCGGCAGCAGAAGCAGCACGGGAAGCAGCAGCAGCACGGCCAGCGGCAGCAGAAGCACTGCGAGCAGCACTACGAGCACGGCCACGGGCCATTGATCTAGATCTTGAACGGTGAGAACGGTGGTGACGACGAGTATGATGTTTTGCCATTATATAAACTATCAAGAAAATATTTTTGGAACGCTAAAAAATATTATTTCTAAATAATTATTTTAATTTGTCCAAACATTATTGAATGAATTCCACCACATTTTATCTCCCTTAATTACTTTATAAATAGCCCTAAATATTCTGGACCTAGATAATGGAATATTACAACGATATTTGTCTAAAGGATGTGGATTAGTTTTTAATTGTGCTAAAATAGCCTTCTTTGATATTTTTTGCCTAGATTGTAATGCAAAATAAACGAAGAATATCTCAAATGATAATGATTGTATAGGCAAAATGTCTTTATTTTTTTGTTGAAAGTCCCTTAAATATTCTACGCAAATAGCAAAACCCGAAATATCTGCTAAATCTTCACCTATACTTGGCCACGCATCAAATTTTATTCCATCATATAAAGCATACGTTTCATATTGTTTTACTATATTTTCCTGAATTTTCTTAAATTCCTTTTTATCCTTTTCTGTCCACCAATCTTCTAACTCACCATATTTATTATATTTACTGCCAAAATCGTCTAAAGAATGTGATAATTCGTGGGCAATTGTAAAACCAATATGTGCTAAATTATACTCTAAGCCTCTTTGTTCTAAATCTACAAAAGGCTTCTGTATATATCCTAAAGGAACATATATGGAATTTTCTGTTGGAGTATACATGGCATTTACTACATAACTTTGTTTGCTAATAAATTTTGGTGGAATTTGTGACCAATCTATTACTGGTATATTAATCACACTTTTACCTACTAAATCTATAGCTTGTTCATGTCTCCAATGTGACATCTTAACTAAATTTCCCCATGGATCATCAGGTTTATAATCTAATAAGGGATCTGGTATTAATTTTGGTGGTTCAGCTATTTTCATTTTAACATTTTGTAGTTTATCTAAAGCAATTTTTTTTGTTTTAGGTTCCATCCATTTATTTCTTTTAATAATTCTTGTAAAAACTATCTTCAAATCCTCTGCTATCATTTTTACATATTCTATTGCTTGTTCATTTTCGTAATTTTTTATATATTGATTTGTTAAAAATGTATTAAACGTAAACCCCATACCAAATACTGGTTTAATATTTAAATCAATTTCGCTTTCACTTCCTCTTAAAAATTTTCCTTGAAACGCAAAATAATTTAAATGACCTAATTCATTCCATCTACACTGTTGTTTAATATATATATAAATCCAATATGTTCTCCATTTGGGTGTATTCCAATTATCTTTTAATAATTTTGTTCCGCATAGTAAATAATTTACATTTGATGTAACAAAATCTTCCGGTATTTTTTTAAAACCTAATCCTTTACAAAATTCAACCCAGTTAAAACCAAAATTTGTGAGTGCTTCATCTTTTGTTATTAAATTATAACCATCGTCTTCCTCATTTTTTATTAAGTCACAATACATAGCATTCAATAAATCAACTTCACAATCATAAATATCTTTTACATTATATCCATGGTTTGCGCCAAATGCTATCTCAAACAAACTATATAAATAAGCTAAATACTCTATTCTATATTTATTTTTATACTTTTTGTCTTTTTCTGTATCTTCTTCATCATCAAAATATATATTTGTATCCAATAGTGTTACTTGGGGTGGTTCTAGATAACATCTATAAATTTTTGGATTTTTATCATCGGGATTAATCGACCATACAAATGGACAACTCCACGCCGTAATTTCATTTTGATTTGCTCTACCAAGTTTTTCCCATACATTTAAATCTGATTCCATTAATTTATCTAGATAATCAACAAATGTTTTGCTCGCACATCTTGTTTGTTCAATTGTATTAAAAGTTTTAAATGATTTATAAGCATTTTTAATACATATACCTTCTTTTGTTTTTTTTGTTTCTGGAATAGATAAATAGTCATCTATAATTTTTATTAACTCTCTATAAACTTTATCTTGGACTAATCTAAAATCATCTACTTGAATTATATAACTTTGCTGAGCTTCTAAATCTATATTTTTCAACCATCTTTCGTTAATATATGAATAAAAATCATTATTCGGAGTTATTTTTGAGGGATTGACTGCTTTTTTTAAATCTTTTAAAACAGCCTTTTCCAGATTATAATTTGCTGATGTTATATCTATATTATTTTTTTTGAATAAATTCTCTACATCTTTTTCAAATGATTTATAAGTGGTTTTATATTTTTTACAAATTTTATTTATTTGATCCTTGCTTAAGTTAGTTATATCATCTAATGATTTATTATTTTTTCTTGTTTTATTTTTATTTATTAGATTCGTTTTTAGTTTTTTACTCATACATTATTCAAAGATATTAATATACGTTAAACAAATTTGTTTTCTATTTTATTTAATATATCATTATCATAAACTAAATTGCCAGAAGGCTTATATGTTTTTATTGGAGTATATTCTTTCTTTTGTTGTTTAATTGTTTTCCCTTCTGGTTCATTAATTTTTAATAAATAGTCATTGGGATCTGATGGTTCAATTGTTAAATTTTGTTGTCCATCTGTATCATCATCTTCTATTTTTTGTCCATATTCATTTATTTTAACTCCAGTTTTCTTCTTAATCTCTGTTCTAATGTATTGTGGAACCCAATGTATCCATGAAATAAATAATAAATTAGGATGATTATAACGTACATTAAAGCCACTATTTTTTAGCTTATCCATTAAATAAGCTATACAAGCTCCTTGGTCATATCTTGGAACACCTAGTATTGTCTCTGGAACTAAAAACCAACAAAATTGTTCATCTACTTTCTGTCTTGATGTTGTTCTTATTCTTACATGAACACGATTCAATATTTTATTAAATAAAGCTAATTTATTCAAATCTTGTTGTTTTTTCTTTTCATAAAGTTCATCAATATTTATTTTTTCTGAAAAATCTTCAAGTTTGTCAAGTGTAAATATATTTGACATATTTAATTTTATATAATATAAAAATATACAAAATTAAATTAATAAATTAATAAAGTAATAAAGTAATAAATAATGTAGAATTATTTGGAAATACATTTGACTTTTAAGGAAAAATACTTGCTATTGTTTCTTCCTTTTCTTCATTTGTATAATCCTCAAAATTACCAATAAATCCTCTTAATATTAGTCTTGATGTTTGTGTCTTATCGTAATCTTTTACTCCCATATAATCTCTTTTTATAATAGCTTCGACTAATTTTAAAATAGCTCTTTTAAATTTATATAATAAATAATCACAATCTTCTTTTGTTAAATCTGAATATTTGCTTTCTTTTATCGGTTCACCTTTCTCTAATAATTTTTTTATTTTAAAATATTTTGTGTAATAAAATAACTTTTCACTTAACATATCATCTAATGTTGGTGTTATAAATAAAGATGTTGTATCAAAATTATCAATATAAATTGGTGAATAAGAAAGACTATCAAAATATTTCCTAATATCTTCATTAATCTCTTCAAATCCTATATCTGATAATGCTTTAAAAATTTTGCCATCATTATATAATAATTTTGTTATATATTTATTATTATTTTTTGGATTTGTTGGTAAACTAACAAAAATAGTTATTTCTTTAGGAATCATCCATTTAATTAAATAAGCTATATGTTCTGATAAATTTTCCATTTTATCTAAGTCATAACTACTTCTCTCAAACTTATTTGGTATAATCAATATATCTGTATCTTCACTAAAATATTGCCCAATATCAGCTATATCTGTCAAACTTAGTTGTAAAGCACGTCCACCTTTGAAAATAAATAAGTAATCCTGTTTGGTATCATATAATCTATATAAAATCATTCCGTAAAACAACGTTATAAAACAGTTTAATATATTTACATTAACTAATGTTTTTGCTGTCTCTCTATAATTTAAACTCGCTTTTGTAAAATAACCGGGAACAATAGTTTCTAATATTTTACAAATATTTATTTCCTTTTTTGTATCATCTTTATATCTATCTGAATCGTAAATTCTCATAAATCCATCTCTAATTTCTAATAATTCATTTCCGTTTTGAAATATTGGTTTCCAAAATTCAGGAACAATAGTTTTATCATAACCTATTTCATTGTTATCTGGTAACGGATATGGTAAGTTTAATTTATTATTTGATTGTTTTGACTCTTGTATTGGTTTTGTTTCCTGTATTGGTTTTGTTTCCTGTATTGGTTTTGTTTCCTGTATTGGATTTGTTTCCTGTATTGGTTTTGAACCTGACTCAGTTAATATTTTTTGCTCATTTGGGATTAATTCAGCTAATTTATCTCTTGTTTCTTCATCTAATCCTTCTTCATATATATGAAATTTATTTGATTCATCTAACAATATTTTTACATTATTAATTCTTTGTTTGTTTAATTCATTTTTAAAAGGTGAAATTTTAAATCTACTACTTAAATTATTAAAATTACCGCTATTAATATAATACGCATTTAAAATTCTAATTAACTGTTCATCTGTTATTTTTCCAGTTAAATTATCAAAAATTACAATTATCGGCGAAACAAAATCATAAATGGTGACAGGAGTTTTAGCTAAGCTATAAGTTTCTTTATCAACAGGTTTTCCATTTGATGTTATAGGAATTAATGTATTTATAAGCTCATTTTTATTAAACAAATTAATTAGATTATTTACTGCTTGTTTTACATTTTTTCCATTATTTATTTGAATAATTAAATTATTAAAATTACGTCTAAACAATTGTTTTTTATTGTATTCTTCTGACACATCACCACCGCGTTTTATTTTTTTAGTATAATTTCTCTTTTTATTTTTTTTAGTTTTTCTAATATATCTCTTTCTTTTTGTTAAATTCTTTTTTAAATTCTTTTTAAAAACCCTTTTTGTCATATTATATAATGATAAAATATTTATAATGATTTAAAAAATTTGAATTATATTTATTTAGATTATGACGATAAAACACTTAGTTATATCAGGTGGCGGTCCAATTATGTTTCAAATTATATCTGCTATTCAAGAGCTAGAGAGAAAGGAATATTTAAATATGAAAAATATTGAGTCTATTTATGGAACATCCGCTGGTGCCATTGTTGCTGTTATGATTTCACTTAATTTTGATTGGGAAACTATTAATGATTATATTATTAAAAGACCTTGGCAAGATGTTTTTCCTATTAAAGTACAAAATATTTTAGATACTTACACTAAAAAAGGCATTTTTGATATTAAAAATATAGAAAAATGTTTTAAACCACTTTTTGATACAAAAGATATTCCGTTAAATATTACAATGAAAGATTTTTTTACTTTGACTAATATTGATATTCATATGTATAGTTTTGAAATAAATGAATATAAAGTAAAAGATATATCTCATGAAACATTCCCAGACTTACCTATATTAACAGCAATTCAAATGACTTGTGCGTTACCAATTCTAGTAAGACCTGTTTTTATAGATGAAAAATGTTTTATTGATGGAGGTGTTGGTTGTAATTATCCTATTTATTTTTGTGTAAACTCTGGAAAAATAAATGATGAAATTCTCGGTTTCAAAAATAATTATGGAAACGAGAATAGTTCTAAAATTGTAGAGAATTCTACATTACTTGACTATTTATTGAATTTTTTATTTAAATCATTTGATTTTATTCGTGATAATAATAATATAAATATACAAGTCACCATGAAAAACGAAATAATTTTTGATACTACTCATATGAGTTTGAATGAATTAAAAAATTCGCTAACTAAAATAGAAGTTAGACGTGAACTATTTGAAAAAGGTAAACAAACAGCTTATAACTTTTTAGAGAACAGTGTTTAAAAATTTTGTCAATGTTTCTCTCGATGGTTTTGCATCATATTCAATAACTTGACCATCTTTAATCAATTTAACTGTTGGATAACCTTCAACGCTATATTGATTTATTAATTTTTCTACCTCTGTAGTTTCTTCTGAACAATCTACTTCAACAAAAATAACTTGATAACCATTTATTGTTTTATTTTCGTATTCAGATTTTAAATCATTCCATATTGGTTTTGCTGCTTTACAATGTGGACACCAATCAGCATAAAAGAATAATAGTTCTGCTGTGTTACTCGAACTTTCAGTTGGTGGTTCACTATTTGGTTTATATGTTGGATTTAAAGATGGTGTTACGTAATAATAATAACAAATAAATCCAATAACAGCAAATAATATAACTCCACAAATTAATATTAAAGTATTTGAACTCATATTGCTACCTGCTGACATAACTCGTGATAATATACCTGACGATTCAGTATCTAGAGGCGGTAATGAAGATGCGTTTAAATTTATGTACTTAGCCATTTATATATATATATTCTAAAAGAAATTAACATTCACTTTAAACGAATACAATATAAAGATAATTTATAATTATTATTAAAAATGTTATTTAGAACTAATAATGGAAAATTAATTGAAATCAAAAAATATTGTTTTATAAATGACAAGTTATATTATGAAAAATTACTCGACATTAAAAAACCACTTCCTAAATTAGAAAAAGCTTTTTAAAACAAATATTATAAGTAATCCAATAAATAAAGTAAATACATAACTACATACAATATTTATATTTAATTGTAAACTTACCTCATTAGATAAATTTAAATTTGATGCTTGTCTTAAATAATTACTTTGTTGTGTATTTAAATATATAGTGTAAGCCAATAATAATAATATAATAACTCTTATGAAAATTGATGTTATAACAAAACTACTTAGTGGGCTTATAATAAATAATACTATTAAAAAGATAGATGCTGCTGAACAAGTACATGCTCTTTTGGTAGTATCTGTAAAAGTATTTAAACTAAAATGTTCGTTAGAATTCATATACTTTTAATATATATTATTTTATTAAATTATATATATAATGAATAAAACACGTAAAAATAAAAATAAACATAATAAAACAAAAAAGAAATATGTTTTTAATAAAAATGATTACAATGTTGGGGATGGAATGTTAACGTCGGTCTGGGGAGCGGCAATGTGGCATTATCTTCATACTATGAGCTTTAATTATCCAGTTAATCCAACTAATGAAAATAAAAAACATTATAAAGATTTTATATATAATTTAAGGAATGTATTGCCATGTAAGCATTGTAGAATAAATTTGACAAATAACCTAAAGAATAAACCATTATTAATGTGCTATATGAAAAATAGAGCAACATTTTCTAAATATGTTTACGAATTACATGAATTAGTCAATAAAATGTTAGGTAAAAAATCACATTTAACATATTGTGATGTTAGAGATAGATATGAACATTTTAGGTCTAGATGTACAGAAGAGAAATCCAAAATTTTTACATTTAAACGAACTAAAACAATAAAAAAAAAGGAAAAAGGATGTACTGAGCCATTATATGGAAAAAAATCTAAGTGTGTGATTAATATTGTTCCACAAGAAGATAAAAGTGCTACATTTCAAATGGATAAAAAATGTATTAAATCCAAAAAATAAAAAATGAATATAGATGAAATAAGTAAAAAATTAAATTATTTATTAAATTACAAATTAAATAATCTAATTTAACCTCCAAATGTAGAGAAATCATTTAATACAGGAGCAGGTAAGTATTCATTATTAATAGCATTATAGTTAGGAACCTTTTTACAATCAAATGCTGGCTCAGGGCATCTTGCGCAAGGAGGACAAGCTGGGCAAGGTTCTTGTCTGGGACAAGCAGCAGATGTTGGACAGGCTGGGCAAACTGGAGGAACAACTTGAGATTTTAAGATATACAAGTCTTCTTGTCCTGGAGGAATTTGACTTCTAGGGATTCCATTGGATACACTGTTATACCCGTCATCCGAAGTAGTTCCAACAGCGGTATTTCCAGCAGGACCTTGAGCATAATAAGCAGTATTTCCAGCAGGACCAGTTACAGAACCAGCAGTTCCTCCATAAGGTCCATAATATTGATTGCTGGAGGAACCATAATTATTAGAAGTAGTTCCAACAGCAGTGTTTCCAGCAGGTCCTTGAGCATAATAAGCAGTGTTTCCAGCAGGACCAGTTACAGAACCCGCAGTTCCACCATAAGGTCCATAATATTGATTACTTGAGTATTCATAATTATTGGAAGTAGTTCCAACAGCAGTATTCCCAGCAGGACCTTGAGCATAATAAGCAGTATTTCCATCAGGACCAGTTACAGAACCCGCAGTTCCACCATAAGGTCCTTGAATCTGAGTTCCTGTGCTGCCATAATATTGTGTAGATGTAACTGTATTTTGGCTTCCAGAAGTGTTATATATATAAGTTCCAGATGAAGTAGTTACTTGAATGGCTTGCTGTCCATCATTAGTAGTAATAACGGTAGCAGTTTCACCATATGGGCCATAATAAGTTGTAGCACTACCATTATTTCCAGAATAATTTGTATAGTTTTCAACACTAGACGATGAAGAATCTGTAGATGATTGTTGTGGTGTAAATGTTATTGGTGTGGTTGAACCAGGTAATGTTATTTGTAATGATTGTGTTCCATCACTATTTGTTACGACTACAGCAGTAGTTCCGTTTTGTCCATAAAATGTCGAACCACTTGATAATTGCGTTGAAGTACCGGCATAATGATTATAGTTATCATATTGGCTTCCAGAACCAGTTGATGCTCCTGAATATGATTGTGTACCATTACCATTACCATTACCAGTAAAATTAAAACTACCTGAAAAATTACCTGTTAATCCCTCTTTTACATAATTGCCTCCTAAAAAAGAACATAGAACAAGACCCAACAATAAAATTAAGAATAGAAATAATGCTTCAGTATTCATTGTATAATTTATATAGTGAAAAAATTTAAATAAAATTGATAAGAATTTAATATATTATAATTTTAATATATTAAAATGAATACTCACTATGAACCAGCAGAAATAATTGATAATTCTTCAGATGAAGAGGAATATGTTATTCAACCAAAGGTAGATTCGCTTCAAAAATCTAAAAAAAAAGTTGTAAAGGAAAAATCAAAAAATATATTGAAAAAATGTTATAACGAAGATGAAAATGTATTTGAAATTGGTGTAGATGAAGTTGGGAGAGGACCTCTTTTAGGAAGAGTATATACAGCAGCAGTAATTTTACCTAAAGATGATTCTTTTGATTGTTCAAAAGTTAAAGACAGTAAAAAATTTCATTCAAAAAAGAAAATCGAAGAAGCAGCTGAATATATTAAGCAATATGCTTTGGCTTGGCATATAAGTTATGAAGACGAGAAAAAAATAGATGAAATAAATATTTTACAGGCGACACAATTATCAATGCACAATTCAATCAATGAAATTCGAAAAAAATATAATAAATTAATGAAGGAAAAAAATCAACTTGAGAGAACTGATTTCAATTATACCTTGTTAATTGATGGAAATTACTTTAATCCAATTACGTCATTTAATAAAGAAACAAACAAAATAGAATCCATACCGCATACTACAATTAAAGGTGGAGATAATAAATTTGCTTCAATTGCGGCTGCTTCTATCTTAGCAAAAGTTGAGCGTGATAATTATATTGACAATTTATGCGAACAAAATCCTGAATTAATAGAACATTATGGTATTAATTCAAATAAAGGTTACGGTGCCAAGAAACACATGAATGGAATAAAAGAAAATGGTATTACAATTTGGCACAGACGTAGTTTTGCGCCATGTAAAAATTATATTTAGATTTAATAAATAATAAAATATAAAATTGATTTTTTAATTATATAGATAATACATATTAAATCATTCAAATAACAACTTAAAATCAAAATAAACAATTTTAATAATGAAAATTTTAGTATTTGATACAGAAACTACAGGGCTTCCAAAAACTAAATTTATTAGCCCTTCTACTTTAGATCAATGGCCCTATATTGTTCAATTTAGTTTTATAATTTATGACTCATCATTGAATGATATTGTCGAATCAAAAGATGATATAATCAAACTTCCAAAAAATACTTTAATACCAGAAGAATCTACAAAAATTCATAACATTACAAATGAATTATCACAAAAGTCGGGTTTACAGATTAATGAAATTTTAAATGTATTCTTTGATCATTTAAGGAATGTAGATAGATTGGTTGGACATAATATTGAATTTGATTTAAATATGATTAAAGTAGAAATATCAAGAATTATAAATGAAAACCAGGTTACATCAGAACAACTGAAATCATATAAATATAATCTACATTTCTTAAATAATTATAAAAATATTTCATGTACTTTAAAAGATTCGATAAAATTTTGTAACATTCAAGTAATTAATAAAAGTGGAAAACCATATTTAAAATATCCAAAATTAATTGAACTACACAATAAGTTGTTTAATGAAACACCAAACAATTTACATAACTCGTTTAATGATATATTAGTTACATTAAGATGTTTTATGAAATTAAAATATGATATTGATTTGATTGATAATTGTATGACATTTAAGAAATATTCTGAACAAATATACCATTAAATTAGGTTAGATTCAATAAATTTTTATTTTTTATTAACTTTTCATAAATAAAAAATAAAAATATAAATAAAAATATTACAGATTTTTTAACATAAGTTATGATTTTATGATTTTATCTCCACATAAAGTACAAATTTTACTTACCTTATATTTATTCAATAAATCTTGACACATTTTACAAGGCTTTGCTTGTACTATTTTTCCGTCATTTAATCTAACTATAACTATTTTACTTGAAGGTAATAGGTTTTTATTTCTTACATTCATTATAGCATTTCTTTCTGCGTGATTACTATATTTATAAGCCTCGTAAAAGGTATTAGTTGTTATTGTTGAATATGAGCTAACACAGTTATATCCAACACCTATTATTTTGTTTCTGTGAATTATCATAGCAGCATACTTTGCTCTCTGATTACTCTTCATTGTCAACAAAAACATTTTTTCACTTATATTCATATTGTATTAAATTAATAACAATAGTGTTTGGAATTATTAAATTACTATAGTTTTAATTCATTTTTTTTAATAAATAATAAAAATTAATTATCTACTATCTACTATCAAAATTGGTAAGACATATTAATATTTTTATATTTTTTATATTTTTTTATATTTTTTATATTTTAAGCCGAACACATCTCACAAATTTCATCATGTTCTTCAACTTGTTCTTGTTGTTCCGGTTCAATTGTAAATTGCTGTGCTTGATGCTTTGCTTTTCTTCTTAGATAATAAATTCCTGTTTTTAGTCCTTTCTTCCAAGAATAGAAATGCATAGAAGTAAGACTGTTATATGTAGGGTCCTCAACCCATAAGTTTAAACTCTGACTTTGACAAATATAAGCACCTCTATCAGCGGCCATATCTATAACATGTTTCATAGGAATTTCCCATACGATTTTGTATTTATTTCTTATATGTTCTGATAACATTGTTAATTGCTGAATAGAACCTTTATTCGCAATAATATTATTTTTAATTTGTTCATCCCAATGACCTAAGTTAATAAGTTCTTTCATCAAATATTTATTCACGACTACAAATTCACCTGCCAGAGTACGACGACTATATAAATTACTAGTAAATGGTTCAAAACATTCGTTAAAACCTAAAATTTGTGATGTTGATGCTGTTGGCATTGGTGCTACCAATAAAGAATTTCTAATACCATGAGTTTTTATAGATTCTTTGAGTGAAGACCAATCGTAACGTTCCGATGGCGTGGTAGACCACATATCAAACTGAAGAATGCCTTGAGAAGCAGGCGAACCCTTAAATGAACTATATGCGCCTAAGTAACTATTCTGAATATAATTTGGATTACCTTTTACAATAGCATCATATTCATATTCATTTAATAATTCCAATACATCAAAACGAGAATGAGATTTTTGTAATATTTCATTTTTTCTGTCAATTGCTATTTCATTACTTCTCTCTAAAGCAGCATGATATATAGTTTCAAAAATTAGTTTGTTTACCTCTTTTGCCTGATCTGAATGAAATGAAATATCCATTAAAATAAAAGCATCTGCCAGTCCTTGAACCCCAATACCAATTGGTCGATGTTTCATATTACTCCTCTTTGTTTTTTCGGTAGGATAGTAATTGATATCAATGACACGATTAAGATTATATGTAATAATCTTAGTTACAACATGAAGCTTAGCATAATTAAATTCTTTAGTGGTTTGGTTAACAAATGTTGGTAAAGCAATAGATGCCAAATTACATACAGCAGTCTCTTTATCGTCTGAGTATTCAACAATTTCGGTACATTGTCCAGTTATAATTCCATTAAAAATTCCCATATGTCTTTTCGGTTCTGTAAAACAATATGTATCATCAATTCGATTGTTATTTTCTATTTTAAGAATCTTAACAAATTGGTTTGCATTTCGTGCTGGTTTATTTCCAATAATTTTTAATCTTTTTGGTGAAAATCCCAATTGAACTAAGTCATACAAGTCGCAAGAAGTAACTAATAATCTATATATTGGCTTAACATCATAATATTTATAACCTCCCTTTCCATCTGGTAAATAGCTTTTTTCGCGTTTTTTAGATAATTTAATTTTGGGATTTATTCCACATGTTTGTAAAAATAATTTAATAGATTTTAAGAATTCATAATTTATACATGAAATCTGTAGCTGTTCATTATCTCCATTTCTAGATATAGTACCATCAGCATCACAATAGCCAGCAAACCAATCTAATTTATCTTTTATAGAACAATTGTAAGAAGGTATATTAAATTTTTCTTCAATATCTAATGGTAGTTGTAAAACTATTCGTCCATAGTTTTCAGAAAAGGTTCTATAATTCATGTACTGAATTAATTCTTTTTTATCTCCATACAAATAAGACATTGGTTTCTTACAATATGATTTTGCTTGACAACACATATTTTCATCTAAATTTATATTATTATTCAGCAAAAAATCGTCAGTTTCATAATCAATATGTCTTTTACAGAAAAAATGTCCGCTAATTGCTTTAAATTTACATTCTTGTTCTGGATTAACTGATATGTTAGAATATGTACCATCTCCGCAAAAAAAACCATGGGTATAAGGATATAAAAATTTGTCATTTCCATCTATAACAGGAAAAGAACATTTTATTAACTTGTCATTTGGTTTTAAATCTTTTGCTTCAACTTGTTTAATTGATTTTTCAGAATAATTTTCTTGAATGTAAAACTTATGATATGGAGTACAAGTTAATTTAGAACCATCATCTGTTAGAACGTCTATAAGGTCTTGGTCTTCACCTGTTTTTATTATTTTTACCTTTGAAAATTCTTCGCCATTCCATACTTCAACTTCTTTATCTACAAGTGTTTGAATTTCTACATGACCACTTAGAGTTAAAATATTTGTCTCAGGTGCAACACATAAATTTGACGACTTAATAGTGCCAAGGTTTTGTTGATTTGATTTAGAATTAGCGGCATCTTTATAAAGCAAATATGGTGTGCCTGTTTCCATTTGAGCATCTAAGACTTTAAACCATAATTCTCTTGCATCAATTGACTTTCTAATTTTTCCTTCAGATTCATATTTTTCGTATAGCTCAACAAATTTATCCCCATAAACATCACTTAATCCAGGACACTCATCTGGACACATTAGCGACCATTTTTTATTATGTTTTACTCTCTCCATAAATAAATCAGAAATCCATAAAGCATAGAACAGATCACGAGCTTTCATTTCTTCGTCACCATGGTTTTTTCTCATTTCTAAAAAATCTTCAATATCAGCATGCCATGGTTCTAAATAAATAGCGAACGAACCATTTCTCTTACCTGATTGGTTTACATATCGAGCAGTATTATTAAATACACGTAGCATTGGTACTAGTCCATCAGTTTTTCCATTAGTTCCTCTAATGTGAGAATTTTTTGCTCTAATGTTATGAATATGTAGACCGATTCCACCTGAATATTTTGAAATCAAAGCTGTTTCCTTTAATGTATTATATATGCCATCAATACTATCATCTTCCATTCCAATCAAATAACAACTTGATAATTGTTGTCTAGGAGTGCCGGCGTTAAATAATGTTGGTGTAGCATGAGTGAAGTATTTTTGTGACATTAAATTGTATGTTTCTTTAACAAGATTTAACGCATTTGAGTTATCCTTTATTCCATGAATTCCTATTGCTACACGCAACCACATATATTGTGGTCTTTCAACAATCTTATTTCCTATTTTAAATAAATATGCTCTCTCTAATGTTTTGAATCCGAAATAATCTATAAGATAATCTCTATCGTGAACAATCATTTCATTTAATACATCTTTATGTTCTTGAACAAACTCCCAGAGAGATTCTGAAACTAATGGCCTATTTATACCATGTATATCTTTAAACTCGTATAATTCTGTCATCACATTTGTAAAAAGAGGGTCTGTATTTTTTTGATGATTTGAAACTACTATTCTTCCTGCTAAAGATGCGTAATCTGGATGGCTTGTTGACATTACTGCACATTGTTCGGCTGCTAATTCGTCAATTTTAGATGTTGGTATCTTATCGTATAATTGTTCTACAACTTTCATGACAAGGGACTGATAATTTACACGTATTCCAGCTTCTTGACCTAATTTTCTAATTCGATTTAAAATTTTATCAAATAATAAATCTTCAAACTCACCATTTCGTTTAATTACGTGCATCTCAGTTGTATTTTCCATATTTATTATATAAGTTGAATCTTTAGTTTTATATAATTTTTTAAAAATAATATATATATAATATAAATGACATCCAAAGTTGTTGGAGAAGGAACATATGGTTGCGTGTTAAAACCACCTTTAAAATGTGTTACCAATACAAAGACTAAACATCTGGATTATAATGATAAAGTATCCAAAATTATGGTGGATAGAGACGCAAAGAATGAAGAAAAGGAATATAATAATATAAATAATATTAAAGGATTAGATAAATATGCTATAACCGCACCAATTTACTGTAAACCTTTAGAGAATACAGTTTTTGACGATAGTGTTAAAAATTGTACAAATGAAAGAGTACAACGAGCATTTCGTAAAAAAAATAATTCCCTAAGTATGTTATTATTACAAGATGGTGGTATTAATATAAAAGATTTTATGAGGAATGTTTTTCCAAAACAAACACTAAATGAAAGAAAAATTTTTTTAACATCTTTAATAAATTTATTTGATGGATTATTGTTTTTTCAATCTAATAATATTATTCATCGTGATATAAAGCTACTAAATATAGTTTATAATGTAAATAATGGAAAAACAAAATATATAGATTTTGGTTTAATGATAAAATCACAAAGATTAAGACAAAAAACTAAAAATAATATTGAAGATTTTGCAGTTAGTTGGAATTATTTTCCACCAGAAAACAGTTGTACAAATAAAATAAAATTTGATGATACAAGCATTAGGAAATGTTTCGCGTTAAAAAGATATTTTAAAACACATAAGAAATTTATGGATTTTGTTATTAAAACATTTGATTTATTTTCTTTATCTTTAGCACTTAGAGGGTTAGATTATTATTTTATTGATGCTGGAATGAATGTAGGCTTTATTGACGAATTTAAAAATCTATTTTTTAGTTATAGTGTGCTTAATCCAGCAATTAGAAAAATTAACATACATGATCTTAAACGTGATTATATTATACTTTTAAAAAAATATAACTATTATTTAAAGGAAACACCAGACCCATCACCATTGGTAGAAAAAATTGTTGAAAAATTAGAGAAAAAAGAATTAAAAAAAGCAGATGAAAAAGAATGTCCACCAAATAAACCTGTTTTAAATCCAAAAACGAATAGATGTGTATTAAAATGTAAACCAGGATTTATAAGAGATAAAAACTTTAGATGTGCCAAAACAAAGGTTATTCGTAAAAATAAAAGTATTTCATCTAATAACAAATCCAGAAAAAAATTATCTATTCAACAAATTACATCAATAGAAAAAGAGAAACATTGTAAATCTTTAAACAAAGATTATAATATCAAAACAAGAAGATGTAATAAAAAATGTAAAAAGGAACAAATAAGAGATAAAAATTTTAAATGTGTATCTTTGAAGAATTATGATCGAAAATAATATTTAACACCTATTGCCATTTACACTTCGAATTTTATATAATAGTAAAAGTTGTATAGGTATTTTCTTTTTGTCGGTGTAACAATTATATTATATTATATTATATGTCTAATATTATTGTTCAGATTACACTTTCTATAAGTGGTCACGCAAAAAATGTGGAAAAAACAGATATTCAACCAGTACCTCAAAAAGATTTATCTGTTTCGTTAACTTATCAACCAGAGCCCAACACTGAAGTTTGGATTCTTGGATTGAAAAATGCGGGTTTTTGTTCTTTAGGAAACTATGAATCAGAAAAAGAAATGGATGATATGTTAAAGAAATATGACTTAAAAGAAGATCACAAGATTTTTTTAAAGCATTTAAATAAAACTGCTTCTGACTTGACAAAAGAGGTGGTGGAATCAAACAGGACAATACCGTTTACTAGATCTGATCAAATGAGCAAGAAAAAAATCCAAGAAAAGGGTGACAGTTGGGCCTATTTCCAACAAACTGGGCAAATCACAAATAAAATATTTGGTGGTGAACCCGACGAAAAACGCAAAAGATACATCCCTGTCATTCCTAATGGTCCAACCATTAAAATATATTCTGTTAAATTAATAAAAAATACCCCCGTTCCGGGGGACAGTGGTGCTGCTGCTCAGCCACCCATACCTGGAGCTGCTCCTTGGTTGGTTGGGAACAGTGCTGCCAGTGGTGCTATTGAAGTCGACGATGAAGGTGCTGGTGCTGGCAGCTTGGGGGACAGTATTGACGATATCACGACCAAAATGGGCAGTATGTCCCTATTGAAACCAACAGATAATTTAACTATTTGCCAATCAATGGGGAACAGTATAAAACAGTTTGACCGCCCAATAAGATTAAATGAGCTTATTAACTATGTAAAAAATACTATTATTCACGGTAATTTTATAAATAATTATTTAGAATTTTTTCATATTATGCAGGTATTGATTAAAGATAAAGAAATTAATTGGAATTTTCAAATATACGACGAAACATGCAATCATACGAGTAACAAACCAGAAGTGCCCAGGGATGACACTAAGGATCCTGTGCCGGCAAAAGTGCTTAAAAACGGTGGAAAAAATAGTAATAATAGTTTCGAAATATCAAGACCTAACAAAGGTAACAGTAAAAAACACATTAAAAAACACAATAAAAAACACACTAAAAAACACACTAAAAAACACAGTAAAAAACACAGTAAAAAATCATTATTATAGGAAATTCTATAATATCTTCGTTATTTTGAAACTAACTTATCTTCTGCATGTGATTTTGTGACGTTTTTGTATACATTTTTTATTTGAAATGCGTTTATATTTTCGTGATTTTTTAATGTTTCTCGTAGAAGGACGTTTTTTCTACCTAAAGGTGGTTTTGTACATTTTATTTTGTTATTATCTATTGTATTATTAATCTTATTTGTATACTTGTCGGTCTTAATGTTCGCATAAAAAATATGTAATTTAGCAATTTCAAATAATTTTGATTTATCAATTTATATATATATATATATTATATATAAATGAAACAAATAGTTTTTTTACTGTTATTAATAATATTAGCTCTTGGATTGCCATTAGTATTCAATTTTTCAAATATATATGAAGGATATTCTAATTATACTTTAGTTCAATCTACTGGTAAATTTCCTGATGCTCAAACTAAAGTATTAGTTCAGGACACTTATCCACAAATTGGTAAAAACCAAATATCTAATGATAATGCGAGTAATATTTGGTGGCATTATCCTACTTTTGGTTTAGGTTCATATTCTCAAATTACAAATAATATAAGATATCCAAATAATCCTGATGTTGGAAGATGTACACCAGCATCTATGTGTGGTGCTTTATATCATGACAAATTTTTGGGTGATAATTCTGTAAAACAATTACCTCCTGTAAATTCTAATTGTGGAACAAGAGTAGGGTACTTTACAACTGATGAACGAGTTATTACAAGTTTACCGTATAGAACTGATATGCAAAATATTTTATACTAAGTATCTATCTTAATTACTTTCAATAGACATATTTCTTCTTTATTAGAATCTACATAAGATTTTGTAGCTTGTTCTTTTCTTTGTTTTCTAACAGGAGCTCTATGTTCATAACCAGATATTCTTTCTTGTTCTATAGTTTTCCATACTGTTTCTAATTGTCCAACATTGTTTTTAAACCAATCTGTATTTCTTAAAACCAATACACAACTTAATTTCTCAAGTTTCCAATAAATAAATTTTAGAAATATGTAATTATATGGTTTTGATTCATATTTTTGAACAATCTTTTCTTCCCAGTTAACTACATCATCTGGTGTCCATAAATTCAATGGCATATATTCATAATGTGGTGCTCCTTCACTTGTATGAAAATGAACAATAATGCCTTTATAGCTTCCATCTTTTGTAGTTACATAACTATTAAATTCCTCACCGTTAAATGTTGCTATTGTTGAGTCATTTATGTAGCTTTGATAATCAGAATATTCAATAAATTTTGTTTCTAAGAAATCACATTCATCAAGATCACATACTTCCATTTGTAGTTGCATTTGAACCCAATATTCCTTTTTTGGAATACCATTTATTTCGCGATTAACAATATTCTTAATTTCAAGCATACGACCATAACGTCCAGTATTTGATTGAATGATAATTCCATCAGGAGATGCGCCAATAAATTTACATACAGGATGTTGAATACATCCAAAGTCTTCTACTTTTGAATTATACATATTTTCATAAATCATAACAGATAATGGTTCATATTTTTGTCCCCAATGTAATGTTGTATTTGTATTTACCATTTTAACTTCTTCAACTACAGTTTCACTTGTGTAGTCCTTTAAAGGCTGACATTTTTCATAAATTAGTTGATTAATTGTACTTTGAGTTCCAAAAGCCTTCCAAGCATTACTAGCAGTAATTAAATTCCAACGAAATTTATACCATTCTGGACTTCTTTGTACAGGTTGTGGTATATCCCTTAAATATTGTATTTTTTGCTCGATAATATTCATTTCTTCTTCATCAGCTTCATAAACATCTTCATCATCATTAGTTTTTAAAGAACGTTCTGGATGAAAAGTTGTTACGTAAATATTAAACGCGTCTTCGAGTAATTCATTCATATCATCTTCTATATATTCGCTATCTAGAATATGATCTTCCATTTGAACATAAAAAAAGTCCTTTATTTCTTCTAATAAAATATCATGAAAATTTGGTTCTGTTATTGCTGTAGGATTAACTGTCATGAATTCTTCCATAAGATGTAAAGCAGTTTCAACAAGTTCAATAGCATATTCATCATTAAAAATACTAGGTTCATCTTCAAACACTAATGTATCCATTATGTCTTCCAATGGTTCCAAATCAAACAAAGTCATCATTATTACTACTATATATTATTTAAATCTTTTTAATATAATTACTTTAAATTAAAACTAATTTTCAACATCTTCTTCCGAATCAGAATTATACTTTGTTAAAACTTCCTTTTTTCTTATAGTTCCTTGACCCTTCTTAGGAGCTAAAGATTTTAGTGTTGAAACACGTTTATCTATATTTTTAAGAGTAAAATGTTTATTAGATTTGACATAACATAAAGCAGGAATTTCTTTTATTGTTCCGTTTTCTTTATCATATATAACATCTTTGACTCTATGTAATTTTTTTCTATCAATACAATCTTTCAGAAATACAAATAAATTGTCGCTTTCTTCATCATTTAAATGTTTTTGTTGTTTATAAACTTCAACATATTCTTGTATTTTTTTTGTTTTTATGGTCCTATTTAATTTAGACCAAGGTTCATTACTATTACTATTCTTTTCATTTTCTAAAAATTTATCTAAATTAGACAATTCATCGGAAGATGTAGTTTTAGTTTCTTGTATAGAAACACCATTTAACAACAATGTTTTATATTTTAAATTTTTAAGCTCTTGACATTCAGATTCCATCTATACTATAATATAGTAAATTGAGTTTAACTTAGTTTTGTTAAATATATATTTAATGATGTATATTTATATCCTTTTGGAAATTTATATAAATTTAGGAATATGTATTCCATTCGAATTATTTAATAGAAACAATATATTATAAATATTTTATATATGGAGACAAAAAGTATTATGATTAAAGCTGTTAATACACGCGTTAAAAATCCATTGATAGAACCGCGTAAAACTGAGAAAAATAAAAAACGTGTGGCTTCTGAAAAATGGACTTTTACAACTGATGATTATTCTCATGATAATCAGTTAAATAATATTAAAAAATTAATTGAAAATAAACATAAATTTACCGATCAAACAACAAAAATATATTTACAGCAAATTAATAAAAAAATATATGGATATAAACAACAAGATATAACTAAAAAACTTTTAGATAGTGAAAACTTTATTACGTTAGAATGTGTAACAAATAAAATGATAGAATGTGAGTTGAAATGTTATTATTGTCATAGAGAAATGAATGTTTTATATGATATTTCGAGAGAATCTAAACAATGGTCAGTTGACAGGATTAACAATGATTTGGGTCATAATATTGACAATTTTTACTTGGCATGCTTAGAATGTAATTTAAAACGAAGAAGAAGAAGTGACGAAAAGTTTTTATTCACTAAACAAATGAAGTTAGTAAAAGTTGCTGGAGAGAATAATAATGTCTAATTATCGCGTTTTTAAATTAATATTAAATAATTATATAATATTAATGAATCGGAAATGGACAGATGGTCAACCTTATGAAAGATCAAGAAGAATGAAACATCAAATACAAATGGAACAAGAGGAATTTAGTAAAAAAATCGAAACAACAGCATATTCATCATCTCTAAATCATGATGAAAATACATGGCAAATTTTAAATCAATCTTTATCTGGCACCGGTTTTAAAGTGTCTAATAAAAGAGAAGAATTAGGCGATAAATTAGCAAATAGAGAAATGATTCAACAAATCGGTTTTAATCCATTTTTAGGTCAAACTAATTATGTAGATGATATTTCAATACGAGACCAATTTTTGAAACCAGTTAATACTCAAGAAGAGAAGAATTTAAGCTAAAGATTTATTACACATTGAGTATAATAATCTATTTACAAAGTAAGCAATAAATAAATTGAATAACATTAAAACACCTCCAGTAAAAATTCTAAAGTTAAGTTGTTTGTAATTCTTTATTACCCACAAAATATTAGCAAACAAAGAAAATACTAACAATATAAAAAATATAGCGCATATAATTAAAAAATATACACAATTAGTTTTGTCTAAAGGACCAAAATAATCTGCCTATAAAATCAGTCATTATAATATATATAAAGTTTTTATTATAAAAATTAATATTATATTTTTTAAACAACTTAAATATGTTTTTAACTATGTTAAATAATGACTACACAATCTAATTATACTACGCAAAATGAATTATTACTAAATAATTTATTAGAATTTTATAAGAATGATGATAATTTGAGTAAAATGTTAAAAATAATTACAGGTGAATCTAAAATTTCTTTACGTATTGTAGATTGGTTTGCTACAAATTATGCTAAAAAGAATTATACTTTATATGAAATGATAAATCAAAATGGTGACAAAATTCGCTTTAAGGTTTATTTTGATTATAAGCTCAAATTAAAGGCTTATAGCAAAAAAAGATTTGATCCATTTTGTAGATGGGATAGGAATAAGCATTCCATATAAGAATGGGACATATATTGAAACAACTATTGGACAATTGAATTTTTTCAAATGGGCACTTGAAAATAAGGTGATTAATTATATTGACGAAAATTATGATGTCATTGAAAAGGATATGAACAACCGTAATAGCACATCAAAGAGGAAGGATAGTTTGACTGATAACGCAAAGACGCGTAAAAAGAGAGAAGAACTTTCAATATCAGCTACTAAAAGCATCAAAAAAGAAGAGGTTGAAATTGTTGTGAAGTTTCATTAATACTATATTATTTGTTTTTGATTTTACACCATTGAAGATTTAAATTTTCATCTTTTACACAAGTGAAATTATATTTATATATAATATATATCATGGTTTTACACTCTTAATCATAATATATATTTTCTCTTATTTTTTATTTATTATATAATCTGGTCCAAAATAAAAATATAATATTGATGAACGATGGGTTCCATCTCTTATCAAATTATTTCTAACAGTAATATTATAATTACTATTATTTGATTCTAAAATACTTCTTATTAAAATTTCAAATCTTTCTATAGAATATTTCTTATTACATAGACTTGTATTTGGGTCCTGATTTACAATATTATGATAATTATTGAAAATAGTTTTATCTTTAGTTCTCAAATATTTTATATGAGGTGATTCACTTAGAGATACTATATCAAATACTTCATCATAGGGAATTTTGTTATCAAGAAACAACTTCATCCTTTTTTCATTATACAACGAAATTTTTAGGTCTTTTACACCTTTTCTCATTTACACTCTTGAAGATTTAAAATCGCACCCACATTATGTTGACTAAAAATAATCATTATAAATAAAATATTTATAATTCATTTATTGTGTTAAAACTTTTTAAGGGGTATTTTGTTTCATAATAAGACACATTATCTAAGTATTTTACTATATCTAAAAAATTTAATTCTTCATAATTTTTATTTATAAGTATTTCTATTTTTTCTTTTATTTTATTTTTATCACATAAAAAAATACACTGGTCGTGGTAACCATAATCAATGTTTATATTTTTTTTGTATTCGATACTTTTTACATTATTTTTATTATCAATAATTAAATATGCGTATGGATTTTTTTCATATTTTGTAGGAATTAAAAAATTATTATTATATTGATTATTATTATTATACATTTCTTCAAATATTTTATTATCAGATATTATTATATCTCCCCACATAACAAATAATTTATCTGTTAAATAAGATATATTGTTTAATAATTGAAAAATAGTTTCACCATTTCCTTTTGGATAAGTTTGCGAATTGTCAATAGAGTTGAAATAAAAAAAATGTATATTATTATAATTTTGCGTTGATTTTTCAAATTCTAAAAAACTATTTTTATAATAATTATTTCCACAAATAAATATATTATTCGCATAGGGCATGATATTATTAATTATTTTAATTAAAACTATTTCATTATCTACTTTTATTAAACATTTTGGATAATCTATATTCATTCTTTTGTTTATACCTCCTACAATTATACAAAAATCGTATTTTTTATTCATCAAAATTGATTTCAAAAATAAATTTGTTGTGTAAATACTGTTTACTTTTAAAAATTTAATATTGTCACTTGGAACATGGTCTATATCATTTTTATCGCTTATATACGTTTTATAATTATCCTCTAAAAAATTTTCTTTATGGAAAATATTTCTTTTAGATAACCCTCTTTTTATAAATTCAATAGTCGTTTTTCCTGTTTCTACAATTTCATAATTACTATTAATCAGTAAAGGTTTTATTATATTTATTAATTCAGAACGATTATCAATCGGTTTTATTGATAATGACATATTTTTTCTGTTTGCGATCTCGTAATTATTTTTAATGTCTATTATACTAATTATTTTTTCTAAATTATTTATATCTTCCTTTTTCAAAATAAAATTATTATCTATATATTTATCATTATTAAATATATTACCAAAATTACTATATATATTTATTTCGTTTATAGGCAATAAATTTGAAAAACAATTATTAGTAATAATTAGTTTATTTTTTAATTGTTTTAATAACATTATGTTTTCTTTTGAAAGTTCTATAAAATTGTTTTCATATAATGTATAATCATAATCAAAAATATAAAAATTATTATAATATTTTTTGAAATAATAATTGAATATGTATTTCCATATAAGAAATCCGTTATGTTTCTTATTTTGAATCAAGAATGGAATATTAATATAATTATATTTTTTATTACTTGGAAATAAATTTGAATTCATATCATCAGAAATAATAATTTTTATGTCATTTAGTGGTAAATATGAATCTATTTTATCTAGCAATTCATCACCTGAGTAATTAATGATATCATTATCATATTCACAATTTAAAACAAGAAATTTAGATGCTTTGGATTTATTTATAGTTTCCTTAAATAATAATGTTTTATATGTTGGTATTAAACTACTGAATTGTGTTCCACACGAAAATAAAATTATATCTGAATTTAATAATAATTCCTCTGTTTTTTTATTTAATATTGGATAATCTTTATCGAAAAAAATATCAATAATTTTATCATTTATCCCATTAAAATCAACAATACTCGCTTCATCTAATAATATTTTACCATTTTTTGTAGTACCTTTTAAAATTAAATTTTCATTTGAATTAACATAAATATTATTTTTTAAACGTAAATTATTTTTTATTATCTCGCATACAATTTCCATATCATTATTATATTTATCAAGTAAAGAACAATATATAATATTCATAAAACTGAAATCTTCATATGTAATTTGTTTTGATTGTTCTGTTTCAAAAAAATATTTTACGTTATCTATTAAAAAGTTTTTTAAATCTTCATTGTCACCAAAAGTAGTATTATTTATTAATTTAACAATATAATTAAATGGTTCATCATGAGTAAATCTATTATTTAATAACTTATAAATACTTGTATTTCCATATAATAAATTATATTCTAATATTTGATTTTTTCTAAAGTCAGATATTCCAAGTGTTTTAGGGAATACTTGTCTTAATACTCCAGTTGATTTTCCATCATCATATCCATTAACCAATAAATTTATTGATAAATTAGAAGATATTTCGTGTAATCCTTTTTGGATATTTGAACTTCCAGAACCTCCAGTGATTATTGTAATTATCATTATTATATATATATATATATATATATATATATATATATATATATATATAATGAACGCAATAGTGTTTTTTTGTTTTAGACCGCCAAAAGAAATATTTGATTTTGCTAAATTACTTAAAAATGAAACATATGATATTTTTGTTTCAGTTAATGATAATAATTATATAATGACTGATTATGACAAAGACGCAATTAATATAATAAAACTAGATGAAAATAAAGTAAAAAAAGCTGGATACTTTAATTCTAATAACAATATAAGACAACAAGTTTCATCAAGAGATAAAGCATTTTATTATTTTAATAGAGTAAATCATACTGATTATAAGCATATTTGGTTTATTGAAGAAGATGTATTTATTCCAACTACAAAAACAATTAGCAACCTTGACAAAAAATATCCATATGGTGATTATATGTCAAACTCGTATTATATTGTAGACAATGATATTAATAATCTAGACAATTTTAATAGTATAAATAAAGAATTTCCATTGTTAAACATATTAAAGGTCCCTAACAACGAAAAACTGGCGTTTACTGTTTTTAATTTGGATAAGTATTTTGGATTTCCATGGTTAAAAGGAATGACATGTGCAATAAGAGTATCTAAAATTTTTTTAAAACATATTGATATTTTTGCTATTAAACATAAAACTTTGATAATAGATGAAGTATTGTATTTAACATTAGCAGTACATAATAATTTATCAATTATTAATCCAATAGAATTATTACCAATTGTATATAGGTGTGATTACAATGTCCGAAAAATATGTATACGAAGATACGTTGAACACGGTAAGATCATTTTCAAAAGGAAAATTGAATTGATATTTGAGATATTTCAAGTATTGTGACGATGCGGATGATGTCTCAAAGTAGACATATATGTCGTCATCAATAGTGGTCTGTGTTTCATTTGTAACTTTGGGTTCCACTCGAGTGTGGAGGGTGTCCACTCGAGTGTGGAGGGTGTCCAATCGAGTGTGGAAGTGCAAGGTGCGATCCTCGAACGAATGGTTCGGAATGGTGGTGATGTTCCCTAAAGCAAATATATCGGAATCGAGCGTCGCCACGTCCTCCTTCTTCAACATATGCAGCTGCAAATCCAAATCGTCCTCCATGTTTTCCTCGTCGGTTCGTATGTCTACAAAGCAGTTGGACACGCATCGGAGATAAACGCCGAACTCCTCCGTAGTCAATATCGAGGCGTCCGGATTGGTTAGAGGATAGGACACCTCCATCGTCAGTACGTCCGTGTAGTCATCCTCGAATAAGGTGCTCTCCGGATTGCTCACGAACCAATGATCGTTATGAGCAGGGTCTTTGACAAACCGGTTATGATATTTGAAGTTCGTGTCGTCTTGCGACAACGCGTAGGTCGATCCTCGAGGTGGCGTCAACACGCAGTGCAGGAACAAATGTTTCAGAGTTTTTCGATAGACGAACTCCGACGTCCTGAGTCGTATCTTGATAGCATACTTACGATGCTTGTTCGACGACGGGCTCAGATTGTCGTCGCGCCATTGGAGACGGAAGACTTTGCCCCCGCGTGGTTCCGTCACGTCGTCTTTTCGTCGAATGTACGTGTCGAACATGTTTCCGAGATTTTGGTGAATGTTCCTCACGAACAACGACAGCTCCGCACTTTGGTAGTTGAAAACGGGTCACCTTGAAAAATCGTAAATTGGTACGAAGATAGTTGCGAACCGAGGGATCCTGTATGTTCTCCACGTGTTTCAATCCGAGCTTCAAACAAAACTCCTCCGGGAATTGGTTCCATCGCGTCGCCGTTTCGGTCGTTACGCTATCGTCTTGATCTACCCCGAGGTACAACGTACGTTCCTCTTCGATGGAATATTCGACCTTCGGATTGAACGTCGTGTTTAGATCGAATCCGGTGACATACACAAATCCGTCGAAACTCAGAAATCGCTGTGTGTTCATCTGAGTTTGAATCGTCGAAACGAATCGGAACGACATCGGCGCGCATTCGTCGAAGGAGTGCAGTTTCGTGTTGATGGACCAGTCGTGCATGCTTCTGTTTTCGATGCTTTCTCCCAAGATAGAAGCGATGTGGCTAATGGAAGGAATCTCTTTGTGATGGAGATAGGTTACCATATGGTTTGAGAATCCGTGGAACCAACGCTCCGGATCCACAACGTCTTCGTATATATCCATTTGTTCGTTATATATGGACAACCATGCGTTGTACGCTTCGTACAGGTCGTTGCACGGCGAGTAATCGTTGCATAATGTGAAATCGTTGCATGGTGAATAATCGTTGCACGGTGAATAATCGTTGGGAGAAACGTACGTGTATTCGTCTAACAAAGTTGAATAAGAACCCATGCTTTCGAACTCCTCTAACGTGTATCTTCCACCGATGCTGTATGTCGAGTATTCTTGATTGTAATCAAGTATGTTAGTGTCCTCATCGGTTGCGAACTGATTAAACTCGTAAACGTATCCTAGCATTTCGATCGCGTTCGCATAAAAGGTGCGCAGCGTGTGAAAATCGTTTCGAGTAATGTTATTGTAATCTAAATCCAATCGTCGCAACATGTGAAACGACGCGTAGCTTCGTATGGCTTCCAGGTCCTTCGAAGATACGATCACGTGATTCGGCGCACCTTCTTCCGTGGTTGAACAATGCAGCGACGTGATTTTGTCCAAACGCACTTTGGTCATCAGATAGTCGATGTCGCTGTTCGACATTGCCAAATACATCGGGGACTGAGTGAGCATGTCGTTCGTATCGGAAAAGTTGAATTCGGTGGGTTCGTCGATCGTGATGTTCGGAAACACACGCGTTCGTATGTCCAGCACGCGCTCGGTCAACAGGACGGGCAATCGGTTGCGCGCGCCGTTCGCACTCACGAACGAGGGTGGAGACTCGCCACTCAAATTAGGAATCGCGACGATCGAGTCGCGACGAGCGACGCACAAATCGTGCATGTACAACAGCCGCGTGTGCAACACCAAAAAGGACGGCAAGGCTCCGTCTTTCATCCTGTGATAGTGCATCGATCTGAGCAACAACACGGTGAAGAGCATGATATGTTCGCCTCCGTCGAGTCCGTCTGTAGCACCGTCCACGTTTTTCACCAGCTTGTCGAACTCGTTACCGATTGTTTTGTCGTACCGTTCGTCCGAGGCTTCGTCGGTTAGATCGGTGTCCCACGGGATCATGAAGGATCCTACGCCGTTGATGGGTTCGTCCTCGTATGCCGCGGCTAACACGAACACGTTCGCGGGTACGTGGATGTCCGGTTGGGGGTTGTTCAAGTAGGGGCGCAAGAAGTTACGACCGTTGTACAGGTACTTCAGACGTCCTAGTTTGCTAGAGCGCGGAGCGTCCACCGTGACCACCACGTGCATGTGCGAAGGGATGTACTTTAAAAACGATCGGAACCCCTTGTCCGTGACGCCGTTATCGGCACTCGAGAAAACGGTATTATCGTGGAATAAGAAACTCGAAGTACCTTCAAACTCCGAGTATCTGCATATCATGTGAAACCATACGTTGGTGACTGTATTTTCGGGCGCGCGTATCGTATCCAATACGGTTCGAAACGTGTTCTTCAAAGTTGAGGAAGCGATAGTCCGTATTGTATGTACGGCGTTGACGAACGGGGAGGCAGCTTTTTTGAAAAACTTCTCGTGATTGTCAATCTCAAATTCTGTTCCGTCGATGTATATATCCGCGTCGATGAGCAAGAAACATAACATATTCGACGGTTCGGCCATTCCGTGAATAATAATCTCCGAAAGGTGTTTAAATTCACGGTATAAAAAAATTCTACGACCATTGCTAATGGTGAATCCGGCCTTGTGACTTCCGAGTTTAACAATCGTCCTCGTCGTCTTTGATGCTTGACGGCATGATCTGCTTGATTCCTTTCCACACCAGTTTTCCCGAAACCGTCGTCGCGTTTCCGTACGTTTTCGACAAGGTCTCTTGAAAGTCGCTGCGTCGGATGTTTCGCCCCCGAATGTTGTCGTTGGTCAAGAATTCGCGGAATGTTGCGAACAGCTGCGCGACCGGAGTGAATGCGTTCTCTTCCACTCGCACGTAGTTCTCGCAGAATTCCGCGATAACGTCGTTCTTGCGCTGATACTCTTTCGTGTACATATTGACCTTTTCGGGCACATTGAGGCCATGTATCTTGTATTTTTGATGGTAGCGCAACAGAATCGTCATGAAAGTTTCGCGCCAAACCGCGAACTTCTGCGAAAGTTCGCGATCGATCTTGAACTCGTTGGGATTCTGCGGATTGGGCGCGTCCAAGAACTTGGAGGTGAACTCTACGCGACGCACGCGTCGCCAAGTGCCTCCGTCGTTCGCCGGCATCTCCGGCATGTGGTTGCACGTCAACACGCACGTGAATTGCGGTTTGAATTTGAAAGGATCCTTGTACAACCCGCGACATTGTAGGGTGTCGCCACCGGTCATCTCCTTCATCACCCCTACGTTCATCTTCTCGTTCTCTTCCGGCTCTTGAAGCACCGCGAAGCGTTTCCCCTTGGCGATCGCCAGTTCGGGGTTGCACTCGTTGGATTTTCCGCGCTTTTGCGTCAGCATCGACACGTTGAAGATGCAACCGTAGTCGCCGATACACTGCTGAAAGAGCTCGACGATTTTACTCTTGCCGTTGGAGCCGGAACCGGTCCAAATGTGAAAGTTCTCGTCACGATTCGTACCGTCTAGGATGCTCGCGAACAGCAAGAGTACGTACTCGCGCACGTCCGGATCGGGTAGCACCTTCTCGATGAAGTCGTTCACCTGATCCACGTACGGGTTCTCCTCGTCGAACTCGATGTAGTTGATACCCGTGGTGTAAGACGTGTAGTCTTCGGGGCGCCCCTCTCGAAACTCGCAGGCGTCCAAATCGTACACGCCGTTCTCGAAGCAGAGCAGAGAGGGGTTCTCGTCGAGTTTCTCGAAGAACTTCTCTTCGAGCATCTGACCGGAGCACTCCTTGTACATCTTGTCCTTGGTGAAGGAGGTGTTCTTGAATTTGGCGCGAATCTTTCGAAAGGTGTCGCAGTTTTTGATGATGAGATCGCGCTCGTTTTGATCCTCCATACCAATGGTCGAATGCTCGAGATGGGTGATGTGTTGCGTGTACTGATCGAATACCAAGGTCGGAATGTCTTGATAGAACAGTTTGTACGCCTTTTCCTGTTCGCGCCATCGGTGATCCCGATACTCGTACCAAAGGTTGTTTCGGATATTCGCACATCGATATCGATGCTTGAACATGCGAACGATGACCATCCCGATGTCGTAGTCAAGACCGCTGATGCTGGTTCTGATGTATTTCGAGATATCCTTCGAAATGAGCTTTTGATACTCTTGCTGAATTGTCTTGTTTCGCCCACATGTGCAGACTACCGATACCGAGCCCTCCTTTGCGCATGAAAGTCCAATAGCGTTCGCATGTACCCGGTTCGTATTTCTCCGACGCCTGACTGATCTCATCCCAATCCTCCAACAAGTCGGTGCTGATGTTCCGAAGACACCACCCCAATCGAATCCAATCGTTGTATCGATCGACGCGGTTCTTGTCCAAGATTCCGATCAAGCTGCGCACGAACGAGATGTCGACACCCTCTTCGCTCGGAGAGAAGTTCGTCTCTTGGGTGTCGCAAATTTTGTTGTAGAGTTTGGAACGGCTTTCCCGTTTGATCGACTCCTCCAACAGTTGCTTGTCGTAAGCTTCGACGTCCTCGAACGCGGGATCGTTCGTTCGCAAAGGGCTCTCGATCAACTTGTTACGAATCGATAAGGTTGCGACGTACTCCGCGTCGTCGTTCGCCAAAGGGAGCTCTTCGATTAACTCGCCTTGTTCGTCGTTTTGGACGACGCGCCAAATATGCGTCACTCGATAAGGCTCACTACCCGGTTTGCGACTGCCGTACATCTGCCAGTTGTTCTTGTTGATCACGCACTCGTCGAAGATGTCGTCGACCGAGTTCGAACACTCCATCGGCGCGATGACGTTCTGTATGTGCTCTAGCATACGCTTTCGAACGAGGAGTTGCACCGACGGTCTCGTAACCACCTCGGGAATCACGATATGAACACCGTCCTTCACCACGTTCTTGGAGTCCAAGACCACCGGCGAGGACTTTTCCATCACGTAAATCGCGGGCGGATCGTCGAGCTCGACGTATCGTCCCAACTCGCGCATATACAAAACCACGATCTCGCGCAACATCGCGTGATCGTACTTACGCTCCACTTGATCGAGCGGGAAAACGAAAGTCGAAGTCGATCAATACCGGTGATACATCGACGTGTTTTTCGGTCAAATACAGATCGCATCCTGCCTTAAGTGCGTGTTGATACAGCTTGTGGAACTCGTTGATGTACTCGGAGTGAATGTAGAAAGATCCTGCCGGTTCGGTGATACTCGTGTGTGTGAAACTAGAGTTTTTCACGCTTTTCATACGATTCAGAAAACTGACGAGCGATCTTTTTATCGTTGTTTTCGATTGACTCATCCCGGCGGAATGTAGAATCGGGTAGCTTGATTACTTAAGTTTCATATTTTTATATGCGGAATTACAAAGTGGTCAATTTTTTTTTGAGTTAGTTATTGTAAAATACGTACGATGGATCGTGTGTGTGCTGCCGGAAAGCGAACCACGAGTGCGACTTGTCTCACGAAGGCGCAGATCCAGGAGATCGCGCGAGTGTTCGGAGTGCGTCTTGAAAAAAAGACAAAAAACGCGATGTGGAAGGAGTTGAACGCTCGGGCCAAGACCAACTGCACCTCCGATCGCTGCGTCGTCAACCGCGCGGGTGGTTTGGGATCGAGCAGTCTTCGCCCGGTCTATCCAGCGAGTTGGCGGGCCGACCCTAACACATGGTTGACGAACGTCGACATCGACAACGTGATGCGTCAGTACGAGAGGCGATACCGCAGCTTCGCTTTCGTGGGCGTGATGCCAGTCGACTTTTCGTCCTACGCCGAGGAAGGTCGTTGCGTGGTACGCCAAATGTGCGCGTTCGACGCATTGAGTCTCGGAAAGGCTCGTCTCGGCTTCGTGTTCAATTTGGACCGACACGACCAGAGCGGATCGCATTGGGTCGCCCTTTACGTCGGACTACGGAAATCCGACTCCAACTACGGTGCGTACTTCTTCGACTCGAACGGTCAGCCTCCGCCCTCCTCCGTCGCCGAGCTGATGCGAAAGATAGCCACCCAATCCGGCGACGAAAAGTTTCCCGTCGTGGTGAATCGCACTCGAAAACAGTTCGAAAACACGGAGTGCGGAATGTTCTGCGTATACTTTTTGGTCGAGTGTCTCAAACGCAAGCCGTTCAAAGACATCGTTCGCAGCTCGATGCGTGACGAAGAGATGACCAGACTTCGTAAGGTTCACTTCGAGGTGGCGACCTAGGAGTTGGCAAAGATCGCGTTGTAGTTCTTGGGCTGTCGGTAGCACGTGTACACCAGCTCCAAACGGTGATCCTTGTTTTCGAAGTTGTAGTAGGACCCTCCGCGAGTTTTGAAACGGACGTGTATCTTGTCCAGAGCGGCGATCGGCGCCGCGAATCGTTTGCGTACGAAGGTGTCTAAGGCTTGCGCGCCCTCCGAGTCCACGTAACGAGGAATCATCGCGAAACACTCGTGCGTTCCGGGGTTTGTGGTTTGGCACAGTTTAGCCGCTTGCAGGAACAACGCGACGTAACGCTCGGCTTCTAGGTGATATTTGTATTTTGCGGTAGTCCAACCGCTAGCGGTGATGTCCACCGGTTCGAAACCGAGCGTCTTCGCGATGCTTCGATGGCGGTACCCCGTATCGGATGCGAACAAAAAGCGTGTAACATGTGTAGCATTTAATTCCAATTGTATGTTCGATGTCGGGATAGATAAAGGGTCGTACCCACCTAACAAACTATTTAGGGTAGCCCTAAACCCTAAATTAATCTTTTCGGTCAACGTAACGTCATTGTATTCGCCTTCCGGTATCTCTATGGTTTGAAGACCTCCGTTGGCGTCGAGGTATTCGAACAGATTGTTGTCCTCGGTCACGTTGATGTTGTTGAAGGGAATGTCGTACGCGACCAACTGCACGGAGAGCACGTCGCGAATATCGTGATTGATATCGATAACGTAGTTGGAAGGATCGGGATACTTGATCATATCACGATCGCGACTGTCTATCACCACGCGATGTTGACGCGTGGAGATGTCTTTGGATTCGGTCTTAGGCGGTGGAATAAGCGCGTGCTCCGCGAAAAGACGAGCGTCCTGCTCTGACATCATACTTCTGTTTTTTAGTCTGATTCCGTGATATTTGTAAACGTCATCGGACCGCGCGCTTTTCCAAGAAAATTCTTTATCACACTATTAAGCAATTACAGGATCGAATGGCGATCGCGTCTAGTGCCGGTTTCATGAGTGTAGACAATCTTATGACACTTCTCGATATCATTCGAAGATACTTTATGGACAAGCATAAGATCCCCTTGGACGTGAACGATACCGAACTACGTAAACTCACGTATCGAGCGATGACGGATACCGACCAAACCATCGTCAACAAATCGATCAAAGTGAAAAATCGAAACGTGCTGTTGATATTGAAGGCGGTCATTTTGGAACATCAAGGACGAAACGCGGTCGTTCAGTCGACCGCGAAGTTGGGGCCTATGGACGTTCCGACCATCTCTACCAGCCAATCGGTCGACGACATCGTGCGCTTGCACGATCGTACTCTAGAGGAGCGGATCAGTCCGACGGACGTACCGCCGCGTTTCGAGGACATCCACTCTTCGATCGACGATGTGGCGCTCGACGAGGAGGAGTTCCAACGTCAGCTCGACGGTTACACGCGGACGCGTGTCGAACAAACTCCGAAGAACACCCAACAATATCTTCCTACGCAAGTTCTCGCGAAGATCAACGAAACGCACATCTTCGACAGCGGAGAACGAGCCAGCGCGGAATCGTCGCGATATTTGCACACCCAAAAGCTCACCGTCTCGGAGGCGTCCATTCTGCCCATCAGCGTGACTCTCCCTTCGTTCGATTTGAGCGGGTCGCTCTACCCGATCCTACACGTCAAAGGGCGCGATCACGACCTACAATGGCGAATGCACGCGCACACCTCGTTCCGCGTGCACGGATGCGAGTACGTCAGCCTTCGTCCCACGGACAGCCTCCGCCGAATCTTACATTGCGACCGCGAGTCCGTCCAAATCGCGCTTCGCACCTCTTCGGGAGGACTGATCAGTCCGGCGTCGGACGGTTGGAGCGTCAAGTCGGTAACGATGGAGGATGGCATGTGGTGCGTGCGCGTCGACGCGTCGCACGACGTCGCGCTTTTCCATAAGCTCGGGCTGCGAGACTACCGCGGACCCTCCGAAGCGTTTTTGAACCGAAAGGAGGGGCACATGGTCACCAAGATACAGAACAACGAGTCGGAGAGCCTGTTGTACGTCAAGGCGAACGTCGAGGAAGAGGTGGAGCCTCCTGCGGAGGACGCTTCGCCCGACTCGACCCCTGTTTTGTTCAACCTATCGTTGCAACACAGTGTCGCGATCCATTTCGAAAATGCTTAAACATTACTTGAACATATTTCATCCACCAATACTAATGCAGCTTACTGAATATCATCATATCGGGCGAAAATTCGTCCGATGCGTCGATCTTCGACGCCGAACGCGGACTCGTTGGTGGTTTCAAGGATATCCTTCGATACGAAAGGCGGTGCGAGGACGTCGAGTGCCTCGTTCGGAGTACGTGTGCCTACAGAACGGCAGGGTAGTCTCCTCGCGATGTAAACAGGCGGATATCTACGTAAGCTCGGACTACATGGACTCCTCGATGAAGGAGTCGCACCGGGATTTCAAGAAGAACATGCACCACATCATCACGAAGGACACGGAGACCAACGCTTCGCGATGCGGGATCTATTTTTTTCGATGGATACACGCGCACTTCCTCGGACTGCCTACGGACACCTACTTGTACAAATTCGGTCGAACAACGGATCGTGTGGGACGTTATCGTAAGCACTGCCGAGACTACGGCGAGTTCGACGGGGCGTCGATGGAGGAAATCGTGTTCGTGGACGTACCGGAGGAGGAGCTGGTGGCCACCGAGCACCGTGTGCGAGTCTTTTTCGAGAAACTCGGGTGGATCTGCTCGGACGTGAGCGGCCGGAAGGAGATCGTGCAGCTTCCTCCTAACGGCCTCGATGTCGTGAAAATGTTCTTGGCAGAGATTTAAAAATAAAAATTGAAAATCAAAAAACATCCCTTGAGAGTAAACCACCTAGGGCACCCAATCACCATGTTGGACAAAGTAGTGCGCGCCTTCGTCACCGTGAAGGAAATGTTGAGCGATCGCGGTGTCGACATTTCGTTGCTGGACGGTTACTCCGACGAGGAGATTCGAGCGATGTGTCGTCAAATGACCATCTTCGCGATTCCAATCAACGACGAGTCCACTCTCATTTTTGATTGCAACCCCAAGTTTCGAATCAATTCCGTACGAAAATTCAAGGAAGACAGCAAGTACATCATCGTCTTTCGGGACAAAATCAACAACGCGAACTTGAGGCACTTACGCTCGCACATGCCCGGAGCGGAGGTCTTCCATTTGCAGGAGTTGCTCTACAATGTGTCGAAGCACTCCTACGTACCCAAACACGAGATCGTTTCGGATCCGGAGGAGGTGGCGAGCATCATGAAAACGTACGACATTCGACACAAGACGCAACTCCCGGTCATTTTACGCACCGACGCGATGGCGCGCTATTTGGACATCAAATCCGGTGATTTGGTGCGAATCACTCGATCGAGCCCTACCGCTGGTGTGAGCGTAAGTTATCGCATGTGCATGTAAAGCGTTCGTGCCCCTTTTTTTTAACAGTTCGTGGTGTTTTATACATGTTAAAAATTTATTGGTATTATAGAAACAACGGATGTCTGCACAAGCTTTTGACACGGTGTTTGGAACCAAATACGGTGTTGTCGATTTTTCGAGTACCAACTACAGAGAGACGATCACTCTTCCTTCGACCGGTAGCAGCGCCTCGGAACTCATCGCGGCGGGCGTTTCTCAGAATTTGTCCAACAAAAGTGTGGACGACGCCGCCAAACTGATTTCGGTGTATTACGCCACCCTCACCGAGACCGGTAGTCCGCAAGCGCAGCATGTCGACGTGTACAACACGATCAACTGCTACTTTGTGGACCGCGCGGCCGCGATGACGGTCGGAAGCGAAATCTCCGATACCGCGGTCGCAGGCGGCGTGTCGAACGACGGTCTCGACGAGCTGCGAAAACGGTATCAACGCGAGAAGAACCTCTTACAAACGCTCGTCAGCAAAAACAAGAACATCAATCGCCGATACGCTCGCTCCAACATGTTTACCATCCTGTTGCTCACGATGCTCGTGGTCTACAGCGTCGTGATGGGAGCGTTGATCATGAACATGGGCAATCTCTCTCCGCAGCTCAATTCGATGGTGAAGATCACATTGAGTTCCGTGGTTTTGATGGGGATCCTCATGACCAGTTTGTACCGGATGATCACCAGCTCGACGTTCGAGGGCTTCTCCACCGGTCCCGCGTGCAACGTGTTCACCGCCGATATGTGGGACGAGGCGGGCGTTTTTACCGGGCCCGAGTCGGTGCGTCAGGTGCTTATCACCTCGCTAGAGACCTATCTGAGTACGATCAAGACACTCGACGACTACAACGAGCTGACCAAGGGAACACAGACCAACGAACAACGAAAGTTGATCACCGCTATCCTGACGGACTACGACAACGTCAACTATCTGAACATGCGTCGCTATCAGAGCACCGACTACAAGTTGGAGCGTAGTCGCTATCAACAACGGTTCATCCAGTACGGTTTCGTGATCGTGAGCATTATCGGCCTACTTTCGAGCACGTTGACCAAGGAAGGTCCGATGAGCGGTCTGTTCGTCTCGATCTCCTCCGGATTGGTCCTCTTCTATCTGATCGCCTTTTTGCTCTACAGCAAGCAGAACATGGTACGCAAGAAGTACAATTGGAACAAGCTGTATTGGAACGTGGAGAATCTCAAAAAAACCTCCTAAATTCCAAAACATTTATAAAAAAAACTAATTGTCGCACTTATCCGATTGCAAAAGCGTCTCCGTAAAAAAATTTGACGAAAATTCTCTTGCAAGATCACTCACTACAAACTCTCACCGCATACTGTGTGGTAGACACCTAATCCTCTCACTCAGTCTCTATCCTAAAAACTTACCTCCGCGAAACAATCATGGTGCGCGCACGCACAAACTACACTCCTCTCGTCCGTCGCAACCTGCTCGTACTGTTCAACAAGTTCTCGAAGATGAAGGATCAGCAATCCTTCTATCGTGCCAAAGCGTACAAGTCGGCGATCGATGCGATTCCTCCGAGGATGACCAACCTCGACCAAGGGAAGCACATCGGGAAGGCCCGCATCCAACGCCGGGTGCGTCAGCTGTTCGCCACCGGCGAGGACCTTCCGGAAGTGATCGCGATTCGTAGCTCGAAGGATACCGAGCTCACTATGGAGAGCGTTCAGTACATCAGCAAATGGCTCTCGAAGTGAACGAATCCAGCCCACTCCATAACAAGTAATTTCCGCCTAATTATACCACCCCCATTCTTTTTTATTTAAGACGTGTGCGACCATTGTAGTGTAGACACACCACATCATGACACAGGACAACAACACCGTAGCCGAGGTCGTGCTTCACAGCCCTTCATCTACCTCCTCGGAGGTTCGTATCGATTTTTCCAACGCGCAAGCGGAGCAGCTCGCGGCTCGAATCCTTGCTCTGTACCCGTCCGCTCGTGCATTCCGAAAAGAGTTCCGAAAGATTTTCCACGGAAATCTGGAGCTGCGCACCGACTCCAAAGACGACATCGGACGAGTAACTTGTATCAAGCCGATCGAAATCCATCAAACCCCTCGAAGCACAATCGCGACCTATCAACAAGAGTCCTACCCGGCTTTTCAGTTCCCTTGCGACATCGATCACAACGACATCGTGGAGGTCAAACAGTCCCTTTTTCGTGTACAGTCGGACGTAGAGTTCGTCCTCGAGTCCTCCACCTACGGAGACGACACCACCTACAATCACGCGTACGCGCGCGTGGTGCGTCCATGCGCGAAGAGCATGAACGCGGCGAAGGAGATCATCGAAACAGTGGGGTCCATTTTTTGAAGATGTTGTCGAATCGACACTCGATTTCGAAAGTGTCCACCACGCGCGCGTGTTCGAACATGACGTTCAATTTTCGACTCGTTTCCAACGTGTTCACCAAAGGCTGCCCCACCACGTTCCCGGTGCTCTGCTCCAACAGCTCGTACACGTCCGGTTCGCTCGTGTTGCGTATCTTGAACGTGCGCACGAGCTCGTTCGGCGCGATGAAGCGGTTCTCGTCGCCGTATCGCACACGAGCGAGCGTCTTCTTCAACCCCTGTTCGAAGTTCACGAGGATGTCGCGAGCTCTCATCGTGTATGGTTTGAGCATGAGACCTCGGTTGGTGTAGGGGAGTTTCTCGGACAGCTCTTCCACGAGTTCTCGGACGCGATGGCACGGTACATATCGTTTGACTCGAAACTGAAAGAGGGGGTTCTCCAGCTCCTTGTACTCCTTGTGCAGCGCGTTGTACAACAGCTCGATTCGTTCGGGCAGCATCACGTCTAGCAAGCGCACGCCTTTGTGGGCCAGCAAATCGTTGATGAGGAAGTACCACGAGCCGTTCTCCGCATGTACCATCTCGCCCTCCATCACCGTGCCGTCGAACAACGAGTCGTGAAACTGCAAATGAGCGATGATCATCCGCGGAAGAAAGTATCCGTGGCGGATTTTCTTGTCTATGAACACGCAGGTGTTGACGTGGTTCACGCGCGTCAACATCATAAAATAAGGGTTCCCATTGGATTTAAGACACATCAGATGGGGTTTGGTTTGCAAACGTTGAGGGGTGATTTCCGGGTTGTACATATCGTAGTGTCTTCGCACGACATGCTGTCCGAACTGATCACCGAGTTGCGTCAGTATTCGTCGTTTAACATCTTCCGACTTTATGTTCAACGCATGCCTATCGCAAAAAGAGATAGTCCCGGTCTGCATGGCTACTTGTATATCGCTCGAAACCGACTTAAATAGATTTTTCTGACTCGAAGCGCCTGTGCGTGACATCTAAATGGTAAACAGCTTCGACGCGTATCCTCCGGATTGGCACCCAGAAGTCAGGGTGTCCGGTTGTTCGGATGCGGTGTCGATCGTCTCGAAGTCGTAACCAGATACGCACTCCTGCTTCGCGAGCACCTCAGCGCCCGGTTTGGCCTCTTTCGAGGTCACGCAGTCCAACGAGTCCGGGTCTCCGCAGGTGACCCGGGCCACGTTGATGTGATTATCGTACAAGTCGTTCAGCGTCTTCGAGGCGTCGGTGTCCTCGAACACGAAGTCGTACAGCTCCTTCTTCTCGCTGTGGGTCTCCGGTACATTGGACACCTTGGTCGTTTGTACGGTGGCTTCCTCCTCAACGTCCTCCTCATCCTCTTCTTCCACCACCACGGTTTTGCGTACCTTGAAAGGAGCCGTCGTGGTCGCGACGTCGCCTCCCTCTTGAACGATAGTGTAGTGACACATGAGCAGTAGCATGAGGAAAAGAACGAAATTTTTAAGAACTACCGCCAACATGAGCTCGAAATTTTGTTTAATTAAACTTAGGATATTTTTTTGTCGTGTTCGCTCACAACGTACTTGTTCTTGTTGTAAAACCGTGTTCGGCGAATCGCTTGATTGGCGAACACCGAGTAGTTGTCCACGACGTCCACGACGGTGGGCACGTTGTCGTCTTCGGTGAGGCAGTGTTTTCGTTGGATCCGCCCCACGGATTGCTCGACGTCGCTCTTGGGGGTTGCAAGGACGAGAGTGTCCAATCGCGGGAGATCGAATCCTTCGCTCACCATCGAGTACGTTCCTAACAGAGCCGGTTTGGTTTTGCTCTCCTCCAAGCGTGCGTTGGACATCCCGCCCACGTACAACCCTGCGTCCACATCGTTCTTCCGGAGCAGCGTTTGCATATGCTCCAGATGCGCGCGTCGATCGCTGAGCACGATCACGCTACGCGTGGGTGTCTCTCGGAGCATGCTCGTCACGATGTCGACGATGCGAAGCGTGCGCTCTTCGCAAGACGCCAAGACGTTGATCATTCGGGCGATGTTCGGTTTTCCGTTAGGAAGCGTCAGCTCGCGTCCGTACAACCCTTCGCTTCGTTCGGGTACGAAGCGCTCCACGAGCACTCGGCACTCCACCGAGGTCTTGCGCGCGATTCGATACACCACGTCTCCTAGGAACCACTTGAATACGCACGTCAGTCCGTCTTTGCGCGTGACCGTGGCGGACAGACCCAACGCGTATCGAAAGGTGACCTTCGGAAGCGCCCGCGAGAACACACCGGCGCCTACGTGGTGACACTCGTCCACGATCACCATTCCGAACCCTTCGAACACTGATGGGTCGTAGTCGCGCATACTCACGCTTTGCACGCTTCCGACGACGATGTCGCGATCGACGGTCTTCACCGACCCCTGTTTCAGCACTCCCACACGACACCCCGGGAGATACGCCTCGATCCGTTCGATCCATTGGTTCATTAGGAACTCCTTGTGGGCTAAGACCAAGGTCTTCACGCCCAACTCGGCAGCCAAGTACAGGGCGATCACCGTCTTACCGTATCCGGGCGGAAGCTGAAGGATGCCCCCCATCTGCAAAGGGTCCCTTGCGGCTCGCATGTACGCTTCGACCGGAGCGACCTGATTCGCCATAAGTTCCCCTCGAAAATTCAACCGTATCCGTTCCGGTTCCGAAAGACGAACGGAGCGCGGAACCCCGAAGCGTTGGAGACCGAAATGCTTCGGGATGTACAAAAAATTAGCCGTTTCGCGACACACGCAGAAGCTCGCGTCGTCTCCGAAGCCACCGAAGTCGTCTCGCGGTGTGACCGTCAGCGCGCACACCAACTCGTCGACCACCTTCGGGTCGTCCTTGGACACACGATATCCCTTGGAGCACAACATCTTCGAGCGACAAAAAAAAAGTTCGGGTTAAATTAAATGGAGAGCATTCTGAAGCCGCTCCTTTTAGTACTATTAGGGCTCCTGCTCTTAAATCCCTTCGTGTTTCGCCGCACGTTACAGGTACGTGAGTTGGGGTTGGTGGATCGTTTCGTGGTGCTCTACGTTCTTGTGGTGATCGCGCTGTACGATCCGTTCGCGGCCGCGACCATGGCCGCGATGTTGGCGGTGCTCGTGGCTTCCTCCAGTCGTCGAGAGATCGTGATCGAGAAGATGACGACCGCCAACTGCGATCAAGCACCTGTGATCGAGTCGAAGCCCGCCGTGGAGGACGACACGGACCCTCTGTTTCGTATCAGCCAAGACATGCTGTCCGCGGTGCAAACCAACACGGTGCCGTAAAAAAAAACCCTAAATCCTACCCCTCCCCCGAAATGTTCGTTGAAACCCTCTAGTTGTTGAAATAGCAGATTACGCACGTGTACAGCAAGGTCCCCATCGTGCAGAGAACCACGTGCGCGTGGTCGTTCGACTCCACATAGTGGAGCAGTCCGATGACGTAGACGCACATCATGATCAGATGCGCCATCATGTAGGTCGCCGGATTCTTCTTCGCTTGCAGTTGAAGCGTCTCGCCGCGAAGCGATTCGATCGTGGTGTTCAGTCGCTTGATCTCCTCGTCCCGCTTCTTATGCGTGCTGCGCTCCTCCTCGAAGGCTTGCTTCTCCTTTTTGAGTTTCACGAACTCCTCCTCGTAGACGGCGTACTTCGCGAGGAGCTCGTCGCGCTCCTGCGCGACGCGTTTGTAGCGCTTCCGGTTGCGCTGATTCTGTTTGTACATATCGAGGATAGCGACATTGCGAGCCATGATATTGACCGGTGAGCGACGTGAGTGTTTGGTGGTCTCGTACGTTTCTAGGATGTTTTTCGTCAAATTTTTTCACGGTTGTCTTCTTGTTTCAGCTTAAACGTAACGCTCGAAGTTGTTGTTGAAGAGACCAAAATGGGGGCACAACATGAGGTGCTGTCCAACGACGACCTGTTGGAAAGCATATTCGACAAATTGCACTTCGCAGAGATTTCCGGTGTCCGCTACGTGTGTCGCGCGTTCGATCGCGCGGGCAAGCGCGTCGCTCACGAGAAAAAAGCAGCGATCGACGTCAAAGTGAAGACGTGTATGTACAAGTATTTTTGGTTGGACCGGGTGCATTTTTTTTATTCGAGAACCTACAACTTCGCGACTTGCAGCATTTTCTTGATCAACATGCTCAATATGCTTGAATTTATCTACAAGCTAAACCCGTACTTTTTCGTGCACGATCCGTACGTCATGAACGGTATCCTGATCGACATGACGTACGTCGCTTGGTGGATCAGACAGACGCCGATGTATCTTCAAATTCGATTCAAGGCGATACTCTTGAAGATACGCCCGTACATGTACATCCTCTCTCCGGAGAACCACAGTGTGCACACTCTACGAGTCCTCGCCCTTATGAAGGGCGTGCCCAAAGCTTACAAGATGCGCCGAAGCCAACTCGTGCGCGCGCTCACTCGCCCGAAGAACGAGATATACGTGTTCGAATCGTAGACTATATTGTTAATCGATTTTATATACGTACGTTTCGCGATATTTCCTGACAACACCATTTAAAGTTTTTGAGCTGTTTATCATGTAATGAGTAGATATCATAATGCCGGGAGAATGGCACAAACGAATGCAATCTATGTTTCCGAATGAACAATGTGAAATTGGTTTTTGTTCATACTCCAAATCAAGTAGTACAGAACATCGACGTACCGACGTGTTTTTGTCGAACTTCTCATGTTTAGAAGTCCAACATTCGTACATATCGTGCGACGAAGTGTGTCATCGTAAAAAAGATTGGGAAAAATTTGGAAAAACACTAATTTGGTTGGTTGACGGAAACACAAGTGATGTTTGCATAGAAACCTTGAACCGATCTTAACGCGATCGTGACGTTTCACACTCCTTGGAAATTCCAATCGTTTTCAAAAAACAACTACGAGTTTGTCTTGCTCGAATGTAATGACCGAGTTTACAAAATCAAACTGAACGCAATCAAATACAAAATAATAAGGGTGAACAAATCGTATGCTTTAAAGATGATCATAGAATGTTTACAGACCAATCCGGAAGCGGTATGGGATTTGTGGAAAGACGATAATAGCGTTCCTTCTCGAATGATTGTGCATCAGAAAGGAGCCGGTAACGGAAAAACGTACGGTATTTGGAAATCCATCTTAACAAACTCATACAAAGATACCTTCATAATTATCACAAAACAGCATTCGGCTAAAACGGTTATATACAACGAACTCAACGATCAAGCATCACGACACGAATACCATTTTGAAGACATAACAAATATGATCAAGACAGAGCTACCCAAGCATTATGTGATAAAGTATACTCATAAACATTCTAATCGCAGTTGCAAAGTGATTATTGGTACAATCGATTCGTACGTGTATAATTTGAGCCGAACGTCGTCCAACATATCTGGAGATATGTTTACCAATCTATTACAGACCATCATTCGGTATGGTTGCGATAAAATAGACCAAAATGGAAAGTTCAAGTTCGCGAAGGAGCAACTTACGTTAAACAAACATGCAGAACTGTGGATAGATGAAGCTCAAGATTTGAATGTGGATTATTTTTTTGCAATCCAAAAAATCATGTTGCAAACGGGAATAGACGTTAACGTCGTTGGAGATGTCCTACAAAGCCTTGAGTACAAAACTAATTTCATGACCGAAGCGACGAGCGCGTCGAATAGTCCCGACATCGTGTACATTAAATCCGAACCAATCAATTCGAACCGCCGAATCAAAGTAACGGGAATGTTCGAAACTATCAATTATCTAGTACCGTTTGACAGATTCAATTTACCCTCTATCTCCATAGAAGACGAGGACTCCTTAATGGTACCAAGAGATCCTTCGTTCGAAATCGTTAAAGCCCCCATCATTCGACCTGAAACACCTGAACATGAAATCGAAATTTCATCGATACACTACTCGAAAAGGTAGCTTACGAGGTGGATACAAACGGCTATTTACCCGAAGACTTCATGTTCATATTTCCAATCATGAATCGGAATCTCCTCGCTGGCGAATTAGAAACGCGCTTGAACGAGTATTGGATTTCGAAATTCGAACAGACTAGCTATAAAGACGCAATTACCGATCCGTACTGGAAATCGTACGACCACGACGAATACACCACGTACGCTTTTATACACAAACACGAAGATGGAACCGTGATCGATTTATCCGATTCAGAACGAGCGTCCCGACTCGTCACCATAAAAACATCCAAAGGAGACGGGAGAAAGGTAGTGTTCGTTCTAAACTGCACGGAGTACGTTTTGAAAATATTCACGAATCAAGAGATAAATATCGTGTACGAATCGTACTTGCACGTTGCTCTAACGAGAGCGAAACATAAAGTGTATTTTGGACTGATTAACAATGGCGACGACATTTGCAAACGCTTCAGTGAAATCAACGATCAACATGTACACATGGACCAAATCTCAACGTTTATACAGTTGAATGCAGTGTTGATAAATTTTAAGAACGAAGATAACCGCAACTTTATGCATAAGTTGAGCGAAGTGGGTCATCCTTGCATCGACGCATTTTTTGACGACCTGAAAAACGATCAAGATGGAGCCATCGCGACGACGGAGCCCAACGATTGGAAGTACCACTGTATGAAACGTTCGATAACGCATTATTACATTATGTTTGCATTGATCAATCTCATTCGAAAATACTCTCGTTTGGAAAAGGATAGTTATCCGCAGCTGATGGTAGTGTTCAATAAAATCTCCAAGATAGACATTCTAAAGCACGACGCTCGTGAGTTTTACAAATTTTTAAGGAAATTCAAGAATGATGAGCTTCCGGAGTTTCCGTTATGTAATCTGTCGAACAAGGCAATATATAACAACTATTGCAACACTATCCGGCACGATATGGAGAAGATCCAGCATCAAATGCTATTGAAACAATGGGACGATTTCAACGTGTATCAAATGTTCTTGCTTGACTATATGATTGCGGTATATATGAGAAAACAGTTTGCTAAGATTACCCCGACAGATATGTACGACATCACACATTGTTACGCAATGAGAGACCACAATAAGGTGCGAGCATTACTTGACGAAAGTGTAAGAATCAAAACGATAGTAAATGATTGTTTGGAGGAAATATACTCTGCATCTAAAAGTGCGATCCATTGGAACATTCATAAGAGCATTACCTACGACGGCAAAGATTCTGATTTCGTCTTAGTATGTGGAGATTTCACTTACGTAGGATGGGATGAAGAAAACGTGTATCATTTAATCATACAGAACGATATCAGTTCAATAAACGAACACACGTTTCTTTTGAAACTCGTATTTGAACGATTCATCCTGTACAATTGCAAATCAGACAAAGACAAAGATAAATTTCAAGAGAAAAAGATAGTGACTTATGTGCTTCTTCTAAATAACAGTTCGTACCACAAAATAGATTGGACTTGGGACAAAGATTGTCAAGACGTTCTAGTGGAGTGTTTACATAGCATCATCTACAAGAAGTACCAAATCAACCATATCAAATTGTACAATTATTTGGGTTACGTGAAAACAAAGAGAAACAAAGACACGAATAAACACGAGTACTACGGCGATGGAACCGATTTCCACACACCTTTCGGATACGTTTTCCAAAAATTAAAAGATGCTAAATCTCCTGAATATTTGATATCGTTCTTCAACGAGTTGGACCGCGATTGGAAACTTAGAAAACGCGCCGAAGTCAAAGAGATTACACAAAACGCAGACCTGTTTTGTTCCGTATTAGATGAGCGATTGAATCAGGCTTTGAAAGACTTCTTCAAATCGAACGACCAAATGGATGATGAAGACTTTTAATATCGGCGATTTCGTGCGAGGTTTTTGTCCGCATACATCAAAAGCTTCTTTTGCCAATGCCCACGCCGACCGACGAGAAGCTGTACGCGAAGGCGGTACGAGCGGTCAACAAGGTGTACGGGACCACCACGAGCGCGTATCGCTCGATGGCGATCGTCAAGAAGTACAAAGAGTTGGGGGGCACGTACGAGGGGACGAAGGCGCAGTGTAAGAAAACGAAGGACAAGCGATGCGACGGCACCTCGCAATGGTTGGCCGAGAAGTGGATCCAAGTGGTCCCCTTCGTGGAGGAAGGGAAGCGCAAAAAGTGCGGCGAGGATCGACGTCGAGCGCACGCGTGTCGCCCCTCGGTGCGTATCAACGAGCGTACGCCGATCACCGTGCAGGAGGTCGTGGCGAAGCACGGGAAGGAGAAGACCTTGTGCCTCGCCAAGAGCAAACACAAAGACACGGAGAAGGTGCGCGTGGATTGGAATAAAGGTGTTTATAAATAAAACATAGATGTACTTCGTCTGCACGATCTATAGCAGGACGTATCGAGATGCGAATAACAAGAGTATCTTCAAAGAGTGGGAGTACGTCATAATGGATCGACACATGAAACGAGTGCTCGTGACGGACTGCGAGTACACCTACCGACAACCAACAATCGGAGCTACACTTCAAACTCACTCCGATCCTGCGCGCGCTTCGTTGGTGTAAAAATCGGTTTCCTTCGTATCCGGTGTTGGTTTACACCAACAGCAGGATCGCGTTCGAGTGTGCCACCGTTTTGGTTCGCAAATGGAAGCAAAAGAGGGTGGGACATCAACAATCGCAAAGTGCTCGAGTGTCGAGAAACGCTGGAGGAGATAGCTCGTTTAATGACGCAAGGCAACGTACAGGTACAACTCGACGATTCTGTCTCACTTACGCGTTAAAAAAAATTGAAAAAATATCGTTTTTTGATGAGCGTGTGACATTAAAGATGGGTCCACTCGATATGAACAAAACCGCGAAAAGGATTGCGTATCGACGCGATGAGTTTCGTCGACATTGTGCCGCGCTAGATTCGCGCATAGGTTCCATAGGTGACGTACTGGACCTACGCCCAACGTGAGTATCAGGGCGATCGTGTACACGAGCAGGAAGGTGGTGACACGAAATCCCGGTGCTATCTCGTTCGGACTCGTCGACCGTATTGTGAAGATAGAAGATAATGTACGATAACGCGAGCGTCGTGTACGATGCTAGATACAGCAAGGTTTCTTTCGAAGGCGTGGTTCGCACCATAAAGAAGAACATCATGCTCAGACCGATCACTACGATCGCGTCCACGGTCGCTGCGAGGAGATAATTCTCTTCGGACGCGACGAGCATCTTCCTTCTTACAGTATACTGAAAAAAAAATTTGAAACGAAATGGATTTTAAGCCAATTTACGAAGGAGTATGGAGCCGTCTGTCACCATGGAAGTCGATTACAGGAAAGAGTACCTGTCGACGATCGATACGCATTTATCACAGCTTTCGGAGAGCGAGCGAACCGACCTGGAAATCGGTGTTTTCAACTGGTCGCTCGAGGAGGCGGGTCGACGTTCGATTGTCAAATCGTGGGACAACAAGTTATTCGCGGTGGTCTACACGAACAAGGCCTTGTCCGTGCTGCGTAACTTGGACCCCAAGTCCAACATCGCCAACCCGCGTCTGCTCAAGCGTCTGCAGGACAAAGAGTTCCTGCCCCACGACGTAGCCTTCATGCAACCTTGGGAGCTGTACCCGGAGAAATGGGAACAGATCTTGGACATACGCAACAAGCGCAAATTCGACTTCCACAACAGCAAGCAAACCGCGAAGACGGACAAATTCCGCTGCGGCAAGTGCAAGAAGCGCGAGTGCAGCTACTACGAGTTGCAGATTCGTAGTGCGGACGAGAGTTCGACCATCTTCGTGTCGTGTTTAAACTGCGGAAATCGATGGCGAATCGGTTAGAAGGGAAAAAAAGAAGGGGTCCGGTTCACTCTATTCGAGGCGTTATCATGTCGTTGGCGCTCCACTGTTGAGTGGAGTTGTTGGTCAACTGCCGAGTGACCAAGAGAGGGATGCGCTTCTGTCGAAGCTCTTCCCGTGCGATCTCGCGGATAGAGGTCAGGGTTTGGAGCGTGTCTTTGGGAAGTGTGGAGGGGGCGCCGAACGCGAGCTGCTCCATGCGAACACCGATCAACGTGGTCATTTCGTATTTACTCATAATCGGAGCCGACGCCATGATTACTTTCTTACTTACTGCCACTTTTTTTTAATTCTGTTTTTCAATTTTTTTCCTGGTCGAATTGTTCTTTTTTCCAAAAGTGCTTGCAATTCACGCAGAAGTAGACGTACAAGATGTTGTGAGGATCGTACTTCATGTAGATGACGTCGTTCTTCTTCGCGTCGCACGCGGGATTGGGACATTTGATGTTGTCTACGTGAGGCAACGTGGGATCGAACTCGATGTCCGCATTCGCGAACTGTTCGAAGCTTCGCTCGGTGTTGTAGTGGTTCTCCATCAGTAGCATCGCCTTGTTGTCCTCGGAGATGGGTTTGGTGAACTTGCAGTTTTTGCAATACAGTTCCACGGTGAAGGTGGGGTCGTTCTCCTCCGTGACGTCTCGCACGTACAGCATGTTTTCGCAAAACTCACAAAAGTCCATACTTGGACGGAGAAACAAAGCTTGTGATTACCTTACCTTAACTTTTTATTTAAGTTTGGTTCGTTCGTCAATTTTTTTATGTTCGTTTCTGTAAGCACCATGTATCTCAATATTTATGTCATCCACTGGAGAGAACTGCAAGAGCGTGAGAAGTGTCTGGACACTATCCTCGCCCTCGCGTCGGACAAGGTGTCCGTGAAAGTGATCGATAAGCATGATCCCGATCGTATGGACATGGAGATGGCTCGGAAGCTGATCCAAACGAAGGAGTACCCGAAGGACGACAATCCGCTCTACGCGAAACTGTCCCGTCCGCTGAACGCGAACATGCTTTCGAACGTCCTCAAACACGGGGAGGCGATTCGCATGGCGAGCGAGGGTGACAAGACGCATTACCATCTGGTGCTCGAGGACGACGTCATGTTCGCCCCCACGTTGATCACGCAGTTGACAGCGCTCGTCGAACGCATGAATCAGAACACTCCATGGGACATCATGCTCTTGGGGCAACCGTCGGACAAGGACGCGGTGGAGAAGAAGACGGTGGACATGATTTCCGTGAAGAACAACTGTCTGCTGCCTTGCTGCGAGTCCTATCTGATGACCACCTCCGCCGCCACGAAGCTCCACAACGCGATGTATCCGATCCGTTTCAGCACGAACATCCACTTGAGTCATCTCGTCGACAAGCTGCACCTGGATGCCTACAAAATCTTTCCGAACGTGATCGGCGACGGGAAGCAAAATGGGCAACTACGTCAGCACAATCAATCCGAACAACGTGCTCATATTCAACAACATCTACAAGGAGTTGTACGCACTCCTCGAGAAGCACTACCTGTCCGCGGAGGAGATCACCCGCGTGGAGCTGCTGCTCAAAGAGAACCCCCATCCGGACAACCCGGACATCATGCATCTCGAGGGGTTGTTCTACAAGACGCAGCGTCAGGTCGACAAATCCAAGCAAGTCTTCGAACGCGCGCTGACGTTGTACAAAAACAACCACGCGGTGATGAACAACACGACTCTCTTCCTCAGGAACTACATCGAGTTGTACAAACACGACTGCGAAGTCTTGGCTTAAGAAAAAAATTGATTAGCTTATTAGTAATAACAACGCACCGAACGTGCAAACACGATGATCATCCCGGTACGCTGCTTCACGTGCCACAAAGTGCTCGGTGACAAATGGGAGTACTACAAGCGAGAGATGGACGAGCACGAGAAGTCGGTTCGTCGGAAGGTGCACACCTCGGACAACTTGGGGGTGTCCAACGAGGTGGACATCTTCTTCACCGACAACCACGCCGGAAAGGTGTTGGATCACCCTCGGCCTCACTAAGCTGTGCTGCCGACGTCACATGCTGACACACACCGACCTAATCGACATCATATGAGAGGCGAATATAGGGTACGCAAGTGGGAAATACACTGAATTGCACTAATCGATTGTACTCGATCCAAAGTGGTCTTCCTATGTTTTTTCCTTCATTAATGGCCTTGGTTTGTGTAACATGATAAATCAAAACGCTTGTTCGGAAAATGATGTTGTTTGGATTTATAGTATTTGTACCATGCTTCTATCTTGCTAGAATCTTTTATCATCAAAAATAAAACTTCATCATAAAACTTTTGCAATAAATTTGTTTTTGATATCAATATAAAGTCACCAATAAATATTGGTGAGGGACCTCGTTCTTTGTTAACATGCACTTTATTCATGTCCAACTTTTTAAAAATTATAGGAACAGCAACATGAAGGTCCCATCTTAATGATATGTATACATCATAAGAGTCGTCAACTTGTTCACATGATTTCTGAATGCTATATGCATACGACAATGAATTTTTAAAATGTTGGAACATGAATTCCTCGTTTTTCTGATTGGCTTTAAAGTTAGTGTGATATTGAGATATATCATTCAATATGTATGATTTATTTTCTATTTGTGCATATATATCGTTGAAATTCAGTTGAGATTCTAGCTTAATCGAAACAGATCTGACGTTATGTTCTCTTTTAAGCTTTGTTACAATATCCTCTTTGATATTTTCAGGAGCCCAACCGTGGGCATATATGTCAAAAGTATATTCCGGATTGCACCGTATAATGTTAGCAATGATTCTTTCAAAAGTTAGTTTATAATTTATTTCAAACATATGCGATTTTTTTTGTATCAAATGAAGTAACGCTACAACAACCTCGCAAACAAAGAGCTACTAACATTGACTTTTATATTAAACATGTTATCTTAAAAAAAAAGTTGTTCGTTTTTAAATATATGCACATCTCAAATGTTTATTATCATTCCACTTGGGGGACTTGGAGAACGTTTCAAAAAACATAATTACTATTTACCGAAACCCTTAATTAATGTAAAGGGTAAGCCGATTATATGTTGGTTGCTTGACTCTTTACACATTCGGAAGGATATGACGATATGTATTCCGTACAACAAAGTTTTAAAAGATTTCCGATTTGAATCTTTGTTGATAAAGGATTATCCACATATTAAGTTTATATTCAAATGTTTGGAGTATGACACACGAGGTGCTGTCGAATCATTGAAACATATACTGGATGAATTACACGAACATAAATGTAGCGACTCGCATGTATTATGTTTAGATGGTGACAATTTTTATAATATTGACATCATTTCCAGATGGAACAAAGGGAATCAAGTTTTTATTTATGAAGACAACACCGACAGAGAGTGTTTTTCTTTTGTTAAAACTATTGCACACGATGTCATACTAGAAATAGAGGAAAAAACCCGGATATCTGATTTTGCATGTACGGGGGCGTATGGGTTTGAATCATTCAACATTCTACGCGAAATGTGTAATCATGTTATTGACAATAACATCACAAATATGAATGAATATTACACTTCTGGCTTGATAAATGAGATGATAAAAAAATCTCATCATTTTACCACAAATGTTGTTAATAAAAATGATTGGATTTGTTTAGGAACGCCAATTGATTTACAATTATTTTATGAAAATTACAGAGACCTGTATACATTTAAAAAGAGGTATTGTTTTGATTTAGATAACACGTTGGTTACATTTCCAACGATTCCTGATGATTATACAAGTGTGAATCCTATCGAAAAGAATATTGACGTTTTGCGGAAAATACATTCGCAAGGCAATACGATCATCATAAACACATCGCGGCGAATGAAAACACATCATGACAATGTTGGGAAAGTAATTGCTGACATCGGGAAACTCACAATAGATACGTTGGAAAAGTTTGAGATCCCGTATGATGAATTGTACTTTGGTAAACCTCTAGCGGATTTCTACATAGACGACCTAGCAATTTCATCATTCTCTGACGTTCATAAGGAATTGGGATTCTACAATACGAATGTGATGATTAGAGATTTTAACAGTATAAAACCATCCACGACTATAGAAGTTTATAGAAAAAGTTCACATGATCTTTCTAGCGAGATATATTATTATCGGAATATTCCGAATGAAGTAAGAGACTTATTTCCCGTTTTCATAAGACACGATAAAAACAATAAATGGTATGATATCGAGAGAATTAATGGACTCACTGTTAGTAAAATGTTTCTGTCGAATCAGCTCAACGAATCGCATTTCAAGACTATAATACAAAAAATCCATTCATTACATAGTGTTGAATTAACAGCATGTTATCATGTGAATATCTACGAAAACTATGCAAAGAAATTAAAACATCGTTTCGATACATTTGATTATTCATTTTTGCCGAATTATCTTGAAACATATGAGAGTATATTAACTAAGTTGATTTCTTATGAAAAGAACGTTAAAGGGACTTTGGGAGTTATCCACGGTGATTGTGTTTTCACGAACATCATCTTCGATAACGAACACAATATCAAATTCATAGATATGCGAGGAGAAGTAGGAAATATTAAAACGATTTATGGCGACGTAATGTACGATTGGGCCAAACTCTATCAATCATTGATTGGGTATGATGAGATTCAAGAAGGGATTGTGTTAGATAAAACCTACAAAAGTTGCTTACTAAATACATTCGAAAATTCATTGAAAAACATATTAAAAAACGATGATTGGTTAGATTCTATTAAAGTTATCACCAAATCATTATTGTTCTCGTTAATTCCTTTGCATTATTCTAAAGACAATATTGTCAAATGTAAATTATATTACGATTTGATTCATAACATTTGAGGAAAATATCATCACAGCAATCGTTGCTGCTCATTTTCAAAATTATTATGATTAATTTACGCTATCTTATACAAATCATCATCATAAATTAAATAATAAGTTGGTGATGAATATAATTTTAAGAGGTGATACTTTTAGGGGTTGTAGTGTAGATGATCAGTTTTTTGCGTTTAAGAGTATTGTACGCCATGTCATTGAGCCATTAAACTACAAAAACGAACATGTGAACGTATTTCTAGTCACGTATAACAAATACTATGAAAATGAAATACGAAATATTTTTAAAAATTATAACTTTTTTTATTTTACGATAATTAAATCAAACCAAGTAAATGGATTTATCAATAGTTTCAATGTACTTTTAGAAAGCAAAGTAAATATAAATGGAATAATTGGAACTCTAATACTAAGAAGTGATTTATGTTTTAAACAAAATATTACGTACGATCGAATTAGTAAAGACAAAATACTTTTTCAGTGGAATTTGTTGCATAACAAAAAAACAGGAGAAATCGCGGACCAAATACAATTTGTTGGTTCGGGTATCTTAGATGATTTTGTGGATAAGATTAATTCTTATCAAATAGATACACTATATCAGGGAACCTTACATAATTTATATAATTTTTGCGTGGATAAATTTGGAAGAGGCAAAATAAGCTATCTAAATTATATACAAGACCCAAAACCTAACAATGCTATTTGTAAAATAAGGGGCAATCCTGGTGTTCAATTAGGCAACCCTCTATATAATTATACCAGATACATGAGTAAATGAATGAATCACATATGTGATATATATATTCTACTTTTCCACATAGGTATTACAAGCAACTAAAGTAAATAATCGTTGCCTTTTTTATATAACTGTAAATGAAACCGTTTTTGGTTTTTATTTACTGGAATGTTATGGTGGATTTGGGCAATGGAGCACCGCTTCCATACACACGCGGAACATCGACGAAGCCTGTTTCTTTGACAACGTTTTCACCGACAACCACGTCGGAAAGGTGTTGGATCACCTCGGCCTCACTAAACTGCGCTGCCGGCGTCACATGCTGACGCACACCGACCTCATCGACATCATATGAGAGGCAAATAAGGGTATGTAAGTGAAAATACACAGTATTCCACGAATCGTTTATACGCTAACCACACTCGATGTCATACGATGGAACTACGTACGATGGTACTTGCTTTTTTGGAACGGTAGCGTCAGCCGCCCTTTTTTTTTGTCGAGACTGATAATATATATGTAACCATAGAGTCCCGTTCATCTATGGATGCGTCTCTTGAGTTCGACGATGTGTATTACGCCGCGACGGAGGTAGCGGGCGTGAACGACGCCTACTCGCGACTGATGAAGAAAGAACGCAGGGTCTTGGACACGGTGGATCGCGTGGTGGCGCGGCGAAATCGAGACCTCGAGCTGCGTCGTGGCGGGTCGTCGCTGCTGGACGAGTCCCTGCGAGGGCTGTGGATTCGCACCGTACGCGCGTTGGAGGGAGGCGCTCGCGACGCGTGGAACGGACGTCCGTTGGACGTGGTGTTTTCTTCGGAGCGTCGAATGTACATGGGCGTCGCGTTGAGCGCGACATGTATTTTAATCATGATTATGAGTAAAGCGGATGGAAGTTGACCGTGTGCTCGTCTTGATGATCTGCGCGAGCACGTTCGTGCACGGATATCGCCGAGGTGTCGTGAACACGGTGTTTTTTTTGGGTTCGGGCGTGAGTCTGATTATGGTGTACGAGTTGTGGCGACGCTCCCGTGCGAACGTGCGAACAGAACGACGAGATCAGACGATTCGAGATCGATTGGTACGTCACGTAGGAGAGCTTCACTACGTGACGAAGAACCACCGGCTGACGAACGCGCTGTCGGAGATACGTTTCGTCCGGCGTTTCTCGAAAACCGCCTACCGTCACTACGCGCACGCGATCGAAGAGTGCCTTCGTCTGTATCGAGACGCGATACGCGGGCACGGTGTCGATTTCGCGCTCGTGAAGGGCGCCTACGAAGACACGCACGAAATCGCGGAGGAAATCCTGATGCAGGTGCCGGAGTACTCTCGGAGGCTCTATCGGTTCGGGGACCGCTCGTTGCACGACGTGCTTCGTGTCGAATGCGGTGTGATCGAAACCATACTCCGCGGATTGGTGAAACGCATCGCCGTCATGACTGAAAAAAAAACGAGCGCATTATAGTAACCCTTTTCCAACTCATTCATGGGCGTCGTGACAAGTGACGATTTCGTCCGTCATTTCTTTTGGAAATACGTAGACATGCGACTGAGCCAATGGGAGCTCAAGTATCTGTGCGATCGCGTCGAATTAGACCCCTTGTGTTTTAAGTTCCTGCAACGATACGAACGTTTGCTTTCCAACCCCGAAGCGGACGTCCTGAACCTTTGCACTGTGATGTCTCAACTCGATAGTCGCACGCTCGAAGCGCTGTTTCGTTTCTACGTGATTCGAGACGCGGATTTGAGCTCGGAGACTCCGCCCTCCCTGTTGGACGCTCCCAAATCTTACGATGCCCTGCAACATTTCATCGGCGAGGACGACGCGCGCTTCGAACGTTTCGTGATCAGTTTGTATTATTATTTTTAGTCGTATTAAACAAGAGCGTGACGCAGCACTATGTCTTGGGAGCTTATCGACGCTTACTTCACCAGCAATCCGCGATACATTAGCCAGCACCAGTTGGACGCTTACAACACGTTCATGGTGGAGAAGTTGGCTTACACGGTGCGCGCGATGAATCCAATACGCGTGATCAAGAACGACGACACGCTTCGAGTGGACATCGAAGTGGGGGAGAACGTGTACCTCGACCCACCGACCTACGTCGACGACAAGGGCGCGCGCAACCCTCTTTTGCCCAACGTGGCGCGCATGCGCAACTTGTACTACGCCTCGGATTTGCGGATGGACGTGCGCGTCTCGTACTACGAGAACGACAAGCTCGTCGGAACGCCGGACGTGTACGAGCGTCATTTTTTCGGACGCATCCCGGTGATGCTGCAGTCCAAGCTGTGCGCACTGCACGGATTGACTCAAGAGGAGCTCACGGAGGCGGGGGGAGTGCCGATTCGATCAAGGCGGGTACTTCGTGATCGACGGCAAGGAGAAGGTGGTCATCTCGCAGGAGCGCATCGCGACCAACCAACTGTTCGTGGGGCCCTCCGACGATCCGGACAAGTTTCGCACCGAGGCGATGATTCGCTCCACGGCGTTGAACAACGATCTGTTCCCGAAGACGGTGTGGTTCTACGTGGGGACCCCGGACTTGGGTGGTAAAATTACGATGAAAATCATGAGCTTCGGGCGTCGTGCGGGGGAGCACGAGAAAGAGAAACGGGTGCAGTTGCTCCAATCCATCCCATTGTGCGTCGTCTTTCGCGCGCTCGGCGTGACCTCCGATCGCGAAATCGTGGAGCACGTATGCATGGGCGACGATCGATTGCGTCCGGCTCTGCGCGCTTCGTTGGTGGACGGTGCGGCGACCGAGATATTCACCACGGAAGATGCGTGGAAATACCTGGCGAACTTCGTGCATTACAACGACCCTGTGCACGTGCGATACTTGCTGACCAACGAGCTCTTCCCGAACGTGGGCGAGGAGCCCGGCGTCAAGGCGATGTATCTAGGCTACCTCGTGAATCGCGTGCTGCGCGTGGATCTCGGATACGCGCCCCCGATCAACCGCGACAACTATCTCTACAAGCGTGTGGACACGTGCGGGGTGCTGATGGGCAACCTCTTCCGCGACTTCTACAACAAACTGCGTAATCACATCCGCAGCACGGTCGATCGAGAGTACGAAGTGGAGCGTGCGAACGGAGACCGCGGCATCAAGGGGCTGATTCACAAGGACAACATGAGGCGTATCTTTCCGTCGCTGATCATCGACGAGGGGTTCCGAAAGTCCTTCAAGGGCATGTGGGGCAACCCCGACGCGAAGAACATGGGCTCGATGAAGGAGGGGATCGTGCAGGACCTCAGCCGACTGTCCTACACCTCCTACGTGTCGCACGTGCGCCGCGTGAACACACCCATGGACCGTGAAATCAAAAAGGTAGCTCCGCATCAGCTCGACGGGCCGCAATACGGAATGATGTGCCCCATCGAGAGCCCGGACGGAGGAAACATCGGGCTGCTCAAGCACCTCGCCGCGACGTGCGAAATCACACCGGAGGTTCCCTACGAGGAGATCTTCGATTTGTTACGCAAAGAGGGTGTGCGCACCTTTCAAGACATTCGGACGTACGCGGAGGCTCACCGTCCTGCGAGCGTACGAGTGCTCCTGAACAACTCTTGGATCGGTACGCACGACGACGCGCGCACTCTCGTCGAGAACATGCGAGACCGTCGTCGAAAAGGCGGGTTGAGCGCCTTCGTTTCGATCGGATGGCGGGTGTTGGATCGTGAGGTGCGGGTGTACTCGGACGGTGGGCGGTGTTGCCGCCCGCTTCGCGTCGCGGGGATTGCTTCGCGGTCGGACGCGAAGTCGGGTCCTCTAGAGTGGAAGGACATAGCGGTTCCTCGCGTCGGGGGCAAGCTCGGCGAGATTCGATCGGTGGAGTATCTGGACTGCGCGGAGACCGACGTATCCATGATTGCGATGCGGGAAGAGGACCTTCGAAAGGGGGTACACACCCATTGCGAGCTGCATCCGTGTATGGCGCTGAGTCTCTACACCAACAGCATCCCCTTCGCGAACCACAATCAGGCGCCGCGCAACGTCTTCTCCGGTCAGCAGGCCAAGCAGGCGGTCGGCGTGTACTCCACCGCGTTCAATCACCGTATGGACACGATGAGCTTCGTGCTCCACTATCCGCAGAAGAGCTTGGTCACCACGCGCATGGCGCGATACATGCACCGCGACGTGATGGCGTGCGGCGAGAACCTGATCGTCGCGATCGCGACGTACACCGGTTACAATCAGGAGGACGCGGTCATCTTGAACGCAAGCTCCGTGCAGCGAGGGATGTTCAACACGTCCTATTTCAAAACCTTCACCAACCGAGAGGACGTGACGGACGAGGGGCTTCGCGAAACGCGAGTGGCGAACCCCGAGGAGCTGCGAAAGAGCGGGCGCGCGATTCAGCGCAAACGGTGCGACTGGAACGCGATCGACGAGAGCGGCTTGCCGCGCAAGAACGCGTACATTCAAGGAGGGGCGTGCGTACCTCGGGATGGTGGAGCACGTGCGATCCGCGGAGGTCGACGGTCCCCCGCGGGATTTGTTCGAAACCGACGAGACGCGCGTCCGCAGCAGAGACGCGTCCAAGGTGGCGGACAAGACGGTGGAGGGTACGGTGGACGAGATCGCGACATCCGTGCAGGACGACATAACTCACGTGAAGATTCGAATGCGAAAGTTCCGCGTGCCCATTCCGGGCGACAAGATGGCGAGCACTCACGGGCAGAAAGGGGGTGTGCGGGATGGTGCTTCCGCAGGAGGACATGCCCTTCACGGCGAACGGGCTGGTGCCGGACATCATCGTGAACCCTCACGCGTTTCCCTCGCGTATGACCATCGGGCATTTGATGGAGTGCGTGGTGAGCAAACTGTGCTGCGTGCGCGGGGGGCGCGTGGACGGCACCGTGTTCGACACTCCGGATCTCGCGCACTACATGGATCTGTTGGAAGCTTCGGGATTCGAACGCCACGGGGACGAGGTCTTGCACAACGGGCGCACCGGCGAGCAAATGGATACGGACATCTTCATAGGTCCCACCTACTACATGCGTCTGAAGCACATGGTGCAGGACAAGATCAACTACCGAGCGACCGGACCCGTGGATCGCGTCACGCATCAGCCCACGCACGGTCGATCCAAGGGTGGAGGCCTTCGTATCGGCGAGATGGAGACCAACGCCATCATGGGGCACGGTGTATGGGGATTCGTGAAGGAGACCATGATGGAGCGCTCCGACGGCGACGTGATGTATGTGGATCACGCGGAGGGCGATCCGATATGGTACAACACGCGCGAGGGGATGTACGAGCAGAGTTACGGAGAGCCCGTTCGCACCGAGGTGCCGACCACCATGAAACTGCTGGCGAACGAAGTCCAATCCTTAGGAATCCGTACGCAATTCATCGTTCAAGGGGAAAAAAAACCTACAGTAGGATAAAAATTGTTCGTTCATGCAGACAACTATGATCGTGTCCGTTGTGCTTGGAATAGCCCTCGTGCTGTTAGGGGCGGGGGTGTTCGCGGTGATTCGTTCGACCTCCAAAGCCGACGAGATGTACGAACCCGGCACCAAAGAGATGAATCTCGCGGCGAGCATGGCCGTGCAGCAGCTCGAGGCCTATTGAGATTACATCAGGAAGTGCTTGATTGCGGTGACGGCCACCCCGAACAGCACCGCTTTCAGAAACGCGACCGAAGCGGGCATGCGACGCAGAAGATCGAAGTGTTCGAAGTCCAACTGCGCGAACAAGTAGTAGATCGTGGCCAACAACACCGCGTCCTTTTGAGACGTGGTCAACACGCTGTTGGACGGTTTGGTGGCGGACACCGGCATCTCTTGCTGAGGAGGAGGTGGTGGAGGATAGTAGGGTGGCGGTGGAGGATAGTAATGCGACTCATAGGGCGCGTGATGCTTCGGAGGAGGCGGCATCTGCTGGGGAGGAAGGTTCGGGACCGTCGTTTCGTTTCGAATCTCGTGGATGACCTCCTGCACGCTTCGATCGGCCTCGCTCATAGCCGGGCGCGCCGGAGTCGTGGACGGTGGTTGAACCGACGGTTGCTGCGGAAGGTCGCTCAACATGGTCGATTTCCTGGTGTGCGGCGCAGCCATGAACACGAATGTTTGGGTTTAACGTACATTTAAAAAATTACAGTTTTTCCACGCACGTCGTCGCCACCGGGCGATACGTGTAGCATCGATCGTCGAGCCGAAACGTGCGTTTGGACACGTCGGACAGTTTGGGACCACGCACCACGAGACAACGATCGTCGGTGCACGCTTCGCGAAACAAAGAGGCGAGACCTAACCCTAAGATCACCGAGATCAATCGACGACCGGCCACGGTGCGCATCCACTCCATGGGTTTGTTATATAGATCCTACAAAATTTTAAGCTTCCACGATTGGTTGCGGTGCGGAGTTCGCGTCGCACTGCGCAGGCTCCGCGACGTACCGATAGCAGGTGTCCCCCGCGGCGTCGTGATACAGTGTTCGACTCACGTTGTCCGGAGAGGGAAACTTGTGCACGATTTGCATCGGAGGACGCATCGCGTACACCGCGAGGATACCCACCGCGAACCCCCCGACAAAAAAATGCAAATCGAGGTAACGATCCATGTCTCTTACTCTTATGCGGAGACTTTTCCGAGCACCAAAGTGCACAGCTCCTTTTTGGTGAGCTTACTCACCGTCTTGTTTTGTAGTAACTCCGGGCGATGTGCGCGGATCGCGTTCAGCAGATCGTTCTTGCTCATGTAGTACGGCTTCGAGGAGGCGGAGGACACGCACTCCTGGTAGGTGTTGAACAAGAAGCGACGCGCGTTCTCAGGCCCGTCGCGAGACGCCTCGCGCAGTTTGTCGACCGTTTTGTCGCGCGTCGGGAGTCGATACGGGCGTCGAATCTCGAGCATCCGACGGACGTTCGCTGACGAACATGGAGGGTGCCAACGATCGTACGTTGGCGATGCGAGCGTCGAGGGATGCGAGGGCGTCTATCGTTTCGCGGACTCGACGTTCCAAGTCCACGTTGTCGCCTCGGGTGCGAAGGTACGTGCCTCGTACCGCGAGATACGACCGATGTACGTCGCGGCGTTCCTTCAGAAGACTGCGTAGGAGCGACGCGCGGACACGATGTTTTCCCTTAGGAACACGGACGGTGTGATCCTTCACCACCACCACGAAATGGGTGGGGGTGTCTTCGACGGCGCCCAACTTAGGTCGGTCTTCGACTTGCTTGCGCAAAAGGAGATATCTTTCAAAATCCATGGAAGAGGGATTCCTTTACTCAAGAGCGCTTTATTTAACTGAATATAAGATCCATGAGACTGAAGAAGTAGAAGAGTACGATCGCAGACACGATACTCACGAAACCGAGCGAGTACATGGTTTGATGCTCCTCCAGCCCGAACTCTTTGGGCGTCCCGTCTACGGAGAACATCACGCGAGGACGAGCGATGACGAGCAACAGCATCACTACGATCAAGCACAAGGCGCTGTAGAAAATACGACTCTTCATCATCCGAGCGGGAGTTTTATGTTATATGTCTTTTTTAGTCCGCCGTCTCCTCCGCGTTCTCTCCGGCGTCTTCTCGCCAGTCGTCGGCACCGCCTCCTCCTTCCTCCTCGTTCTGTTCTAGCTCCAATCCGACGGAGTCCTTCAACATTTTGATCAAGTTACGCTGCTCCGCGTCCATGTTCTGATAGGATTTCAGCATCCGTTGCTTGTCTCTCTCACGAAGGAGCTCCACGCGTTTGTTGATGGCGTCGATCTCGACGAGCTCCTGTTGCCCCTCCGTCACGATGCGATCGAACCCTTTGCGAACGATGCGGACCAAATCGTCGTAGATCTCTTTGCGATCCGGATCGATCGGAGGGCGAAAGCCTTGGAAGAGCGCTCGAAACAGTCCGTGCACGGTACGTACGCACGCGACGGCGTTGTAGAGATGGGATCGGAGAGGATCCGAGCGCACGAGATGATCGCGCACCACCTTCGCGTCGAGGGCGGTGTCACTCTCGTAAAGCAGAAAGGCCAACTCCTTATTCACGCTGAAGGTCACTTTGCGCGGGGGCACATCTCGCAACACGAGCTCCAAAAAGGGGCGCAGGTCGAACACGTCCTCCATGTCGTCCACCATCTTGGTCAACTCTTCGTCGAGCGCATCCGGATCGTCCGTCTCCACCTCCGGCGGTTTCGAGTCCGTGATCGGTGCCAAACGTATTTTTGACAGTTCCTCCAAGCGCGACACACTGCGTTTCTTCGAAGGAAGCACCGCGCTCGCCGTGGCTTCGTAACAAAAGCGACGCCTTCGGTTCGACGTGGTTCGACTAGGGTACATCACGAAGGACGGATCGACCGCGGCGCGTATCGCGCTCGTTTCCACCTGTTTCAACAACGGAGCGTTCGCGTACGGTTTGTAGGGAGCCGGAGAACGTTGGGATTTGATCGCGGTTTGGTTTTGTGTCGCGCGTCGCGACAGCGCCTCCTTTATGCTGGGATTCTCGTTCGCGTAGAATCCGACCGCGAACGTGAGGGTCGCTTCGGTGTTCGAGAGGGTTTTGAAGAAGGGGTTCGTAGCTCCGTATGTGGACGAGAGCACGCTCGCGAAGTACGGCACCACTCCCCGCGGCACCTTGGGTGTCAACGGAGGCCCATCCAACATGAAACGGTGCGCGTGCTCCGGGACCAAGCGATCCAACATTTGTCGCCGAAAGAGGACGAGTACGGTGAGTATCGCGGACTCTCCGCATATCGTCGCGAACTCCTCCATTTGCGTTTCCTCCGAGTTTCCGAGAGGACGGGTGGTTCCGCGCTTGCGTTCGAGCATCTTCTTAAGGATGCGAGAAAGCAGCACGGTCTGATGCTGCACCCGGACCGCCTCCTGCTTCGTGACCGGGACGTGCAAGATCCTCGCGGCTTGGCCGTGCGTGCCACGGTTCGTACGGATCTCGTCGGCGAAGGGCAGCGCGTCGGACTCGTCGAAGATCACTTGGCTGCTGTCCTCGATCTCTCCTCGCACACAGAGGGTCTCGTCGTGTTCGACCGTTAACGCGCGAGGCGATACTTGGGGGACGCCGCGCGCGAAATGCTCGTACGCGATCGCCATCTCCGCGTGCTCCACGGAGATGGCCTCGCTGTTCTGCTGCGCGAACTGCAACGCGAGCGCGTCGTTCCGCAGTTTGGCGTTCGCTTGTTGGTCCAAGAACGGACGGAGCTCCTCACGATAGGCGCGCATCTCCTCGAAGGAGTCGAACTGTAGTCGAAGCGGAGGAGGGGCGATCGGGTCGCTCGCGTCGGAAGGAGCGCGGATGTTCGCTGTCTCCTTCGAGTCGGAGGCGATAAATTCCACCAAGCGCGAGAAGAAACGCTTGTCTCGCGTCACTTCGTGCATTCGCTCCAACACGGTGGCGTCTTCGCGCACGTCTTTCAGTAGCTTTCGAGTTAAGAATTTGGGAACGGGTTCGGTGATTTCGGTGGGGATTTGTTTGACGGTCTGCCTCTTGGATTGTGCGTTTCGGAAGTCGAGCTCCGTGATCTCTAACTTCTTCACATCTTGCGCGGTCAAGTCACTAAACTCGAGGCCGAAGACCCTTTTTACCGCGGTCAGCACGGACTCGTGGTAGAAAGGGGTGTCCTCGAAAGCCTTCAAGCGATAGAGATGCAAGAACTGCTCCACGGTCATCCCGATACGGGCGTGCAGATCTTCGGGTGTGAGCGCTAGCGAACGGAATACGATGTTGTGTCGCGCGAGATCGTGTTTGTTGTAGCGGTACGCGTCGGATCCGTAGGTGTCCGGATACAGGAAAAAGTAGTTGTCCTCGAATCGTTCGACATTGTAGAACCGATCCACGTCGTCCTCCCCGCGGACTCGAAGGATCGAATCCGAGATCAACTCCACGATGGTGCCGCGAAGAGTGAGGCGATCTTCGCGATTGAAGAAGCGCATCTCGCATTTCGTCGGAAGATACGCGACCACCTCCGATAGTACCGAGTCGTAACTGTCCATGTCGAACACGACCAACGAATCGGATTTCGACACGGCGTGGGCCAACCCGGACGTTCGTACGCTATCGTCGCATAGGAATCGAGCGGACACCATCGGAGAAACCGGAGGTGCACGATACGGTGCGGGGATAGTTTCGTACATGCAGTCCATGACGCGCTGATGAGTTGGCATTGGTTTGATCACTCCTCTGTATATGTCGCGCACATACGGTCTCATACGTTCGCACATTCGTGATTTGTTTTTGACGAAGGGGACGTCGTAAATCAAGGCGTGCTTTCTAAGTTCCGCAAGGGTGAGTTTCTCCAAGAATTCGAGTTTGAGATCGCTGTTCTCCTCGCGATCATAGAACATGGGAAAGTCCATGTAGAACGGTCTTTCGAACTCCTGACCGAAGGTGTCCAACACCGCGTTTACTGCGTTGGGACAATGTGCGTCCAACGGTGTGCCTTGAGCGAGTTCGTCCTGCTGGCTGTATGGTGCCTCTACGAACGTTTTGCCGGGTTGCGCTTCTTTGAAATCCGCCCTTCGATTGCGGTAGTCTCTACCCGAGTCGCGCACGATAGGGATCTCTTTCGTGTAGGTGTCGACACGAACGATCGGACGCCATCGTGTCGGAAACACAGGGGGCTTCTTGGAGGAAATATCGAACAGTCGCGCGTAGGAGGCTACGTCCGGATGGTTGGGGACCAACTGTTGTAGATCCGTTTGAAGGTGCGTTTGATCCATATTCGCGATCGAGATGGGTGCTTCGCGATCGATCTCCAAATCGCCCTCGAACTCCTCGAAGATCAAATCGTCCACATGACGCACTTCGACGACCGGCTCGTTGCGGTTCTCGGTCTCGACCACCGTATCGGTCGCGTTCGTGTCGGCTTCGTCGGTTGTCGGAGAGTCCTCCAATGGCAGCGTGGTTGTGGTGAGGATCAGATTGGATACGCGATGTCCCACCTCGAACACGTACACCGGCGGTTCTCCGGGCTCGTATATCGGAGCGGAGACCTCGGAGGCGTCCACATCGATCAGGACCATAGGCGGTACGGGTTCCTCTAGCAACGACCGGTCCACGATCACGCCCCTCTCGAAACGTCAAAATCAAGGAGCGCTTCTTCACGACGCGCGCGAGCAGAAAGGTGAACATGGGTTTGAAAACGGGGGCCTCTTCGTCGCGAAGATTGTCCATCGCGTCGGGAAACTTTTTGAGGAACTCTTGCACCTCTCGATTGACGCGCTTCGCCTTCATCGCACGCTCCAACATGGCGACTATCACCTCACGGTACTTGCGCATGATGGTGCGGCGACGTCTCGAAGACGCCGAACGAAAGTTGGCCTCGTTAATAGCAAAAAGAAATGCGGCTAACCACGTGTCATTCTCCTCATCGTTACGAGGACACACCATCAAATTTGATATGGAGTACGCCGTGTCGTACGGGCGTGGGTCTCCGCTCATTTTTTATATTTAGCGTAGGTTTTAATCCAATCCTTCGCGACATGCGAGCGTATATGGTCTGCGACGTATCGTGCGGCAGCGCGAACGAATCTCTGAGCGGAATCGACGGAGTCGATACGTTTGCCCACGAACTTGATCATGACGACGTTGTCCGAAGGGTGAGGCACGGTGTATCCGATGTAGGACAGTCGGACGTCGAGTAGTTCCGCTGGAATATTGTTCGGATTGTCGTCGCGCATCAGATGGCTGATCAGCACGGATTGGACGATGTTCCCCTCGGTGTGCCCGGCGTTCTCGATGGTTACGCTGTACATCTTGTCCGCCTCCAACTGATAGCGTCCGACGTCCTCCCCCGCGATGCGTTCGATCTTGTCCGCCAAAATCGTGAAAGCTCGGGTGAAAATCTCGCTCGCGGACACCGCGCACTCCGAGTGCACCACGAAGTCGAAGGAGCACGGCTCTTTGTACTTGTTCACGTGAAACTTGCGCTGCACGTCGAGATGATCGAACTTTCGTAGGAGCGCCTCCTTCTCGTCCTCCTCCAGTTCGTTGTTCTGCATCTCCAGACTTCGGCGCGCTTTTTGGGCCGCCTCCGGATCGATCGTGTTTCCGAAGCAGCATGTGCTGACCATTCCGAAAGAGGCGTTCGTGGAGGCGGGGTGCACCTCCGCACGCATCTCCGCACGGAATCGGCTGTTCTTCGCGGAGTTCAGCTTCGTGATCAAGATGTGGTCTCCCGTGATCGGACACGCCGGGAACAGTCGCTTCGCGATCGCGTCGTCGTACTTTTTCGCCTCGTTGTCGTACACACGGATGTGCGCACTCGTTACGGGCAGATGCGGGGTCGCGTCTTGATTTATCCGATCGATCTCGAAACGGTATCGGTCGGTGTCCCACGTGTCGATCTCCTCCATTGATGCGCACACCGGGATCATGCTGATGCGGTGCATGATGAACTCGTTGTGCAGCGGTGTGTTGTTGGTATGAATGAGCACGGGCGGATGATCTCCGTGGTACGCCGCGTCGAAGGGAAACCCCACGTTTTGGATGTCGGACATGATCACACGGCGAATCCCGTTGACCAACGAAAGGTCGACATTCGTAATGCGCACCTCCAAGTGTTGTTGCCCGCGAAGAAGAGTGATCTCGAACATGGCTCTGCGGACAGGCGTAGATATCTAAAACATAGCTATTTATTTAAAATCAATTTTTATCCGATGTCGCGTCAAGACGTCATCTTTGTCAGTCGAGATTGCGAATGGTGCAAGCAGGCCATCGCGCTCGTTTCTCCCAAAGACGCGAATCGTTACCTAATGGTCGACGTGGCGAACGCGCCCAATCTCCCAAAGTGCGTCGATCGTGTCCCGACGCTCCTCTCCCACGAGAAGAAACTGTATCAAGACGACGCGCTCTTCGACTATCTGCGTGCTCGAAACGAGGTGAATCCGTTCATGATCAAGGAGATGTCCGGGCTCTCGGACTGCTACTCCTATCTTGGCGACGACACCAACACCAACGGGATGTCGCACGCGTACAACTTTTTGTCGGAAGGCGACAGTACGATTCCTACGCCTACGGACGAAGACAAAGAGCGCATTGTCAACTACGATCAGTTCATTGCCCAACGAGATAATGATTTAAGCAGTATTCTACAATCTTCTAGTAACACCGCGCATGGAGGACAAAAATGCATTAGTGGAGACGTTCAACGTCAAGTTGACTGAGTTCGCTCGAGATTTGCTCGCGCTTTACCCCAAGGACGCCGATGTGGCCACCTTCAAAACGTCCGTGAGTATGGCGTTGGTGGTGGATCCGCGTAAGGCGGAGCGCATGTTCCACAAGTTCGTCACGATTCCGTATGGAGACGCGTTGCTGGCGCGCGACGAAAGCGTGTTCGTGAACCCCGGACTGCTGGAGGCGAAGATACAAACCATGGCGGACGTCGACACGAGCGTGGATTTTACGGAGACGCTGCTAGCGAAACTACGCAGCTACTGGGCGGACATGTCCGAGAACGATCACTTGGCCGTGTGGAACTACTTCAAAATCTTGGTCCTTCTTTCTCGCAAACTTCGAAGCGATTAAGAATATCTATCTAAAGCTTGAGTGCGCGACAGGGAAGTAACCTTCATATGGGATTCGAAAGCCAACAAACGGTCGTGTTCAATCGTATACTGCTCAATTTTTTGAAAGAGATCCGCCATCGTGACGACAGCGTACGCCAATCGCTCAAGGAGCACTACAAGGTCTTCGACAAGAGCTCCAACGAGTACATCGATTTCCTACGATCTCAGATCACCGAGGATGTGTGGTCCGCGCTGCAGACGAAGGAGGACATCTTCGACGCGGAGAGTGTCCTCGAACTGCAGATCTTTCGCACCGTGACGGTGCGGGACATCGTGCACAAGATCGTTCGCGAGAACGACGCCGACCGTCGTACCGTGAAGTTTTACTTGTATCTGCTGATCACGATCCTGTACTTCGATCGCGCGGAGCTCGCGTTGACGGACAACGATCGCGCGTTGCTACTCTCCAAAACGCTCCGTCTGCTCAACGGGGAGGAGGCCGAACTGGACGAGGTGTTGGACGACACGCTCGCGAACATTTTGGAGCGTGTACGAGCTCTTCGCGACTCCTCGACGTCGTCCGCTCCATCATCCCAAGGCGAGTTGCCTTTCGACATGAGCTTTTTGGAGAACACGAAGATCGGAGCGTTGGCGCGCGAGATCTCTCAGAACGTGGACGTGTCCAAGCTGAACCCCGAGGATTTGATGCGTCCGGAGACGTTGCTCACCGGTGGAGGGGACGGCGTACTCGGAGATCTGATTCAGTCGGTAGGGGACACCATCCAAAGTAAGCTCGACAAGGGCGAGATCGATCAGGAGCAACTCATGCAGGAGGCGATGAGCATGCTCGGGTCCTTGGACAAATCCGGTCACGGCGGGATGATGGCGGGGATCTTCGACATGATGAAGGACGGCATGCCTCCAATGCCGCCGAATGACACCTCCACGCGCGATCGGTTGCGCAAGAAGCTGGCCAACAAAAAAAAACCTTCTCTGTAGAAGTAAAGCGTCGATGCGTGAGCGCATTTGGTACGAAGATCCTGCAGGTTTTTTCCACACCACTCGTTTGTTCGACGTGATTCCCTCCCCGGACGTGGGATACGAATCTCGTCTGAATCGTGTCGTACGATTGGTGATGTACGTGAGCATCGTGTGTTTTTTCGTCACCGCGAGTATGCGGTGCACGTACCCGTTGGTGCTCGTCGCGATCGGATCCTACGCGTTGCTGTCCGCGCACCGGTCGTCGTCGGAGGAGGACTACCACGAGTCCTCGCATCCTTCCGAGGAGGAGCCGAGCGAGTGCACTCGCCCGACGCGCGACAACCCCTTCATGAACGTCACGATGGACGAGTACATCGGCAATCCGAAACGCGCGAAAGCGTGCGCGGTAGCGCGCATCCATCCGGAGATGGATGCTCGATATCGCGAGAACAAGCCCGTCGACGTCGCTCGTAACGAAAGTCTGTATCAAGGCGTGTCGGACGTGTTGTCGCGCGACGCGTCGCTGCGTCAGTACTACACCATGCCGAGCACGACGATCCCGAATGCGCAGGGAGAGTTCGCGAATTGGCTGTACGGGATCGAAGGGAAGACCTGCAAAGAGGGCGAGGGGATTCGTTGCCCCTTCACACCTAGGAATTCTTAAAAAAAAACAGCACGTAAGATAAATACCAACCACCTCCATGACGCGTCAATTCGATCACACCGATCGTATAGAGGCGGATCCGTGCGCGCAAGACGCGCGTCAGCGTGAGAATTTCGACATGTTTTCGTATCACCTGTTCAACAGCTACCGCACCAATCTCGCGGAGCCGAAAGCCTGCGAGAAGGCGGCCGGCGAGCTGGAGGAGTTCTACACCGACAATTTCATGCGGATTCGTAACGGATACGGGGTGGCGTCCGCGTGCGTCATCGACGAGGACAGCCGCATGCGCAACATCCCGATGACGCACGATCGCGGTCGCCACCAACTGATTCAGCGCACCTTCCAGGCCGTGCCGGACCTCTCTCACGGAGAGGCTCGCCCGGAGACGGAGAGCACTCTTCAGCAAGGCGAGAACACCTACCAGTCCAACGAGTGCGAGCGAAATCACGTCCAAAGCCAGTTTCTCCCGATGATCCCCTGCTTGCGAAACACCGTGCAAGATCCGCGCCACATCATCCCTTCGTGGACGCGCGGTGGGGAGAGCACGCGCGACACACTGAAACAGAAGGAGTTCATGGAGAAGAACGGCTACGCCTTCGACCAAGGAGTGTGGTCCAAACGTCAATGCGGTGCGCCGATGCTCTAAATAAAACGTTTTTTTTCTATTTTTTATCTATCGATTAAGCAAATAACCACTTAAAATGAACCGCTTGGTATACGACGAGTGCTCCTATCGTCAAGCCCTCGCGCAAAGCATCGCGCCCATCAACTACACGCTGGATCCGTTGAAGTACGAACACACCGGCAAATGTCGCCCGGACATCAACATTGTGGGGGGTACGCACGTGTCTCACATCAACGGAAACCTAGTGGACCTGGAGAACAGCCTCCGCGGGCAGACGGTCCCCGTGACGCATTGTTCGCAGTTCAAACACGGCGGCGCTCAAGCCGGGAAGGAGTACATCAAACCGGTGGAGCACCCCGTGCTGGACACTCGCATGCGCCATCTGTCGCAGTGCAGCGGCAAAAAATAAAAATTATGTTGATATTAAAGTAATCACGTATGAGTTTCTCCGCTCTTTCTTACGATCCTTGCGCGTACGACAAATCGTTGCAAGAGTCGCTCGCGGTGGGAAAATACATGCTGGACACCACGCTGCGTCCGTCCGACACGTTCGTGAGCTCTCCGCACGTTCGAGCGCAAAGCACCGGGGTGGCGCGATGCAAGACGCGTCCGTTGGTCGACGTCGACTCCGAGTTGATGGGTCTGAATCGAGCCGCGAGCAAGTGCCCCGACGCCCAATTCTCGCAGGACTACTGTCAAGTGGATACCCTACCCTCCGAGGCCGAGATCGACCTTCTGTCCGCGGAGGACACGCTGCTTAGCAATCCCCCGTGCACCCTTCGAGGCACCGGTTGGAATCGTTGGGAGTGGTTGTGCACCGATCCGCAAAAACGGGCCTTGATGCCTTTCGAAACGAACGTCCAAAACAAGCTGATCGTGCGCGACAACCATCGCCCGTGCGTCTCCACGCCGGAAGATCAGCACAACGTCGTCCCGAACGGAGCGGACCCCACTTGCTACACCGACATCGAGCGCGCGTGGAAGCCGATCGACGACAAGGACACTCCGCCGATGTTGCATTGGCGTCCGTGTTGCGAGATCAAACAGTTGTAGATCGAGATTAAATTATAATCCAATATAAAGCGAAACGAGCTCACCTTTCAACCATGTCTCCGTTGCCTTTGTCGTTAACCTTCATTGTTGACGACAAAGGACGTTATTTTTCCGTTCAGCCCGGAACCCAACCGCACCATATGGTCGCCGCCGTCGACACGACGCGCATGCGAAACATCGTGCAGTTAATGACAACGGTTCGAAAAAACCGCGGGGTACGATTCAACCACGTGTGCGATCACATCAAGCACACCGACGTTCGACACACGTTCGACCTGAGGACGGCGCCCATACCATCGGATGATATCAACTTCGACAAGATTCACATGAGCGTCTTGGATCTGGAAGACAACGCGTCGTCGCAATATATCGTACGCACGCTGCTCTTTTCCGGGATGAAGTTGTTGATCGTGCAGGATCATACGTACGATTCGCACAACGGCGTGCTGTCGCTGCAAGGGGTAGTGTTGACGGGCAACGACGTGCGCGACCCGAACGATCACACCACGAACGGCTTCGGGTACTTGGAGGACATGTTCGAACGCTCTTGATGCGTAATTGATTTAAACATGTGGACAGTCTATCAGATGAAAAAAAAACGACGAAAAATATTAGCGAGGGGTCATTAGGCGTAGAGACCACTTCCTCCGATCGATTCGAGTGTCAACATGACTGGATTTTACAAAGGCGGCGTGTTTCAGATCCTCCTGCAAACACGCATCCCTCTCACCTCCAAGGAAGTTTGGACCATTTTCCAAAGAGAGTATCGTAACGAGCTGCGACAGTATCCGGGTAAGACCAAACACGCTTCGGTGGAGTCCGCGTTGTGTCAGCTTGCCGTGAAAGATCACATGATCAAACGATACATGGACAACGACACGAACAAATGTTTGTATCGATACTACATCGATGACGACGAAACGTTGTCGATATCCACGCAACGAATGGAGGACGCCGCGCACATTTTGACGGCGTTATCTTCCGGAAGATAAAATATGCTGCTAAAATAATATAGGCTTCGGGATGGCGGCGTACAGTCGTCTCGCGGACGCTCCGATGGAAGAGTTTACACACAACAACATGGTGCCTTTTTTTGGTGCAAAATTGTCACAAAACGTCGATTTGGACCGGGGAAACGATGTGGTGCTACGCAACCACACCGGTGTGACTCGCGACCAACCCGATAAGATCGAGACGGGAAACTTTGGAGACATGAGCCCCCACATCGGTGTTTCTCAGCAGCATTTCTACACGCGCTCTTTGGATCGTATGGAGAACTCGCGTCTGCGCACGAACGAGTTGCCTCAAGAGCAGCTTCGAGTGGGTCCCGGCACGCGCGACACGGATCCTGTGGCGGGAGCCGGCGGATTTCATCAGGACAACTTTCGCGATTTGAAAATGTATCCGTCCGTAAACGAGTTGCGCGCGAAGACACGCCCCAAAAATACCTATCAAGGTCGCGTGCTCTCCGGAAAGGGGCCCGCTCGTAGAGGTGCGGCTGCGTCGGTTGCAAAGAATCGGCCCGACACGTTCGTGGAGATGAGCGAGTCCGACATGATCCCCACGAGCGGCGTCAGCCAAAACACCGCGCGATCCTGTCCGACCGTACGCCCCACCAACCGACGGTTCGTGCGATCGCACACCGGGCCCGCGCATCTGTACGTCGCCGAGGGAGCCAAACGACCCGACGTGCGCGCAAGCGAACGTACACAACACGGAGGGTTCGACGTACGCTCCCAAAGAGGAGCGAATCGTAAAACCCACGGAGACTACGGTCGCGCGGGGATGATGGTGTACGACACACAACGCAACAACGAAACGCACACCGGAGTGTCGAGCATGCTGTCCACGATAGTCAAGGCGATGGCGGCGCCGATTATGGACGCGATCCGTCCCACTACGCGCGAGTACCTCGTGCAGAACGCACGCGAATACGGTCCGGTTCAGGCGATCGTCGCTCACAAACCCACCGTGCACAATCCGAACGACGTGGCGCGCACCACCGTGAAAGAAACCTACTATTCACGACGCCCGAACGGGGAACATGCGCAGCTACGAGAAGACCACGGTGTACGATCCGAACGACGTCGCGAGGACGACGATCAAAGAGACCAACATACACGACACGAGGACCGGTCCTGTGCGTCCTCTCCCCGGAGGATACGCTACCGCGGAGGACGAGGCGCGAGTGCACCGTACGCGAAACCGGAGAAGAACCTGATCGCTCGATGAACATGCGCGGAGGCGCCTTCAAGTCCACCTGTGTACGATCCGACCGATATCGCCAAAACCACCGTGCGCGAAACCACCACCGGCGAGGTTCCCTTGGGGGCGGTGGGCGCCGCCCAAGACGGGGACGGATACCGCACCACCAACATGTACGCCAATCCGACGAACAAACAAATCACCTCGGACAACTTCTACGCCGGACAACCCGAACGAGAGAACGCCGACGGCTACCGCACTACCAACCCTCAAGCCCCGATAACTTCCAAGCAAATCACCTCCGACAACGAACACTTCGGAATGGCCGGACACGGAGAGGTGGAAGCGGCCACGTCCTACGAGGCGATCTACAACGCCATCATCAACGCCGATCGCGAGGGCACGTTGGTCCGATCCGTTCCGACCGCTAGCGGGACCAAAGTGACGCAAGGATCCGAATCCGTGCATCTTACGTCGGAACGCGGTCCTTCCGTACAAACGGACGGGGCCCGAGTGGACCGCATCTATCAATCGTCCGCGACCACCTTAGGACGCTTGTTCTACACGAGAGCCGATCTCCAACGCCCGCGATCAACGCCTGGATCCATCCTTGCTGACCCCCTTTCGAGACAATCCCTACACGCACTCGCTTTCGTCCGTTGCGTAAATTAGCTTAGTAGATTCTTGTTCGAACATATAAACCATGAGCGGGAACGAATACGCGGACGAGCTCTGCTGCCGGTGCGTGCCTTTGTTTATGCAGGGGTTTGTCTCGATATACGACGAGGTGTACCGTACCTGCAAGAACAAGAAGATGCTGCTTCGCGATTTTCAGACCGCGTTGGAGAACATTCCACAATGGAACGACATGATTTTGGAGAACGAGTTCAAACGTTTCGAGCGTGTTAGCGATTGTGATTGGTTGGAAAAGCTCATCCACACGGCGATTGTGACCACCGCCGCCAAACTGTGTCAAGGCGCCATACGTTCGGAGTTACTCCCTAAGGGCCACAGTTTCGTGCACAAATGCTACGTTCACGCGGCTCGTGAGTTTTGGCGAAAACCGATGATGTTCTATGCGGGTCATCGCGGGAAGGAACGCCATCGTTACATGCAAGAAGCGCGAGACGTGATGAAGCGTTCCATTATGGCTACGATTCGCGAGCACATACCGTACAAAGACATCGCGTGCGAAATCCTCGAACGTGGGAAATACGTGGCCAAACCGCACTCTACGGAGAATATCGAGCGACTAGGCGAGCACGCTCAAACGACAGCTTCACATGGACACGATCGATCAAGATGCGACGGAACATGTCTCCGCGAATCACGAGGATAACCACGAAGTGACCTCGAACGCTTCCAACGAGAGGTGGAAGCTCTTCCGAACCGACGAACCAAGCCACACCCACCACGTCGAGGAGGAGGAGCCGGAGGCTGAAGCTTCCCCGACCGACGAACCAAGCCACACCCACCACGTCGAGGAGGAGGAGCCGGAGGCTGAAGCTTCCCCGACCGACGAACCAAGCCACACTCACCACGACGAGGAGGAGCCGGAGGCTGAAGCTTCCCCGACCGACGAATCAAGCCACATCCACCACCACGACAAGGAGGAGGAGCCGGAGGCTGAAGCCCCTCCGACCGACGAACCAAGCCACACCCACAGACGAGGAGGAGCCGGAGGCTGAAGCTCCTCCGACCAACGAACCAAGCCACACCCACGACGAGGAGGCCCCTGGTCACACCGGACAAGAGGAGTCGAACGAAAAAGAAACCACCGTGGTATCGGATAACCACAACGAGACCATTGGATTCGAGGACTCGGACATCGAGTTCGATATCGATATCGAAACAGAGCCTCCCCAATCGGCTGCTAGCGCGACACGAAGCATCGTGATAAAAGGTAAGAAAGCCCACTCCTCCAAGATTCGTCAGCTACTCGGAGTGAACATCGCATCGGACAGTTTCAAAAACGAAGCTATTCGTAAAAAAATGAAACGCAATCTGCTTCGTCAAAGCGGAATGTACGGTACCGCGACGTCTCGGTTCGATGGTTGAAAAAATCGTGTGTTTGGATAATACAAATATGGACGTGTATGCTGTAGGGATTTCGACTTTGGTGGCCACACTCGTGACTTTGTACACCCTCTATTCGGATCGGAAGGATGCGCAAAAATCAAAACGCCAATACGCGATCGTGTTTTGTACTGTCTTGATCATCACGTACATGTTGTACGTGTTGTGCACGGACACGAATGAGAACAATCAGATGTTCGACAACATGAAGGGTGGCGAACCTCCGTTTTGAAGGGGATCGAATATTTTGTCATGTAATATAACGAAGTGTACAATGAGGCTGGAGTTGAAAAAGTTTGACATTACCTCAATTGATGACGACAAAGTTGTTGTAATGATTGGCAAGCGAAACACCGGAAAGTCTTTCCTGATCAAGGATTTGTTGTACTACAACAATCATTTTCAACTCGGTACCGTCATCTCGGGCACCGAGTCCGCGAATCATTTTTACGGAGCGATGGTTCCCAAAATGTTCATCCACGACGAGTTTACCGATCGGGTCGTCGAGAACGTGGTCAAACGTCAGAAGCACGTACTCAAAAAGAAGGACGAGGAGGAACGAACCTACGGTCAAAGCAGTATCGATCCGAAGTCGTTCCTCATCTAGGACGACTGTTTGTACGACTCGAGTTGGACGAAGAACGTGAACATACGAGCGCTGTTCATGAACGGGCGGCATCTCAAGATGTTTTTTATCATTTCCATGCAGTATCCGTTGGGTATCACTCCCAATCTGCCGCACAAACATCGATTACGTGTTCATCCTGCGCGAAAACATCGTCGCCAACCGCAAACGGATATACGACAACTACGCTGGTATGTTTCCAACATTCGAAGTGTTTTGTCAGGTGATGGATCAGTGCACCGAAAACTTCGAGTGTCTCGTGATTAACAACACGACCAAAAGTAACAAATTGGAGGACAACGTGTTTTGGTACAAGGCTAGCACGCATCCTCCCTTCAAAATCTGCAATCAAACCTTTTGGGACATGGCGAACAACATGAACGACGACGAGCGCAACGAGGAGACGTTCGACTCCAAGTCGTTCGCTTCGAAGCGCAAACACGTGATCAACGTGAAAAAGATGAACGCACGTTAGGAGTTTCCTATCCGAATGGGTTGTTTCTTGGTCGGCTTCTTTTTGTTCTTTTTCGAATCGTCCGGACGACCCGCGCTTCGCGCGTCGTGTTCGTTCTCGAACATGTCGTATTTGAGATAGCCCAACGCGTCTTCGTATTGGTTACGAGGGATGAACTTGTACTTTACCACTTGGTGATTGCGCAAGTATTCGATTTGATCTCTGTAAAAGCCGTCAACCACAAGGATAATACCCAAGAACAACAGAAGCAGCAAAATGCTTGACATTTATTTTAGTTCGGTTTTTTATTGATCGTCCACAAGCGCCTTCTGTTTCCCTTTCTCTTTCATCCACGGATCGGCGTCGAGCGACTCGTCCTCCTCGATGATCGTCACCGCCTCATTTTGTCCGGACGAGGAGGACGTGCTCGGGACATTATCTTTCTTGAGCGTCTCCTCGTTCTCCAAGCGAACGTGTAGATCCTTTTTGCGCTCGTTGTAGTGCTCGGAGGCGCTATCGATGTTTTTGTAGTAGTTGCTCATCAACGTGTTGAGCTCGGTTTCCGCGAACTCCTGCTTATCCAACTGGTTGGGATCCGGATTCCACGGACACCAACATCCCACCTCGGCGATGTAAATATTGAACTTATTGTCGTCCGCGATTCGTAGCGTCTTACACCGATTTTGAGCTTCGTCCAAAGAGTCGTAAACCCCTCGGATCTTAAGCGCCTGCACGGAAGTGCGGAATTCGTGCGCTTCGTCGAATTCGCGTTGCAGCTCCATTTCGTGAGTGTGTTTGAAGAATTCGAAGTCGCCTTGGATGTCGTCGCACAGGATCCCCGGATGGGCGTCGCGCAGAGAGCGAATCTGGTCCGATTTGTCCGGATAGTGTTCTTCGATCGAAGACAACAGGATCTTCAAATCGTTCGAGAAATTCTTGACATACTTTTCGAAGAAAAACACATGTTTATCCTTCAATATCTGATCTGGGTGGATGAACGACACGCATGCATAATTTTGACCTCTCAACGGAGGGTCTTGAGTGAGGAAATCCTTCTCAGACACAGGAATCATCCTAGATCTTTGATATCTAACGAGCGTCTTCTATTTTTAAATAAAAATGATGGCGCCCGATATCTTCTAAAAACGGGAAAAAATTTCTGTTCATATAAAGTAAAACCTTGAGTATGAGCGGTTCCTTCGATATGGTGGAGATCTTCGTGCGCATCCTGAAGTACTTGATGGAGGGCTTGGTGGTGTCCACCGCCGCATTCATGTTTCCCAACAAAAAGATGCCGGTCGAGGACGTCATTCTGATCGGCTTCGTGGCCGCTGCGACCTTCAGCCTGCTGGATCTGTACAGCCCGAGTCTAGGCGTGAGCGCTCGCTCCGGCGCCGGCATGGGCATCGGAGCGAACCTCGTCGGTTTCCCGTCGATGCGTACCGTGCCCGACGTGAGCAAGACCATGACCGGACCTTAAATGCTTCGTATGAACTTCCACCCCAAATCTTGACAAATGTTACGCCATATTTGCTCTTGCTGATGCAGCTTGTCACGGCTTTTCAGCAACGGAAAATACTTGAGATACTCGTCCTTCTCGAGTAACTGTATGAACTTATGAATGACGTAGGAGTATGAGAGGAAATTCTTCCGATTCAACGGCGAATGCTTTAGAAAAGGTACTTGAATCTCCTTGAACATATTACGAAGCTTTTCTTCTAATTCCTGAGTCAAATTAGGATTCGGAATACCCGTGATACGATTCAAAATATAAGGGATATGCTCGTAGTATTTGTTGATCTTCAGTTTTTTCAATATTTCTTTTATTTTTCGTCGATTCAAATCCTGCACGTTCACGATACGTTGTTTCTTGAGTTCCAATAAGATCTTGTCGAACACCTCCTCCGGGATATCTGTCGTCTCTTTGCCTTGTATTTGATTCAACCACTCCTGGTAATGATTGATCCGTTTGTATGAAAAATAACTTATTTCTTTAGGCGGATCTTTGTATGAGGGTTTCTCGTTGTCCGTCAGAAGATTGTCGATCGCGTAGCACTTGTTGCAATACGACAAGCTATCATGGTATAGTACCGTCTTTTCCAAAGAACCGCAGTGGCTGCAACATATCGCCTGATTATTGTCAATGCTATCGTTGATGTAATCATTGTCGGTGTATGACAGATACTCGTCGAGTAGCGCCGCGCGATTCATTTCTGTTTTCGGAACGGTGGCCGGAGTAACGGAAGGGGGGACGTTCGGCGTTTTCGAAGGCGTTTTGAAATAATCGATGATCGATTTCCCACCGGAGCCAGTGTTCGTGTTTTTGGAGGAGAAGACGGACTGCATACGTTCGTCGGTGTTATTTTCCACAAGATTGTAGTAGTTGTAAAGGATGTCGCTCGTGTTCGCGAAGTAGCTAATTTCAGACGCACGCGAACGCATCTGCTCTATCTGAGTAGTAAGCTGCGCCTTCGTTTCACGCAAGTGGACAATATTACGAAACTCGTCATCAGTTTTTTCCCGATTCGGTTTCGCTTCGATACGATCGATTTCATCGGAAACGACATTCAATTCTTCCACTAATTCGTCGATCTTTCCGCTGTTCTTCTCAAAGGTTTCTAGATTGTGTTTATGGCAGGAGTCTAGTGTTTTGGTGGTTTTTTTGTAGTTGCACGATCGTTTTAAGGCAGAGCTCTGTTTCATTCGAGGCAATTTATGATACAAGGGATCGTTGTGTTAAATCTTAAATGGCTATAAAAAAAATGTTGCGTTATATTAAAATATAATTCTACCATGGGTGGAGGACTTATGCAACTGGTGGCCTACGGCGCGCAAGACATCTATCTGACCGGCAACCCTCAGATTACCTTTTTCAAGGTGGTGTACCGTCGTCACACTAACTTCTCTATGGAGTCCATCGAGCAGACTTTCAACGGTACCGCCGATTTCGGCCGTAAGGTGACCTGCACCATCTCCCGTAACGGTGACCTGATCCACCGCATTTACCTTCAGGCCGAGTTCGCCACTAAGCCGAATACCTGGGCCGGGCACAAGCTTGTGAAGTCCGTCGAGATCGAGATCGGTGGTCAGCGCATCGACAAGCACTACGGTGAGTGGCTCCACATTTGGAACGAGCTTACTCAAACCGCAAGCCACTGGCAAGGCTACAAGTCCATGGTGGAGGGCTCCGGTTTCAACTCCACCGATCCCTCTAAGACCTCCTTCGACGGCGATACCAACGTGGTGTACGTGCCCCTGCAGTTCTGGTTCTGCCGCAACCCCGGTCTTGCGCTGCCTCTGATCGCTCTGCAGTACCACGAGGTGAAGATCAACATCGAGTTCGGCTCCCTTGCTGCCGTCGGTGGTACCGAAATGAAGTCCGCCTCTCTGTACGTGGACTACATCTACCTCGACACCGACGAGCGCCGCCGTTTCGCGCAGGTGTCTCACGAGTACCTGATCGAGCAGCTGCAGTTCACCGGCGACGAGTCCGCAAGCACCAAGATCAAGCTCAACTTCAACCACCCCGTGAAGGAGCTTATCTGGGTCGAGAAGGGCGACGAGACCGAGGTGGGCACCTACATCTCCACCTACGAGACCGCCAAGCTGCAGCTCAACGGCCACGAGCGTTTCTCCGCTCGCAAGGCGAACTACTTCCAGCTGGTGCAGCCCTACCAGCACCACGAGCGCGTTCCCGAAACCCGCGGTATCAACGTGTACTCCTTCGCGCTCAAGCCCGAGGAGCATCAGCCTTCCGGTACCTGCAACATGTCTCGCATCGACAACGCCACTCTCAACCTGTCCGGCGTGGACACCACCGAGAACATGGTGAAGGTGTTCGCTGTGAACTACAACGTGCTGCGCATCATGAGCGGCATGGGCGGCCTTGCATACAGCAACTAAATTATTCATCACAGTTACTTCACTGTAATTTCCATTTTTTGTATTCGCATTCTGTCGACATTAGATCGACCTTGCGAAAAAAATTGAAAAAAAACGCATGGAATTTAGGGTTTAACTGGATTCGTACCACCCTAAATCACACACTCCTACTCGACCACAATGGCGAAATTGATGCCCATACCCGAGACTTCGGTCTACAATGAAATGGAGGCTCGATCGTTCGACCTCGACGACACGCGAAACAGGAAGAGGGTACGGCTTCATCCGTTGGTGAGGCACCCCACTCTGAATATGGGACGCGACACCGAGACGAACAATCTGATCCTTCCGAACACCGGCACCGCCGAGACTCTAGTGGCTACAAGGAGGAACCACCTCTATTTCACCAAGTGTATGAACGAGTGCTGCTGGTATGTCAAAGACGGTGGCAGCGCCAACGGAACGTACTTGAACAACATTAAACTCAGCCCGAGTGGTTGGACGAAGCTGAAAGATAAAGATATGCTTCAGATCGGCGGTCCGCAGAGAATCAAACACATGCGCGACGGAAAGATTAAAGTGAATCCTTATCAGTACGTTTTTCAATCACCAACAGCACCTATCAAGACTGAAGAGGACCCTGTAGTTGTTAAGGACGAATGTTTCCCGATCAAATCGGACGCGGATCCAGTGGATACCAACGACTTCAGACGGAAGAAGATTCCGAAGCTCGTCGTCCCCGACTCGATCCCCAAAGACGGGGCGATTGGTGTCGCGAAGCATCTACTGAAGCTCGTCTTGGACACCAAATCAAACGAAGCGATAACCGCTCACTACAAGGATGTGTTGATCAGCGCCGCGTTGGATTTGCTCAAGAAAGCGTGAGGCCTTCGCGATCACGTCGAAATCGTCATTCGACATTTTTTTTGCGATTCAAAAGAAAGCTCAACAAAGAATAAACAAACGTAGAATGTACAGCACCGCGACACTTCTCGTCGTCATCGCGTGTTTAGGATGGATAATTCGCGAGTGTGGGCTTAAGACCCTCGAACATTTCGAGACGCGACGCATACTTTACACGGGGGACTATTGGGACGAGTATCGGATCGGTGATTTGTATCATTTGTGGCACAAAGAGATGATGTTCTCGGGCGACAGAACGAATATGCGCAATTGTAGAAACGGGCGATGTTTCCAAAAGGACATGTACTATCATCGTACTCACTTTCCGGGCTCCATCGCGGCCAACTATCATCGGTACAATGTCAACGAAACCAAAAAGAACAAAGTCGCTATGATGCAAGCTATTAGAGACTACGAAAAATCACACCATCATATCCCGACCGACTGTGTGCTGCACATGCGCGTGGGAGACGTGGTCAATGCAAATCAGACAAAGTACACGAAAATTAACGACAAACCATGGTGGGACAGATTGATCACTCAGCTGGGGACGCACCCGGAAATCAAAACGATCACGATTGTCGCAGGAATGCACAAAAAACTTCCGGAACAAAAGTCGATCGAATTCATCAAGTCCGTACAAACGATGTTGAATGCGCGCGGATACAAGGTGGTGTTGAACTTGGGACGATCTCCGGACGACGACATCCTGACCGCCTATCACTCCAAATACGTGGTCACCACCGGCGGTGGCTACGGACGTCTGCTCGTGGAATTCGCTCGCAATAACGGATCAAAACATATCGTTCCGTGACTAAACAGTTTCGATCGCCCAAGTGGTACGAATCCACTCGCAGTTTTGGAGACACACCTCGAAGTTCGCGAGTTCTTTGAAAAATCGATAAACGAATCCCCAATGGGCTACGACGACGATACGACGATGCGGTAGATTTCGAAGCTCGTTGTAGAACTGTTGATAACGCTCCGGGGTGTTGTTGATGTTCCACCACTCGTCTTCGATGTCATTGAGTTGAACATCTTGGAATCTAGGGAAACAGGTCAACGTCGGATCTTTCGCGAGTTCGATCGGAGCGTGCCCGATGTTCTCTTGGCAGCCCGAAAAACATTCTGTGCATAACGGATTCCCAACAATCGGCGCGGAGACGTTGGAGAACGCCACGCAAGAGGTTTGGATGGCGCGCCTTAAAGGCGACGTCACAATGATATCCGGAGACCATGTGATGGTCGTCTTTTGCAATTGAATCGCCTGCTGAAGTCCATGGTTCGTGAGTAAGGCGTCTTTGTACTCCGTCATGTGATGCGCGGGAGCGCCGACCGTGTTGGCGGTGCTTTGACCGTGCCGAACGAACCATACGACTTTGGTGTGGGAAAGGTCCTCGTACATCGGCTCCTTCGAACACCACGTTACTGATTTAAGGAACATGGCGAAAGTAAATATTGAACAGGTATGTGTGCTCTTTGAGTGCCGGAAACAATTGATCAAATATTTTCAGACTCTTCCATTCTCCAACTATCGCACGTGAAAATCATCGCGTAGATGCTGTAGTATCCAAACAGCAAATAAAGACCAAAATACCCCGCGTCCATCCACACTTGTAGTGTTAAGGAAGATGATTGACGAGATCGCGTCCATCGACGAATTGTACCGTATGCTGGTCTACACAGAGAACGACATCGACTTGCGATGCTACGAATCGTTCGAATGCCTTGACGCGTTCGTGGAACTTCCGTGCGCGTACTATGCGAAACTGCTCGACGAATCGTTCTCCAAGAGGGCAAAACGTCTAAAGGCGAGCCATCAGGAGATTGTGAGGTACTCTCGGTTGACGGCCAAGGAGGCTGCCAAATCTCTAGGGATTTCAATGTATCATCTGAGACGCGCGTGTCGACACTACGGGTACTCGGTTTGGCCGAAGAGAGCCGGTAAACGACTTAAAGTGAGTCAGTTTGTATAGATTAATAACAGCCCCCCCCTCCCCTTCCATTTAAGCCGTCGCCATGTCCCCCTACAATCCCAAAAACGTTCTCCTTGAAGAGAACGAAATGAACTCCTTGCTTCAACGCTTCGGAGTCACAGAAACGCTTCGAGATATCAACATATATCGACGAGCGTTCGTGAACAAATCGTACTGCACGCGAAGAAATGAGAACTATGTGGACGGAAACGTGGATTGCCCTTCAGATTGTCTGCCTCTGCAGGAGGAGAGCAACGAGCGACTTGAATTTTTCGGAGACTCCATTTTGAACACGATTACGGCGAAGTATCTCTTCGATCGTTACCCTAGACAGAATGAAGGCTTCTTGACCTTGATGCGTACCAAACTCGTGAACGGAACGATGTTGGCTAACCTCGCACGAAAACTGAACATCTCGCGTTTTATGATCATTTCCGCGCAGATCGAATCGAAAAACGGGAGAGACTCTAAGAAGATCTTGGAGGACACTTTGGAAGCGCTGATCGGTGCGATTTATCTAGATTTTGGGCACGAGAACGAGGCGCGGGGATTCGTGACCGCTCGAACGTGGATCGTCGGGATGCTCGAAACCCTGGTCGATTTTGTGGAGTTGATCATGACGAACATCAACTACAAAGACAAACTGGTGAAATTTTGCCATCGGAGTTTTCAGTTTTTACCTGTTTTTGAGGAGGTCTCCAACAAAAATAACCTGATCAAAGTGGCTGTGCGCGACAAGAACGGCACCACGATCGCGATCGCGACCGAGGGGACAAAAAAACTCGCAGAAACCACCGCAGCGCGCAAGGCGTTGGAATATTACGGCGAGAGCGTTTGAGCGAACTTCTCTTGACCTTGCTCGCGAAGACGCGCTTGCGTATCGCTGTAGTCGTACAGGATCTTCTCATCGCTCATTAGCGCATGCAGCGTCGATTTTAGAGCGTCGATATCGTAAGACAGTTCAATATCGGCGTCGGTCATCTTGGTTTCTAGTTTTTCCATTCGATCTAGTAGTTTTTGAAGGATTTTGTTGTCTACCGATTGACGATGTTTGAAGCGCATCAATACAATGGTGTTGAGTGCGTTTATTTCGCGACGCGCGTCCGAAAGCACTCTACGATGGTTTCTTGCCATTTTCTCCAAACGCCAATAGTTCCCGAAAGCCATCACGAGGAGCATCACCAAGCCGAACAAACCGAGAATGGCGTACAACATCTTTGCTTTTAACGGACGAAATATTTTAGTGTTAAAAAAATTGTTTTTTTCCTACGTGCATCTTAAACGTGTGCACGCACAACCAAACAATGCCGGTGGTTATTGTGGAGTCTTTCGCGAAGGCGAAGACGATCCAAAAATATCTCAACGAGAAGGGAGCCACCGACAAATACGTGGTAATCGCAAGCGGTGGTCATGTGTGCGATTTGGTCAAAAAGAACGACGGCGTCAAGGATTACGTTCGTTTCGAGCCGATGTACGAGATGCTCGCCGACAAGGCGCATCTGGTAGACAACCTCAAGAAAAAAACCCGCGGAGAATACGTACTGTTCGCAGCGGACAACGATCGCGAAGGGGAGGCGATCGCGTGGCATCTGCACCGTCTGCTCGCTCCCAAACGCAGCGCGCGCATCGTGTTCAACGAGATCACGCGCTCCGCCCTTCAAACCGCGATCCAATCTCCTCGATCGATCGACGAGCATCTCGTCGAGGCGCAGCAGTCTCGCCGTGTTCTCGATCGAATCATCGGATTTTGCATGACGAAAGTGTTGTGGAAACGGTTCGACTCTAGCGTCACGCTGAGCGCGGGTCGCGTTCAGTCCGTGGTCCTCGACACCGTCGTAAAACGCGAGGAGGACATCGACAGGCACAAAACGACGCCGTACTGGACGTTGAACGCGAGCATTTCCTCCACCTCGGACGAGAACGACGCGCAACTGTACGAGAGCGAACGCGTGTACCGCGCGGAGGCCTTGTCGACCGTGCACGCCATCCTCAAGTCATTACAGCCTCGATACTATGTGGACGAGGCTCGTTCGGAGATCTCCAAGGTGCGGGAGTCCGCACCGGACCCTTTAACCACTTCGGCGTTGCAACAGCGTTGCGGTAGCATCGGTATGTCCGCCGCTCAAACGATGAAGTTCGCGCAAGAGCTCTACGAAGCCGGACACATCACCTACATGCGCACGGACAGTCGAGAGATCTCCGAAGAGGCGAAGAAGTCCATACGCGCGTACGTGACACGCTCGTACGGCGAGCAGTTTCTCGCAACGACGCGAACCAAACACGCGAAGAAAGCGTCCAAGCACGAGCAAGGGGCGCACGAGGCCATACGGCCCACGCGATTCGAAGGGCGCGACTCCTCCAAAATCCCAAGCGGAAAGCCTCGGGCCTTGTACGAGCTGATTTACGACGTGACCGTCGCGTCGCAGATGACGCACGCGGTGTACGACGAAGCGCGGCTGTTCATTCGCAACGACGGGTTGAGCGCGTCCCAATACTTCTTGGGGAAGAAACGCATGCTGCGAGAACCGGGGTGGCGCGCGGTCTTCGGGGGGAAACCGGAGCGCGCGCCGACGCTTCTCAAGGGGAACGTACCGATTTCGACCATCCACGCGCGCTGCGTGTGGACGTCTCCGCCCTCTCGATACACGGAGCCCGCGATGGTCAAGTTCATGGAGCGAGAGGGGATCGGGCGTCCCTCCACCTACGTATCCATCATGCAAAAACTGTACGAGCGCACCTACGTGGAGAAGACCGACGTGCAGGGTGAGAAACGCGAGTACGTACACATCGAATACGATACCAAACGTAAACGTGCTACGGAAACCAAGGAGAAGCGCCCTTACTACAGCGAACGCGGATGTCTCGTCCCCACCGACACCGGGGAAAACGATCGCGAGCTACTTGCGAGAGTCCTTCAAAGAGCTCATGACCATCACGTTCACCGCCGATATGGAGACCAGACTCGACGACGTTGCCAATGGCAATCGACGATACGTTGACGTGATGAAGACCTTCTATCCGAGCTTCGCACAACGATGCGCTCGACTACAGGAGAAAAACGAACAAAAAATGACGGTCGACAACACCAACAGCCGTGCGATGAAGGACGGTCGCATCGTACGCGTGGGGCGCTACGGTCCGCTCATCGAAACGCCGCGAAAGGGAGAGAAGTCCGTGTTCCACAGTTTGAAACCGTATCTTGTCGCGACTCGCAAAACGTTGAAGGACATCGACGACGCGGACGTCCAACTCATCGTGTCGATGCCACGACGGGTGAACAAGCTGACCGTGGAGTACGGACGGTACGGATTCTACGTTCGAGACGAAGAGAAACAGACTCGTAAGATTTACCCCAAATTCATCGCAAATATGCTTCAGAACGATTACGAGTTCCTGTCAGCCT